CAGTAGGGTAGATTATGCCTAGCATATTTGCCCTACATAAAAAATAAAACAAATTAAATAAAATAAAAAGATAGTATTGCTCAATTTTGAGTTTATTATACCAACGCCCTTAAGTGGGCGAAATACCTTTCATTAATTCATTTTTCATAACTCCCTTTATTAATATTTTAATCTCTCTCCTGACATTGGCAAGGTACAAACAGGTATTCTTGCCTTGTTGGAGAAAGAAATAAGTAGGAGTAATATGAGTTTGTAATAAATTAATGTATAAAGAAATACAGATTTAATAAGATTAATTCAACTTAATTGTTGTTTTAAATAAATTATAGGGTTGCGAACTGATTACGCAAGGAGGAATAGAAATGGATAATAAAACAATTGAACAAAATAGAGATTCTTTAATTGAATCACTGATAACCGAAGAAAATGAATTACTACAAAAGATCAAACATTCAAGAGATAATAAGGATTTTGGTACTTATAAGAATCTAATTAGAGCTTTAGCAGATGTAACTTCTTTGAAACAAAAGGAATTAGCTAATATACCTAGAGAAACTTGGATAGAAAAGAGTTCTCATTATTACGAGGGTAGAGAAATAGAAAAAGGCGATAATGAATATATTGCCACTTGGGAACAAAAAGGTGATGAAATAAGAAATCATAGAACATTTAAAGTAGAAAAAGAAGTACCTACTATAAAAATTGAGCTGAGTAATGATTATATTATAGAAGAAGATAGATTAACTATTCCTATGAAGATTGGGAAGTATAATTATGAAATTCATGCTAGAAAAATTGATAATAAGTGGGTTACTGAAAGCAAAAGTATATAAAATATAACTTTTAAATGACAAATTAATGTATAAACAAATAGTAAATATCCCTAATTAAAGGGTTATAAATAAATTAAATTAAAACAGAGAGAAAGAGGAGAAATATTATGTTATTAAATAAAGATAGAAAAGAAGAGTTGTTCGCACAAGGAGAATTTAAGTCAAAAGCTGAAAGATCAAGAGTCGCTAAAGCCAATGAAGAAGCTCGAGGTGCAGAATTAAATGCAGTTATAAAAGAATATACAGATTTCTTAAAAGTTGGTGAAAAATTAGTAATTGGTAATTTACATATAGAAAAGAAGCTAAAAGATGAAGAAGTAATTATTAAAGTTAAATATGTAGAACCAAAGGTTAAGTAATTAAATAAATTGGATATATCAAAAGAGATTTAATTGAGTTTTACTTATATTAAGTCTCTCTTTGACTATTATTCACTTTGTCAATAGACATAATATATAATAGAGGGAGACTTACTTATGAGCAAAAAGAATAAGGATAATGATATAATTTTAAGTTTTGTCGGTGGAAGTAGGGACGATATTTGTGGATCTGCTTTATTAATTAGCTATCCTATAGGAAATGACAAACATAAATGCGTTTGTCTAGAATGTGGCATGATACAAGGAGAATCAAAACCAGAGATAGAATATTCAATGAATAAAAAAATGGTTGAAAATATTCCAGTAGGAGGTATTTCGGGAGTGTTTTTAATGCACTCCCACGTCTGAGTAGACCATATTGGGAACACACCTATATTTGGACAAGATATATTCAAAGGTGAAATAATTACAACAGAAGAATGTTTAATGATATCTAAAGAATTATTAAAAGATAGTGTGTATTTACATGATTGTTTAATAAAAGGTTTAAAAGCAAAAGGGAAAAGACCTAAAAACTTATATACTGAATTAGATATGTATAAGATGTTAGAGAAGGTAAAAACAGTTGAAACACATCAAGTATATAAATTTGATGATTGGTTAAGTTATGAATTTTATAATTCTGGACATGTATTAGGTGGTACTCAATTGAAACTTACTTTTAGACTACCTAACAATAATATAAAATCCTTAGTTTACACAAGCGATTTGGGATCAGATTACAATTTAAAATATAAACCATTTGTAAAGAAAAGAGATATAATTCCTAAGGCTTCAATGTACGTTTTTGAGGCAACTTATTCAAACTCTGAAAAGTGCTTTGATAAAAATTTAGTAGAAAAAGAAAGAAATGAACTAAAAGAAACTTTAACTAAATATTTAAAAAGTGGACACCGAGTATTTTTTCCTTCCTTTTCTTTCGGGCGTACCCAAGAGTTACAATTTTTAATAAATTCGTTTTTTAAAGATGAAGAATGGTTTAATGAAATACCAGTAACAATTGATGGAAGATTAACTAATTCTATATGTGATACTTATAGCAAGATATTAAAATATGATGAATTTGAGGACTGGGAGAGAATAAAAAACTGGAAGAATTTTCGTTATAATAAAGAATATAAAGGTACTTTGGGAATATTATCTAAAAGAGAATGTGGAATTTACATAAGTTCTAGTGGATTTGTTCAACCTAAAACACGTAGTTGTGACTATGTTAAAAATTTTATGGGAGTTACAGGAGATCTAATTTGTTTCGTAGGATATTACGGAGCTGAAGGTTCAATTTCTCATGAATTAGTTACTAGACCAATAGGCACTCCTATTAAAATTGATGGAAGTACATTAATAAAAAGTTGTGATGTTCTTACTCAGAAAACATTTTCGAGCCACATTCAACAAGAAGAAATTTTTAGCTACTGGAGTCAAATAAACACAAATAAGATTCTAATACACCATTGTACTGAAGAAGGAAAAATTGAAATGAAAGAAAAGGGAACTGAATATCTACAAAGTAAAAATAAAACAACTAAAATTGTAGGAGTAAGTAAATTTGCTTCACAATTCATTTTATAAACAAATTAATGTAGAAATAAGGAGAGAAATAGAATGAAAAATTCAACTAAGCGTACATTATCAGGATTTAACTATCAGTCCTTAAATAATTTACAAAACCAACCAATTAAAATGTTAAATGAAAAGAAAAAGAATAACGAAAAGGTGGAGAAATAATTATGAAAGAAACTAAAAATGTAAGTTTTTCAAAAGCAGTAATAACTGAGGAAGATGGAGAATTTAAGATTACAGAAGTTGGAAAAGATGATTCTAAAACATACAATCTAACAAATCAAATTAGAAAATGGATTGGAGAAGACGGACTAACTGTAACAATTAAAAAGGATAATGATATACCATCTGAAGAATAAAATGTGAACAAAGGCATGTACTAGAAATAGACGTGACCTTTCATTAAAAGAACTGTTTTATAAGGAGTAAAAGAATAACGATCCTTTCCCTAGTGGGGGAATAATAATACCATGATTTGCTTGGCTATTGGGTAATACATAGTCTGTTATTCAAAGATTATAAAGAACGAGGTATAGATTCCCAACAAATATTGAAGTGAGTTAGAAACTCAGACAAAGAAGAATTTTGCCCAAGTGGGAATAAGGAAATCAATACTAAAAATTTACTAATAACATACTAAATACTACAAACAGTGAATTTTATTAGTTGGTAATATACTTACCTCATACTCAATACTTTAAGTTGAGAGAACGACAATGAAGTATTTGCCTTGTTACGGGTAAATATGGAGTCTTATTTAGAGTTTTAGGTAAACTTAGGTGTAACTAGAGATTTGATCTTGAAAAATAAAAACCTATGATACAAATACGCTTCACAATGTGCGACAAAAATACATTGTATTGATAGATGGAGGCATTCTAGCTGTACCATCGTGACTAATTGTTCATTCTAGAATGATTAGATATTGGGTTGGAATATATCCACACAAATAATGAATTGAGTTATGATGGCTCTAACAAAAAAGATGTATTCCCTTTTGTGATATATGGGAGGTTAAATAATAATATCACATTACACGGAGAGTTGGCAGAGTGTCCGAATGCACTGGTTTGCTAAATCAGCATACGTTTATTCGTATCGAGGGTTAGAATCCCTCACTCTCCTCCAAATAAAGCCTTCAACAGGATTAATGAATTACGATAGTTCTTTGTTAACTGGAAAAGCTTCCGATTATATGAAACTCGAAGTACAAGAGTTTTACCCTATGGGATTAGATGAATAGAACATTACGGATAGGGATTAAATATTGTTCCAGATAAGTTTATTGTATAATATACCAATTTATATTATAAACTTAAATGTGCAATATGTAAATAGTAAAATGAATAGGAAATAAATTAAATATATGATAAAACTCATTGCATGTGATGTTATGAGCTTTTAATGTATTTAAAATTAATTAAAAATTAAAGAGTAAAGGGAAGATATGAGATGTTAAAAGAAGATGGAAGAATGAGTAATAAAGATAAAAAGAAACAACACAAAAAGTATAAAGATGTTAAATGTAAGAATTGCAAAAGTAATATAGATATTGATGAAAAAGTGTCTTTGCAGGATTTTGAAAAGATAGGCACAAATGAAGAATATATTTTTTATTGCAATAAATGTGGAGAAAGTACAGATATTATAAAGCTTTAGAAAACAAATTATGAAAGTAAAATAATAATGAGGGAGAATTATTATGGAAGATGAAAGATATTTAAAATCGGAAATCGAGTCAAGAGAAAAATATATACATAGAATGTATTCTAACAAAACACAATTTAATATGATTAATAGAGAAATTGCAGAAGTAATTAATCAAGAACTTGGAACTGACTTCCAAGAGAGTTATTTCCGTGGTATATATAAAATTTATGAAATTGCGTGTGCTGAATGTTTGGAATCTTTAAAAGGTGATAAAGCAGTAAAAAATAAAATAGACGAAGTCACTGAATTGATTGGTGAGTTAGATGTTAAAAAGCAATTAATTCGTAATGATACTAATAAACTTAACAGAATAAAGAAAGACTTTATAAAGAATATTGAAATTGCAAATTACATAAATGAGTATATTGATAGAGAATGTGAAAACTTTCTACCTTTATCTTATAAAAGAATTGAAGATGAATCAGAAAAAACACTAATTTGTTGCATTTCAGATTGGCATATAGGATACATTATTAAGGATTATAGAGGAAATAGTTATAATTATGAAATAGCTAAAAAGAGATTATCTAGATTCTTATCTGAAATAGAAAAAGAAATACATAAAAATGATATATCTAAAGTTATAGTAGTGCAAGCTGGAGATTTAACTGAAGGAATTTATATGCGTGGACAAGATCAATCATATAGTTGTGAATTTAATAGTAATGAACAGATTGTTATGGCTGAGGAATTGCTATATGGATTTATTACAAGTATATCAGAAATGAAGGTAAATGTAGACTTATATTCAGTAGGTGGAAACCATCAGCGTGGAAACCAAGCTTATAAAGATGGAAATATTGAAGGAGATAACAACAATTATACCATAGTTAAGAATTTAAAGAAGTGGTTTACTTTAGCTAAGAATGATAGAGTCAACGTTTGTGATATTGATTTTAAAGAAGATTGTGGAGAGTTTGACTTAGGTTTTGGAGTTATAAAAGTTAAACATGGTGATAAAAGTCCTAAAGAAGATAAGAAATTCTATGACACAGAAACAAGTATGAATAATATAAAGTATGCTATGTTAATAAGAGGACATTATCATAATTTTGGTGTAAGTTCACAAAATAATGGTGGGTACGTAACAACTATAGGTTCATTATTTGGTATGAATCCATATAGTGTGGACAAACTTCAATGTACAACACATGCAAGTCAAACTCTAATTTTAGTTAACTATGATGGAGTTGAATATATAAGAGATATAAATTTACAAATCAATTAAAATAAAATAAAGGATTAATGGTGAAAAGTTATGGGAGAAGTATATCAACAACGGAATTTATTGCTAGAAGAAATCAAATTAGTAGATTACAAAGATAATAATACACTATATATTGATGATGAAATTACAACTGAATTTATAATAATGTTATCAAGACAATTAAAGAAACTTGCCACTAAACAACTATCATTGAGCAAGGAAGATAGAACACCAATAAAATTAATCATAGCTTCTCCAGGAGGAAGTTTAGTTGATGGAATGCATTTTTGTGACCTAATGGAATATTACATTAATAAAGGGATAGAAATTCATACATATTGTACAAGCTATGCTTATTCAATGGCATTCAAAATATTTATATGTGGATCTAAAAGATTTGTATATAAGAGAAGTGATTTAATGTGACACCAATGGAATAGATTTAGATACGGTACTGAGACATATCAAGATACTGTAAATGATAGAGAGCAATGCGATAGATGGTACAAGTTAATAGTTGATTTAATAACTGAGAAAACAGGTATAACTAAAGAACAATTTGATAGCTATACAAAGAGTAATAAAGACTTTTATATGGATGGTGCTACTGCTTTAAAATTAAATGTTGCTGATGAAATAATTATATAAAGGATATAGGTGAGAATTATGTGTAAAGAAGAGTTAAATAAAGTTGAAGAAATAGAACCAAATCAGCCTATGGAAGAACAAGAATATTATAGTAAAGATGAAGTTTTAGATATTATAGAAGAAATAACACCTAGGATTGAAATCAATACTGATGAGTTAAATGGATTTGAATTAGACGAAGATATATTTAAAAAAGGTTTGAAAGATATTAGTTTTGCTTGTGGGCAATTTATCGGATTAGTATCTGTAGGAGTAAATAATGCTGATGCTTTTCAATATATTCTTAATGAAAGTACAGGTAGAATGAATTTAGAAGCCACAAAAATTAAACAAGATATTCAAGATGATAGTCAAGTATAAAATAAATTAAATATTATAAGTGAGGGAGATAATAAAAAATGCAAGAATTAATTAAAGAAATGATACTAAATTCAGAAGAATCAGGTACAGTATTTATTGGTGATGGCATAGAAATTGGTGAAACAGTTTTAGAATTAATGGAAGATGGAGTTCAATTCTGTGAAGCTGATTTTGATTATGTTGAAAATCTAATAGAAGAAAATGATATATTAGCAATTGCTAAAAACATTTATGAAGATGGAGAAATAGAATATTTTATAGAAAAAGTCTTCAGTAAAGATGGAGAAACATTAGAAGATGATAGTGATATTGTTTTTATAGACTCCGATTTAGCTGATTGCATTGATATAAAGAAGTTTTCTGGAATGGTAATGTTAGTTGAATGTACATATGAAAATGATTCAGAAGAAGAATGTAATTATGACTGCGATAATTGTGAATATAGTGACGACGAAGATTACGAAAAAGAAATTGAAGAAGAAGATACAACAGAGATTTTATTTGAAGAACTTTTATCAAGCATTGACGAACTGGATTTAGACAAATACTTAGTTGGAAATATCTATAATTTAATTAAAGATACAATTTCTGATGCTATTGAGATGGGCTACGAAGAAGGATTCGATGATTGTTTAAAGGACGTTAGAGAAAGTATTGATCATATTTAAGTTAATAAATTAATATAAAAAGCAGTTAAAAGTAAAATTTTATGTCCTTATTAGGATTAGGTTGAAATATATCTAGTCCTTTTTATATGTAATTTTAGTTATGCTTATCAAGATGGATAGGTAAATAAAGATTATATAAGAAGGAGTTTGATAAAAATGAGTGAGATGAGAGTTTATCAAGACAAAATGTTAAATAGTAAAAAGGAAATTGTAGTATGTAATTGGGAACGAGGAGAAGGAAAAACTTATTCTGTGTTTAGGAAGATCATAGAGAATAAGAACGGGAAGTATTTATATATTTCACCATTTTCAAGTAGAATACTACAAGATTATTTTAAAGAATACACATATAAAGAAAGTAATTCTATAAAATTATATAAATCATCTAGAGAAAGGGATTCTATAGAATTTAATGATGGTAACAAATTAGAAGTGTTTTATATTAATCCTAATACTCAATTTAAAGCGTGTAGAAATATTGAAATTGCTTTCTTTGACGAATGTTATTTAAATAAAGAATATATTGATAGTATATTAAAACCTATGGACGTTAAACAAATATATTGCATGATTACTAATGATAATATTGAATATATAGATAGTAGACAGTCTAAAATTACTCGTAGTAGTTTTTGTGATACTCAAATAGAAGAATTAATGATTGAATACGCTGAAACACCTAAGAATAAAAATACAACGTTATCAAGGGAAAATATATTAAAGCAAATTAAAGTATTACAAGATATGAAGCAAGGTAATTAATAGATTATTATACTCTACGGGGTTGTCATGCTAAAGCATGATTTGTTGTGGCGTAATCAAAGATTACTTACAACATATAATTAATTTAATATGGTTTTAAGGTGTCTAGATGAGTTGTTGTCTAGATGAGTTGTTGTCTAGTCTATTTTTAACGTATAATGCTTATTGTTTTTATGATATTTGCCTATTAGGTGGATAGCTAGAAATAATAAATTAATGTAATAAAGTATTGTAAATTAGTATTCTATATGGTAAAATTATCTTGTAGAATACCTAAAATAAATTATATAGGAGGAATTTGAATATGGAAAAAGTTAATTACAAATATAGTCAATCTGAAATGGTAGCTTACTTACTTCTTAATGGTTATACATATAATAATATTGAGGTGAAAGAAAATAAAAGATATAAAAGTGATTACAAAGTATTTTTTTATATTGAAGGCTATAAAGAAGATTTGATTAAATTGGAACAAGATTTTAAAAATAAAACTAATATATGTCTACAAGATTATATCAACAAATTATTACAGATAAAAAGGGTAATAGCTGACGCTATTAGAACTCAAAATAATATGAAGAACAAAGAAGAGTAAGTTTGTAAAGTGCTGATACAACTAATGTTAAATAAATTAAATATGAGTATTAAGTATGAAAGACTGAACTACATGCAGTATTAACTGTTGTGATATTCAGTCTTTTGTTGTGCGTAAAAATAAATTTAAGGAGGCATTATGAAGATGCAAAACAATAATATAGGTGAATTAATAAGATATTTTATAATTGAAGAAGATAGTAAATTTTTAGAAATACAAGGTGGTAGTTTTATTCAGTCTGAAACTGGTGAATTTATAACAAAATCAGAGCATGACAAAATAATACAAACTAAATTAGAAAAGTATAAAACAGAAATGTTTGCTACTGCTAATTATGTGTCTAATACTGAATTTGGCATAGAGAATGAACAAAGTTTAACTAAGAAGAAAGTTAAAAGGAAAAAGAGTGGTAAAGCAAGGGAGAATTTTGATAACGGTGAGTTCAATATAGTTTATAGGAATAAAATTGAGGGAGTGATGAATATGAAATTAAATACAAATGAAAAGCTAGTATTTTATATAATGAGAGATTTCATTCAGTATCCTACTAATTGTATTGTAATTAATGATCATATTCCTACTATTAAAGAACTAGAACCAATTATAGGATTAACTGAAAGAAGTATAATTACTGCTTTAAAATCTTTGGAAGATAAAAATATGTTAAAAAGAGTTCAATATGGTCATAAAAAAGCTATTTACATAAATCCAGAATATTATGCTTCAGGGAAAGAACTAGATTTAGATAGTTTGAAGTTATTTGGTTTAGTAAAAATTGATGATGAAAAAGTTAAAAGTTATTTATAGAAATAAATTATAAAATAATGAGCTATGTGATATTAGCAATTTAGGAGGAATTTGATTATGGAAATAAGAAAATGTAAAAAATGTGGACAAGAAAAAGAATTAAACGAGGAAAATTTTTATAAAAACAAAAATGGAAGTTTTGAAAATACATGTAAAGCTTGTAGGAATAAAGCAAAAACAGAACAAGAAATTAAATATAGAGAAAAGTTCTATGCTAAAGATGGATATAAAGTTTGCAAATGTTGTAATATTAAAAAAGAGGTATCAGAATTTGGATTATATGCTAAAGCTAAAGATGGATATTTGTCTAAGTGTTTAAATTGTTCTAATGAGAAAGATACATGGAGTCAAAGGGATAAAGATATTATTATAGCTAATTATAATAAATTAATAATCAAAGAGATAATTCCATTGCTTAGCGTTAATCGTACTGAAAAATCTGTATTACATATGAGTAAAAAACTAGGATTATATAAAATAAATAATGTAGTAGAAGATTATGACAAAATAAAATATAAAGACATTAAAGGCAAAAGATACAAATTATGCAAGTGCTGTAATGAATATTTACCATTAGAATTTTTATATTTTCCAAAAGATAATACTTGTAGTGATGGTTTTAGAAACGTATGCAAAAAATGTAAAGGTGAGAACTATGCAATATCTGATTCATACATATGGAAAGATGAAGAAGTAATAATTATTCAAAATAATTATTCAGATATGACCAATAATGAAATGAAGAATGAATTTTTCCCACATTTAACAATTAATCAAATTATGGATAAAGCTCATAGTTTAAATTTACATAAAAGTGATGAAAGTAAATTAAGAGCAACAAATGACGCACAAACTGAGGAATGGAGAAATAAAATAAGTGAGACTCGACTTAAAAATGGAAAATCAAAAGGCGAAAATAATCCAATGTTTGGTTCTGCAAGATTTGGTAGTTTAAATCCTAATTATAAAGGTGGAATTAGTAATATAGAAAATGAATTAAGAAGAAATATTAACCAATGGAAATTAGATAGTATGAAAGAATGCAATTTCAAATGTATTATTACAGGGGAAAGGTTTGATCATATTCATCACTTATATAGTTTTGATAATATAGTTAGAGATACTTTAGAAGAATTAAAATTACCTATATATGAAACTATAAGTAATTATACAGATATGGAAATAAAACAAATTATATGTAAATGTACAGAAATTCATTACAGGTATCCATTAGGGAAATGTATGAAAGAAGAATATCATAAAATATTTCATCAAAATTATGGATATGGAAGAAATACACATAGTCAGTTTGATGAGTTCTTAATTAGATTTTTTGAAGGAGCATTTGACGAACAGTTAGAAGAACAATATAGAAGTAATAAAATATTAAAAAAATTAGAAGTTGCTAATTAATTTTGGTGACTTTTTATTATGTAAAAAATTAAGTAGGTGAAAATATAATGGCAGATTTTAAGACAAAAGATTTAGATGAGCAGATGAAAGGGAAAACTAGATGTACTAAGTGTGGAACAATACTTAGTAATACAAATAATTTTTACACATCGAGTTCAAAATTACATACTTATACTGGAAGAGTATCTTTATGTAAAGATTGTTTAACTAATTTTTATGTATCACTTTTAGAAGAAACTAATGATATAAAAATATCAATATATAAAATATGTGAGTTATTGGATTTTGTATATCTCGAAGGAATATACAATAGTTCATTAACAGAAGCAGGATGGAATAAAGATTTCACTATAGTACAAAATGGATTAGAAGTATGGAAAAAATACATAAAAACAATAAATTCTCTTAAAAATTATAAAGGTTATGCTTTTGAACATGGAGATAAAATTGATTTAGGAATGAGTATTGTTGAGGATGATACTACCAAAGAAAAAGAAAATAGCTTAATTATATCTAAGCCTAAAGAGTTTACTGACGAAGAAATTGAACAACGAGTAAGAGATAAACAAAATAAAGAAGATATTATTAGAATAATCGGATATGATCCTTTTCAGAATGAAATAGAAGAAGATAAATCAAAAATGTATGCCAAGTTGATAAATATGCTAGATGAAGATAGTCAAAATGATGAGCTTAAAAATAGTGCAATAATAAGTATTATAAAAGGTCAAAATCAAGAAAATAAAATAAATGATGTTATAACAAATTTAAGTTCTGATATAAAAAGTATAAAAGACAATATTGGAACTATTAAAAGCTTAACCGACACTAAAGAAAAACTAAATAAAAGTTTATTGGCTTTAGCGAAAGACAATAAGATTAGTGATTTATATAGTGGTCATAAAACAATCGGTGCAAATACATTAACGGGCATGGTTAAAAAGTTAAAAGAAATAGATTTAAAAGAAGCACAAGTTAATTTATTTGATATTCAGACTTCTAATGGTATGTTACAAACAGCAAGATTATCCGCAAAAGCAATTGTAGAAAATCTTAATTTTGGCGATGATGATTTAATAGATATGGTAAAATTCCAAAACGAAAAAATAAATTTTTATGAACAAGAATACAGTAAATTAAGAGAAGAAAATAGAAAATTAAAGGCGATTTGCTCTTTCAATGATGTAGATTATAAACAAGATGTTTTAGAAACAGATTATTATGATGTTTTGGACTACGGAGACATAAAGGATGGACAAGACTCTATTCAAAAGCAGAATTATAAAGAAGACCAAATAAGTTTTAATAATATGGTTGAGGAAATAGTACCTATTGACACTATGGAGCATATTGATAAGGTTATTAAAAATAAAAAAGAAATTGAAAAACAAAAAATATTGAATAGTGTTATAAGTGAATAAGCGAAGCTTCAAAATTAGTGGGTATTAGTAGAGATAAATTAAGATTGTTATTAAATGATAATAATAATAATAATAGTGAATAGGCATTTAAATAAAAAAATATGTTTCAATAACTGAAGGCATGGTAACATGTCTTTTGTTGCGTTTAAGCAAACTTTATTGATATAAGAAGGAGGTGAATTAAATTCATTATGGGTATCACAATTATAAATAAAGGTAATTTGACTCAAAAAAAGTTAGAAGGTTATTTAAAATACAATGAAATACTTGTATGGGGAAGAAGAAATCCTGTAAAGTTCGCAGAATTAGTGTTGGGACTTGAACTTATGGATTATCAAAAATATACATTTCAAGAATCATGGAGCAAACAATTTGCATTATGGTTGATGTCTCGTAATGGAGGCTGAGTAAATCAACTTTAAGTTCTCCATTTATAATGACAAAAATGATGTTATTTCCAAACTTTCAAAGCTTTATACTTTCATTAACCGCAAGTCAAAGCCAAGATACCTTTCTTTGACAACTTAAAATGGAGTCAATAGCAAAAAAACAAATAGAATCTTTTTGTGGATTAACAGATATATTTTTAGGAGAAGTTTCTGCAAGTGCTAACCATGATGGATTTGTTCACTCTCCTCAAGGATTTAGATGTAAGCTATTTAACAACAGTCAAGTTACTACTGTTTCTGGGGAAGAAGATAATATTAGAGGGAAAAGATCAAATTTAAATTTGTATGATGAAAGTGGTTTCATAAGTGAAAACTATATTTCAGTTACAAAATCATTTTGTACACAGGATTCGTCGTTTAAGTTAGGTGGTGGTATAAACACCGAAACTATACCGATGAATATTCCTAATCAATTATTGTTTTGTTCATCTGCTAGTAGTACGGATTCTGCATTTTATACATTATATAAAGAGTGGGCAAAGTTAATGTTTGCAGGAAGTAAAGACCATTTTGTAGCTGACTTAAATTGTGAGGTTATAATAGGAGCTACATTAAAAGGTAAAAAATTAAATATACCATTGTTATCACAATCTAAAGTTGATGATGAAATAAGGTCAAACTCAGAGAAAGCAAATCGAGAATATTTTAATCGTTTTGATGCTGATGGTGGAAATAAACAACCTATAAAACGTGCAGTAATTATGAAAAATTCATCAGTTAGAAAACCATTATTAATTAATGAAGGAAATATAAAAAGACACATTGCAATTTCATATGATCCAGCACATGATTATGATAATTCAGCGACATCAGTAGGAGAATATATATATGATGAACAAGTTGGATGGAAATTAATAATTCAAAACTGTGTAAGTCTTGTGGATTTAGGGAAAAAGAAAAAAACTCCAATGAGAACGCCAGAACAAATTAAAGAGATAAAACAAATGCTAATAAATTATAACGGAAAAGGCAAGGCTGATTATGAGAATATAGATTGTTTACTAGTTGATGCTGGTTCAGGAGGTGGTGGTCCGATAATCGCAGATTATTTTATGGACGACTGGGAAGATGAACAAGGAAATAAACATAGGGGATTAATTGATAAAGAAGCCTGTGCTGAACATGTAAATTCTTATCCGAATGCAGTAGGAAAATTAAAATTAGTATCACCTAAAAAATATAAAACAGAAATGTATGATGATTTTGTAGAATTATTAAATTTAGGACTAATTGAATTTACAGATAATTATGATATGAAAGGGTACTTAAGTCTACCACAGGAAGGAAAAGAGATTGAAGAAATTGATGAGGATACGAATGAAAAGAAAAAGGTAAAATCAATAGATTATAAACAATACAATCTATCTTGGGACGAAGAATTGGCATTAAAGCAAATTGATAACGCAAAAGAAGAATTAATTGCAATAAGAAGACAAGGTGATGATATAAATTATAAATATGAACTGCCTCCTGATAAAAAGAGTAAAATGCATGATGATAGAGCTTACACAATGGTAATGTTAGCTTGGCATTTAAAAAACCTTAGACGTGACGGAATAGTTAATAAGCAAGCACCACAAGTTGATTGGTCAACAGCACCAACATTTGTTTCATCAGTAAATTTCAATTCTATATAATTAAAGCAAGAAAGGAGGAATCCGATTGACAAAAAAACAATCTACAGAAATCCCAATCCCTCAACTACAAAAGATAGATTTAACTATACCAGTTCTATCAGAAGGCGAAACAAAACAAGTGTCTAATATCGGTGGGAATTACATCTTATCAGATATAGAAACATCTACTACTAAAGATTATTTTGATCCAAACTACATACAACAAGCTACATATGATGCACAAAGATTAAGTAATATTTATAGTACTGTATTAGATAAAAATACATCATCTTATGTTACAACTATGGACGAATTATCCTCATTAGCACAGAACACTCAAACTAGTATAGATAAAATAAAGAAAATAAACGGAATAGTTAAATATTACATAAACAAAGAAGATTTAATTGGTAGAGTGGTTGAAACTATAGAAAATAATATAAACATAAATTACAAAATTGATTATCCATCTCCTAGCAGTAAAAAAGGTACTAAACTAAAAAAAGAACAAAAAATGGAAGACGAATTAAAAGTAGTAATAGAAAAGTTTAATAAACAAATTAATATACCTAAGTTAATAGCCGATAATGCAGTTATTACATATACAGAAGGTAATTTTATATTCTATTTAATGGGTGATAGTGAAAATGGTTATTCTATAGTAAATTATCCAATGGATATTACTGAAATCACACCAATGAGAATTGATGACGACCCAGTAGTGTCTTTTAATGTTACTGAATTATCATCAAGGTTACAAGAGAGTAGAACAAAATATGGAAGATTAAAAACAAATAAACTTATTGATATTGAAAAAACAATAGAAGACGAAGTTAAAAAATGTTATCCTACTGAAATATATGACGCTTATAAAGGGAAAGACCAATATGCTTTATTAAATCCACAAAAAATAGGATTAAATAGGATAAATAATTTAAAAGGGCTATATGGATTAACACCTATATTTAAAGCACTACAACCTCAATTAATGTTGGAAACGGTTGATAAAAGTGACCAAAAAGTATTAATTCAAAAGACTAAAAAGATTTATTTGCAATTAACTGAAAAAGAATTAATGGAAAAGCCAAATGCCATTAATATGATAGGTCATGCACATGTGAGTTTACTTGAAGCTATGTCAAAAGATACTATTATATATACTGCTGACCCACAAGTACAAGATTTAAAATTGATTGAACCTAAAACTGAGTTGACTGATGAAAAAACTAAATCAGGTTATAAGTTAAGAATATTAGAAGCATTAGGAATATCATTTATTAGTTCAGAAGGTTCTAAATCTATAACAACTACTAAAATAAACTATGACGAACTATTAAAAATGGTTAATAGAATAACTAAGAGTTTAGAACCAATCCTTAATAAATACTATCAGTTGGTATGTGAAGAAAATGGTTTTCCTTTGGAATATTCACCTACTATAACTATTGAATCTACTAAGTTGCTGGATTTAGAAACATTATTAAGGTTAGTAGAAACTATGTACTCAAAAATTGGATTAAGCTACGATACTATTTTGACAATGCTAGGATTAAATCCTGAAATTGAAATTAATAAACGTGTAAAAGAAAATAAAGTAACAATAGATGGCGTAGAAATGACTACTGATGATATTATGAGTCCTCATATAACATCTTTCACAACATCGGGAAAAGACGGAGACACGGTAACACATAATAATCTAGATTCTAATACCAATAAGAATAATAGTAAAAAAAATGAAAATATAGATAAGCAAGAATCAGATCAATCACGAAAAGAAGCATTAAAAGTATGATTTGAAAGGTGGTGATATAGATTGGACGAAGATAAAATAATTTTATATAGTAATAACAAAATAGAAATATCAGAATCTCAAGATGATTCATATATGAATGTAAAATTCATTATATGTAATTTTGATCCCAATAGAAATAATGTAATGTTAAATAGAGATACTATAGAAAATTGGTTAAATACTTTAGTAATGAAGCCACTAGTTGGATTAATAAAACCAAATAAGGATGATGAGTTGGATTTTACTTCACATCAAGCAAAAAAAGTTTATGAGTTAATTAATGGACAACTTCAAGAAAAATTAAAGTTTGGAACTGATGCCTTTGGAGTATTTGATACTGTTCAAATTGAAACTATTGATGAGGTAGAATATATTACAGCTAATTGTAGAGTTTGGCGTAGGTTTGAAAATTGTTGCAAAATAATACAAGATAGATTTGATAGTGATGAACCATTAAATACATCTTGGGAAATATCAATTGTAAATAGTAATATAAATGCAATAGGTGGAAAACAAGTTAAAGTTATTAACGATGGTATTTTTATAGGACATGCGTTGCTTTCTAAATATACAAGTCCTGCATATGATTGTAGTGGTATGTTAGAAGTTGCCGAAGAAACACAACAAGAAGACGAATTTGCAGAAGCATTTATAAACGATTTAAGTGAAATCAATAGTTTTGAACAAATATCAGAGAACCAAGAAAACATAGAAACAAGCATTCAGTCTGATGAAAAATCAGTTGAAAATAAATTAAACGAAAACATAGAAGAAAAAGGAGGAATTGTCGATATGGCAGAAAATAAAAACAAAACAGAAGTGTCATCTATAACAACAAATGATTTATATGATAAATTAAGAGTTGCTATTAATTCAATAGACACAAACAAATGGATTTGCATATCAAGAGTATATCCGTATGAATTTAGAGCAGTAGGGTATGATTGGAATGCAGAGAGCGAAGATGACTTTATAGAATATGCTTACACTGTTAATTCAGATGAAAGTATATCTATTACAAGCCAAACACCAGTTAAAATGACTTTTGTTCCATCAGTTCAAATTGATGAACAAATTCAAGAAATTCAAGCACAATTAAATGGTGTTAATGATGAATTATCAACTAAGAACGAGGAACTTTCTACAAAAATAGATGAAATTGTGAAACTTGGTGAGACAATTACAAGTCAACAAGAAACTATTGCAGAAAAAGAAAAGGCTATAGCTGAATTAGAACCACTTAGAATTGAAAAGGCTGAAGCTGATGCAAAGAAATTAGAAGCCGAAATTGCAGAAAAAAAAGAAAACTTAAAGAAAATGGCTTTATCTAGTAAATATTTTACAGAAGAAGATATTGAGAATTCAGAAGCAATTAAAGAAGCAATTTCAAATTTAGACGAAAAACAAATTAAATGTCTAATAGCTGAAAGAGTTGTTGAACAAGCTTCAAAAGTAGAAATAACTACTAAAGAAGAAAAAGCAGAAGTTGAAACAAGTGAAAAAGAAGTAGAAGTTTCTACTGATTTAAACGCAAATACAAACTATAAGTATGAAAATTCAAGTTCTGCATTATTAAATTATGCTAGAAGAAATATTAAAAGATAATTAATTTAAATTAATTAAATAATAAATTAAAATAATAAAAGAAAGAAGGAATATTAATATGTATAGAAGATTACAAGTAAACTCAGGAAAAGTATTTAATGCTCAAAACACAGTAAAGGTTGATATGAAAAGGGGGACATTCGTAAACGAGAGTTATGATGCCACTAATAAAATCACAACATTGATAAAAGCAGTTGCAGACGCAAATGTTGTAGGAATTTTAACAAGAGATGTAGTTGTTGATGTAGATGTAGCAATGGGTATGCCAGTTTCAGATTATTCTACTTCTCAAGATCTTGTTTTAACAGGTGCATACGCTGGAGTTGAAACAATTCAAAAAGGAGAAAGATATGCAACAGAATTATTTGCTTCTGCATTAGTTGATGCTGATGTGGTTGAAGGTTCTTTATTAACTGTTGTAAATGGAGAATTAGCAAAAGGAACTACTGGTTCTGCTTTTTATAGCCTTGGTTGGATTTATGACAATGGACACAAATTATTAGGATTTAGATTAGTTTAATAAAAAAATAATAAAAGAAAGAAGGAATATTAATTATGATAAACAGAAACATAGAATTAAGCGAAGAAGAAGTAGTAAAAAGATTTAAAAGTGGAGAAGCATATCAATGGGCTAAAAATGTATATTCTAAAAATGTATTAAGAGAAAAGGATATAGTATTATCAGAAGACGAAGAAGCATTTTCACAAGTAGTTAATACAATGGTAAATGATGCTTGGAAATATGGTAAAACAGAAGCTAGAGAAAGTATTGCACAAATAGTTGTAGATATAATTGAACCAATTATATTTGAAGTACCAAATGAAGTATTAACTCAATTCTTAACAGATAAGGGTTCTTATGGCGAATTTGATATGGTTAGAATTAGAAAATCACCAAAGAATACATTAGTTGCAAGACAAGTTGCTAACAGAACAGGTAACGTAGATAAATCTTACCTAGATGTAGCAGAAGGAAACACAATGGAAACAGTTTTACAAATCGAAACTGAAATCCCAATGTCTAATTTAAGAAGAGACGGTGCAGTTGGAGTAGCAACTTTAGCTATGTATGCTATTGAAGAATTTGACAAACAAAAATTTAAAGCAATATTAAGCTATGTAGATAAATTAATCACTGGTGGAACTCAAGTATTTGGTGTTACTGGTGCATGGACTGCTGGTGCTACTCAAAGCTTAACTGATTATACATATGATAATGCAGTTACAGGTAAAGAACCATTAATTGTTGGATTATCTAACAGAATAAGAGAAATGTGCAGAGCCATCGGTGCTGATTTCTATTCTGAAACAATGAAAGGAACATTAAATGATTTATCATTACTACAAGTATTAAATGGTTGTAAGTTAGTTCCAGTATTAAAAGGTAAGAAAACAGGAGACGATCAAACATTATTACCAGAAAATAGAGTATTTGGTTTTTCAGGAACAATTGGAGAAATGTATACAAAAGGACAAATGTTTACTAGAACTACTGAAGAAAACAATGGTGAAAAGATTTCATTCAAATTCTCTGGAGTTGAATTTGGAATTTGTGTAACTGATACTCAATACATTTCAAAAATAACTATTTCTTAGTTATAACATTAGGGTGTGTATTAATTTACATGCCCTTTCTTAATAAAATAAATAATATAAAATTCAAGGAGAGATAATTATGGAAATGATAAAAGAAATAGACTATGTGGATGTATACCACGATTATGATTATAAAACATTTATAGCAAGTGAAAATCCTTTAGACGCAGGATATGAATTACCTCCTAAGATTGATGGAGAACCATATTATGTATCTGTACTATGGAAAGATATTATGAAAGCTAATATGAAATCAGAAAACTTCAAGAATCAAGCTATTAGATTCTCACCAAATATTGAAGACCAAGCCTATAAACAATTAAGAATAGACGTTAATAAAGACAAAAACTCTTATTCAAGAGATGAAATAGAAAGAATGATCCTACAACCTAATGACACAATATTAACAAAGATAACTCAAATAGATAAAATGTCAACAATAGACTCTTTCTTATCATTATTAGTTTATTTGAAAAATACTAACAAATATCTTATTGCCGAAAAAGTGGAATTATATATAAGAGCAAGAAAAGAAGAAATTGCTGAAGGTATAAGAAAATCAGAATTAGAAGTTGACGCAACTGAAAATATCGAATTAGCAGTAGCTCCAAATGAAGAAAATGTTGAAGATATTCAAGAACCTATTGTAACAAAAACAACAACTAAGAAAACTACTACAACTAAGAAATAATAAGGGAGATATATAAATCTTCCTTTAATGAATTATAGAAAGGAATGATTAATATTGACGCCTTATTCAGAAGTAATAGATAGATTTGAACGTAAAATAAAAGAATACAAAGATTTCTTTTGTTATGAAAATGTTACAGAAGAAGAATTTATAGAAATTACAAATAGAAGAGAAATGGGTTTATTAGAAGATGCAGTAAGTGACTTGCAATTAGTTGTTTCCATCTCTCAAAATGTAGATTTTTTAGATAAAAATGATGATTTAGAAACATTTAATTTTGAGTTAGTTCCATTGGAAAAGGATTTAATTAGTGATTGTATGGTTATTAAAATGTTTGATGAAGGAATAGTCAGGTTGAAAAAATATCAAGAATACTTTGGAGATGATATTAAAATGCCCAATTCTAATACAGAAAGGACTACCTATTTAAAAGTTGCTGAATATAGACAAATACAATTTGATAAAAAAGTTGTTAGCTATAACAGTAAGAATAGAAAAACTGGTGGTCATTTATTGGCATATTGATATGAATAAAGAAGATTTAAAATATTATAGAACTATAAACAAAGTTTCTAATAATCAAACAAGCAAAGAATCACTCATTTCTGGAATTACACAAGACTATAATAACGCTAGAGAACATGCAATATATAGATTTGATGTATTAATAAATTCAATCGATGCAAAAGATGTATTTATAAATAACTTAGAAGCTCCAATCAAAGGAGTAATTGACATATCAAGAAAACAAACTGCTGATACTGAAATGGAAGAAAAATTGCAAGTATATCCTAATCAGATTAAACGTGGAGACTATGTTAAATTCAAAGTCAATGAAACTGATACACTAAGAACTTATCTTATTAAATCCAAGATAGATAAAAAACATGGATATGATGAAGGTATCTTTGAAGAGTGTAATTATGATTTGAAATTCATAGTTGATAACACTTTATATACTATTCCCACAATTGTGACGAATAATACGAAATATACATTGGGAATAAAAAGTATTGGTGGAAGTTCAATAATTGAGGGAGATGGAATGTTTGGATTAGTACTCTCAAATAATGATATATCAAAACTGATAAAAATAGATCAAAGATTCATAGTAAATGGTCAGGCTTGGAAAGCAACACAAACGGATAGGGTTACTACTAAAGGCGTATTAGCTGTATTACTTGGAGAAACAGCCATAAATTATGAAATAGATGATATGGTTTTAGGTATAGCGGACTATAAAACTGTAATTCCACATACATATACATATAATGTCCCCACTACATTTGAAGTAACTAAGGGAACATCGGCAAATTTAGTATATTCTATTAAAGATGAATTAGGTTCTGAGATTGATTATAGTGGAGTTATGGTTACAAGTAATAGTCCCTTAGCAACTATTACTAATACAAATGGAGTTATTTCAATAAGTGGAGTAAATATAGGTTTAGGTAGTATGAAACTACAAGTTACATTAGATAGAGTTTTAAAAGAATTTGATATTGCATTTGAAGTTAAAACAGATGTAATTGTTCCTGTAATATCATATTCGTGTGAATGGTCAACAGGAAAAGTATCTAATGGCGTTAGCTTGAAAACTTATATGTCAAGTACTGCAAATTGCAAAGAAACCATTAATGGTGTCGCTGATTCAACATTGATAGTAAATTATTCATTAGATTCTATTGGAAGTTCTTTAGTAGCGACAGGGTCAGTAACAATCACTAGAAAATCTAATGTTGACTTCTTAGTTAAAAATGTTAGTGTAAGCACATCAAAAAGTTTCATAATAACATTTACTAATAGTGTAGATAATTCAATAATTTCTACTCAAACTGTTAGTCTTAGTGGCATGTAATAAAATAAATTAATGCATAAATAATGAGTTGATAAAACAGAACTTTTATTGGGTTTTTAAGTTTTGAGAATGTGGCTATAGGCTAGGTGTAGAAAATTAAAATTAATTAAAATGATGGAGGTGATAGTAAATAATTATGAGTTTAGATAGTTTTAAGGTATTTAAAGATTACATAAGAAAAATGGTTCTTGAGGATAGTGAATTACAAAAACTCATTTACTATCCTTACTCAGATGCACTTGATAGAGCTGATTTAGAAAATCCCTACGATATATTTTCAGAAGATACTGCAACAAATAGTAGTAATGGTGTGCATGGAGTCTTATTGTTTAAAAGGCAAGCAGATATTATCATGAACGCAGAAATGCCATTGGTTCTAATATCTTTTGAAACAACAAAGAGAAGTAAATATATATCAAATGTTTATATTATATGTAAAATAATATGCAAAGGAACAAATATTCAAGAATTAAATGATGGTAGTAGTAGGATTTATAGTATTAAAAGAAAAATTAATGATAATCTTGAAACAGCTAATATAAATAATATTGGGGAATTTACTGAGAACTCTTTTCAAGAACTTTCCATTAACAGTGAAAATGATGCCATGTTGTTGATGTATAAAGGGTTCGGAACTAATGCAGAAATATCATCGAATAAAAATTATCAACTTAGAAAGTATGGTAAAACATTATGATTACTGAAATAAATGATTTAGATAATTATTTTATGAGACCACAATTTATTGAAGGTATGGGTAATATATATCCTATTAGTATTTTTGACCATGACGTATTTTCTAAGTTAGCAGGCAAATATATCACACAAGGTATTACTACATTGCATAATTTATATAAGGTTAATAAAAAAACTAACGTGTTAGATTACTTTGTAAGCACATCGTTAAAAATGGATAAGGAAATTGAATATTTAAATAATATAAAACAATATACTCCTATTAATGAAGATGAACAGTCTAAATATAATGAGTTAATGCAATTGCTTAACTTATATAATAGTGGACAGGTAATGACCTATTCAATATATGAATTAGAACAACTATTTTCTTTATTATTTAAAAAACAAGTAATGTTTAAATGTTTAAGTCAAGAAGAATTAAATTATGTTTTTCAAATAGAAAATGATGGTTTATATATTACTAGAGATAATTTTAAAGAATTGCGTGGTATTGTAATGTGGCAAAATCTTCTTTATGAAATGCCTACATCAAAAGATAAACGAATTAATGAAGAAATTCAAAGAACAATTAAATCTCAAACTAAAGATAATAAAGGTGGAGATTTATGTGCAATGTTATCAGTTGTAGGTTCTGAAAGAGGATTATCAGATGAAGAAATATTTAAATATACATATTATAGATTACGATTTGATTATGAAATTATAACTAGAAAAAATTATAATATATTTATGTTTATGTTAAGAAGCCAAGGATGTAATGATGCTAAAATAATAGAACTTAGCGAACAGGTGAACCTTAGATTTAATCCTTATGACATGATAGTTGGTGATTTTAAAGTTAATTCGCTAGATAAAATATTGCAACAAAAATAATAAAGATATTTATTTGGGAAACCAAATTAATAAATAAATTAAATGAAAAAATTAAAAGGAGGAATAATAACAATGAGTAAAATAATAGAAGACTCTTTAATGAAAGACGTTGTTGAATTTAAAATTGGTCGAGTATTTTTATATGACGCTAAGACTAAAATAGAATATGCTACAGCAACGGTAAAAACTTCAGAAATGAATGCAAAAGCAGACCAAATAGAGGTAAAATCAGGTACGGATAACGATATAACATATATTATCGATAAACCTAAAACAGTAGTATTTACAATAGAAGACGTTATTCAAGATCAAAACTTATTTGCATTAAAAATGGGTGATGGTATGAAGGACGCTGACGCTACGGTAGACGGATTTCATATGCCAGAATTATACGCAGTTGAATTATCAGGTGCAGATAAGATTGTAACCTTATCAGAAGAACCAAAATTAGGGGAAGAAGTTACTTTTACTAATCCAATAACAGGAAATCAAATTGATTCTGTAAATGTAACTCAAGATACAGTAAATAAAAAAGTATTTAAAATAGTAGACGCTAGTATTGCAGTAGGAGATAATATTCAAGTTGGTGGATTTAAGTTCATAGGAAAACTTGGAGATAAGTATTTCAATCTAACATCATCTAGTTCAGTGCCAGAATTATTTGCAGTAGTAGAAATTCCATTAGTAAAACCTGATATGAGTGCATTATGCGATAAATTATATATATTGCCTCGTTGTAAACTAAGTGCAACTACTGATTCAAAAAATGAGTCCGATCCAAAAGAAGTAGATGCTAAACATGAATTAACAGTAATGAAACCAGTAGGTGCTAAATACTTAGGAACTGTATATTATAAATTCCCAAATTCAGTTGCAGATCCAACTCCAATTACTGATTTAACAGGCATATCTACTTTAGCTGGTAAAATTGATTTAACATTCACAGCACCAGCAGATGCAGATAATATAGAAGTACAATATAAGTTATCAACAGATTTAAATTGGGTTGAAACAAATATAGGAGGAACTACAGGTGTAAGAGTTGCTACGGCTGTATCTGAAACCGACATTTCTAAAACAATATTAGGATTATCATCGGGTACATATGACGTAAGACTAGTTGTTGACGGTGGATTATATGAAGGAATAAGTAATTCAGTAACTTCAATTGTAGTAGCATAATAAAATTAAAATTAAACAATGAATAAATAGACATCTTTCTAGGTGTCTATCCTTGATTGTTTAAAAACAAATTATAAATAATCAATTTTACAATAATACCTAAATATGGTATTATTGTAATGTAGGATAAATAAGGAAGTCATGAGCCTTATTGAAAAGGAGTATTCCGAACTCCCTTCCTATATTACATATAAATCGGAAAATAAATTCAACGGAGGAATTAGTGATGGAAGAAAGGGAATATCAACAAATTATTGAACAATGGGAACTAGAACATAATGAATTAATTGAAAGTGGAACGTGTAGAAAGATATTTTTAGATGTATTACCTAAATCAAATCACAATGGTGGAAGTATAGATTGGAAAAATAGCAACGACTATAAAGTATATTTTATAGATAAAAATGTTGCAGGTTATGTAATGATAATAAATTATAGAAGTATTGGACAAGAACTACAAATATCTTATCTACAAGATATATATAAAATAAATACAGGAGATTTTACACAATGTAAATTAGGGAATATAGTTGGTACAAAAACAAGTAATTTTAAATATAAAATTGGGCAAATAATAAAAGATAATAAAAGAGATATAACAATAACCGATTATAAAAATGAAAAAGGAAAAAGTAAACTTTATAAATACAAATGCAATACGTGTGGATTTGATTGTGGAGAACATTATTCAATAAGAGATAAGGAATATAAAGATGAATTTTGGATACCAGAACATAATCTACTTAGTCGAGATACAGGTTGTGCTTGTTGTAATAGTACAATTATAGTAAAAGATATAAATAGCATATCTAAAACAAATCCAGAAATGGCGAAGTTCTTTTTAAATATTGAAGATACTTATATTCATAGTGAATGTAGCAATAGAAAAGTATATGTAAAATGTAAAGAATGTGGGAAAATAAAGAAGAAAAAAGTTTCTGTAAATTCTTTTGTTTCAAATGAAAGTATTGGTTGTGAATATTGTGGCGATGGGAAAAGTTACGCTGAAAAATTCATGTTTAATATTTTAACTCAATTAAATATAGAATTTATTCCAGAGTATTCTCCGGATTGGATAGGCAAAAGAAGATATGATTTTTACATTCCATCAATGAATTTAATTATAGAGATGGATGGTGGTTGGCATGAAAATGACAACAAAATGAGTGGACAAAGTTCTAAGGAGTCAAAAGCAATTGATGATTATAAAGAAGAAATGGCTATGTTACATGGAATAAAGAAACCAATTAGGATTAATTGTTATTTTAGAATTAGAAAATATGAAAATATAAAGAATAATATACTAAATAGCGATTTAAATTATTATTTTGATTTAAATAAAGTTGATTTTAAGAAAGCTGATGAACAATCTCATAAGCCAATAGTAAAAGAAGCTTGTGAATTATGGAATAGTGGGATTAGAAGTACAGGGGAAATAGGTAAGATTTTAAAAATATCAAGTTCATGTGCACTTAGTTATTTGAAGAAAGGTAAAAATCTCGATTGGTGCGATTATACTGTAGAAGATAGTGAAAAATTCAAAATAGAACATATTAGAAAAGTCACAAAAAACAATTGTAAACCAGTTGAAATATTTAAAGATAATATAAGTCAAGGAATATTTCCATCAGCACAAGAATTAGATGAAAAAAGTGAAGAATTATTTGGAGCAAAGCTAAACTTTTGTAAAATATCAGCAGTATGCCGAGGTAAAAAGCCACAATATAAAGGATATACTTTTAAATTTGTAGCCTAATAACTTAAACCAAGCAATAGAAAATTAAATAACTAAACACAAAACAACCTAAGGCATCTTATTAATTAAGGTGTCTTTTATTATACCTAAAATGAAATACATTAATAATATAAAGGAAGTGACAATACATGGCAGATTTTAATAGTCTAGAAGCATTCTATTCTCAATTACAAACGAATGTAGGAGAAATATTAAGAGATGAAGCAGAAAAAATAAAAGGAATTATACAAGACTATGTTATAACTGTTATCTATAGTTCATATTCTCCTCAAGTCTACTCTAGAACGTCAGAATTGTTAAATTCGATTATAATTGATTATAAAATAGTAGGAAATGAATATATAGCAGAAATAAAACTTGATCCAAGTGCTATGCAATCTCCTTCAAACTCAGAAAATAAAAATCCTTTACCAATTACAGATATTGCAGAGATGTTTGCAGAAGGTCTAGGGTATAAAAGAGGTGGAAAAGAAATGGATATGATTGGAGATACTTATGAAAATTATGTGGTAACTGGAGATGCAATTAAAGATATTATTAGTATGCTAAAATCAAAAGGATATGATTTTTCATAAAACGATAACAACATAAATTGTTCATTTTAAAGGAATATAATTATTAAAACAAATTAATATAAATATGTATTGACTTTATAAAGCGATGGTATTATAGTATAAATATACCAATTAACAAATTAATATATAAAGTCAATACATAATTTTCAAAGACGTATATTTTAATGGTGATTCCAACACCAAAATTTATTTAGAATACATGCAATGAGTAATTTATGACTAAGGGTAGCTCCCTTAGTCGGATTATTCTAACTAAATAAACAGTAGAAATACGATTAAAGTATATGCAGAAACGCATGTATTAAGAATAAATTAAAATAAAAAGGAGTTGTTTTGAATGGAACAAAACAAAATTATCAAATTATTTACAGAAGGAAAAGTACAAGTAAAGGAGCGAGAATTTACAAAAGTATTAGGTGGATTTTCTGAGTCGAGTCCAATTATTACTGATAGACAAATTGCAGAATTATTAGAATATGCAAAAGGAGCTAGAAGTGTAAGGCAAAGATTGTCCGATAATTTACAACATTTTGAATTTGGAGTTGATATTTTAGATTTAAAATCTAGTGTCCCACAGCAGGACACTACAAAGGAAGCATTGAAAACACTAGGTTATACAGATCAAGCTATTAATTTAGCTAAAAATATTTATGTATTTTCTGAAGCAGGATTTTTATTATTTTTAAAATTTGCAGAAGGAGATAAAGCAGTAGAGTTATATAAAGATTTCATTGAAGATTATTTTAAAATTAAGGCAGAGAACATTGTTATGGAAAAGACTTTACAAGAAAGTAAAGAATCTTTTATAGAAGAAAGAAAATATATATTAGGTAGTGTAATAATGGAATCTGATACTTCTAAGAAATTAGTATTATTAGAAAGAGATAAAAAATTAGAAGAACAAATTAAACAAATAGATATAACTTTAGCAAAAGAACAATTAATGGAACAAGTACAAGATAGTTTAGCTATCGCAGATAGATTTACTAACTCAAATAAGTTATATGACGTAGGTGAATTTAGTAAGATATTAAATATTCCAAAGTTTGGACGTAATAAATTATTTGAATGGATGAGAGATAATAAAATATTAAGAGCAAATAATGAACCTTATCAAAATCAAGTAGACATGAACCATTTTAAGGTTATACCAATAGAAGGAAACAGATTTGCTGATTCAAAAACACTAATAAAATCACAAGGCATTTCTTACATAATTAAAAAGTTGATTAAAGATGGTAAAATACAATCTAAATCTTATGAAGATATTATAAAGAATATAGATGAGAACTTGAAAGTTGCTAATTAAAAATAAATTAATATATAAATAGGAGTAGTGATAAATAATGAATAATCAAAAATGGGATAAAGAATATCCAACACAATATTTAAAAGAAGTTGACTTTTTAACTGAAAAGGGATTTAGATGGGCTTTTGTTAAAACTAATGATTTTGGTGTAAGAATTTATAAGTATACAAAGTCAAAGGAATTGTTTAAAGCATTAAGTGAATTTTATAACTAAATTAAAATGATTAAGACAAGTTAGAGATAGTTTTATAGCTATCTCTTTTTGTTGTGCAAAAATAATTGATTGATAGGAGAAGCGATAAATATGGAGAAAATAAATAAAAAGCAATTAATGGACATTTTAGGTGTTAAAGATCGAGCATTAACCGTTATAGAACAAAGAAATACATTAGAATCAAGACTAGATGAAAAAGGATATAAATTGATTAATAAAACAAAAGAAGGCAGAAGTAATACATATGAAATAGAGAAGATAAATGATAGTAAGAAATTATTAAATGATATCTCAAAAATTATGTTTGGAACTAAAAATGATTACTCTTTTGGTGACTATTTTATGTATAGATTATTTAATATTAATAAACCAATTACAAAAGAAATGTTATCTAAATGGTGTAAAGTTAATAGAAAAACAATAACTAGGTGGGATGAAAAAATGTTAATGAATAATATATTATCAAAAGATGGTTATTTTTATATTGCTATGGAATTTGATAATGATAAGAAACCTACATACAGAATAACATGCAAAGAAGAATATTCTTCTTATATTAAATGTAGTAGATTCGCAAATAAGAAACAGGAAATAGCACAAAAATATAAAAAAGATGAAATTGATTATGATACTATGCAAATGCTAATGGATAGTGTTACTGCATATGCTCAAACTATTGAAGATAAATTCGTATATAGAGTTAGTAAGTTTCAATTGCAAAAGGAAAATCAACTATTTAAAGATATTTATAAATTAATTACTGATACATATGAATCTAAGAAGTTTAATGAATATTATATTGATTGGCTTGAAAGTGTTAAAGAAAATTAATACATGCACATTATGCCTCGTATTAATATAACTAGTAAGGTCTATAATGTGCATATATAAAATAAATTAAGAAAAATCATACTTGGATTGTGAGGTACGAACAAGACAAAATTGAGTCCCTTTAGGGACGCCTTAAGGCAGGGCGTATAGATATTAAACATCATTTAGTGAATATATAAGTCTTGTAGCTAACGCTACGCTTTCTTCCACCTAACGGTGTCAGATAAATTTATTTTCTAACTCCGTAAACTTTACCTTTTTTAAAATATAAAGGTGAAAATTATAAATAATTTCAACAAAATATGTAAGACTAGAATTAACTTCTAGTCTTTTTGTTTATCTTCACTATTAAGGAATTCAGCAGTGTCTTTTAATTTTTCTAATTCATTATCTGTTAGTTTGCCAAGTCCACCATTTTCATAAATGTGTTGTATATCATCTAAAAATTTTATAAATCGTGCATTATCTTTGTCTGAATAGTGTTTTAGAAAACGATGAAAGGCGTCATAAAATTTTTCAACTTTTAAATTAGTTGTAAAATAATCATATCCTTTGTATTTTTCAAAAATTTGTATTACAGATGGTTCAAAATTCAAATTTGTAAAAAGTCCGTCTAATAAATTATCAATAAAGTTTGAAATTAGTTTATCAAGTTCTAATTCAGAATCGAATCTTTTGTGATACTCTGATGAAATTTTTCTAACTTCTTCGATTTCATCAGGACTCATTCCCTCCATAGGGTCTTCGAACTTATTTGGTTCAAGGTATGTTATAATTCTTTCTTGCATTGTATTTAAGTCTACACCTTTTGTAACTACTAAATTTTGTGGAACAGGTATATTTTTTATTGATTGTTCAATTACACTAGATGGATATTTTATTGGGAAATTATAGTTAGTTTCAAATAAAGATTCAAAAGAAACTCTAAAGAAACTGCACAGAGCATCAATATGATTTTTTGGAAGACTTTCAAAAGTGTCGTTGCAATATCTCCCTATTGTATTCCTATTAATTCCTGTTCCCTCTGATAATTCTTTTTGAGTAATATTATAAAAGGTCATATATGTGTTTAATCTTGATTTCATATTACATTCACCTCTTAATTAATTATATACTATATCAAGAAATGTTTCAATAATGATATTTAGAAGTTTAAATAAAAAACATAAAAGTTTTTAAAAAGGTATTGCAATGTTTCTAAAGTGGTATTATAATGAACATATGGTAAACAAAACAAACATTACCAAATAAAAATAAGGCGATAACTAAATAAGCTACCACCAAAATACCTCGCAAGTATTATTGTAGCATAGTTATTCCTGAAAAATCAAGGGAGATGTGTTAAATGGGACAAGTATTAACAACTGAAAATGTAATGGAAATGAATTGTACAAAGGAGTTATTTATTCAATATGGTCGTTTTTGTGAAAGACATGGGATTAAAAATTATAGTGATATAAATAATTATGAAGATTATTTAAATTGTAATGCAACTAATTGGGAGAAATATATTGATCTAAATAAACAAGGTAAGAAGTGTTATATAAAAATTATTATCAAACAACAAATAATTAATTTTATTGAAAAACTAATTTCTAATGAATATAAGGTGATTTTAATAGATGGTAAAAGTCCAATTCTAATAGATGATGATTTAGAATATTATTTATACGAGTTATTAGATGATATATTGTATATAACAAGACAAGGTGACGAATTGAAGGTCATACATAATGATAAAACTAAAATAAAATTAACAGGCTATAAAGATATGAGTGGTGTAGAAATTTTTGCTAGACAATATCTTGATACTTGTCAGTATGGGGATTTAATTGTAAAGGACTCATTAGAACAAGTTGAATTTAGAGATGATAATTTTAGGCATACAAAGGATCTTTACAATAGATGCAAGGATATAACTAATATAAGAACAGTTTCAGAAGATAATGAACATTATAGCATGAATTGGGATTGTATTATCGTTGGATATAGAAAAGATAATAATTATATAGAACAAATTTGGCAAAGATGCTAAATAAACAATTAAAATTAAATATTGCAAGAAGTATAAACTATGGTATACTGGATATAATAATAGAAAAAGGACGAATTGCAGTTCGCCCATAGATTCTAAGTCTTATGCTCTTGCGTTAGGTTTCCGTGTTCTACTTCAGAAAACCTAAAATGAGAGCTATTATTATGTCTTTACTTATACCGTTCTCATTAGCATAAATAATTAGTTTGATGGTTATAGCGAATAAAATTACCTTTATAAGACTTTCAATTATGTACCCCATATTCATTTAAAAAACACCTCCTTTTAAGTATTTTGCCATAAAAACACTTATTAATAATTTATATGGTAAAATACTTAAAAGAATTAGGTAGAACATTATTAGGGGACACAAGACTAATATTATATAGTTCAAAATTTATAGTTTTAATAAAATGTAAATCCCTTTATTTATATTTTAACTTTCTCTATACAATACAGTGATTATATTATACCATAAATGTATAAAAATGGATATGAAATTGAAAATAAAATTGATTATAATTTGCTCGTAAGAGTGTTATAATATATAGTAGGAAGAAATAAATATAATAAGTAGTCGACGATTTGTTATATTGAATGGGTTAGCTCCAATTAACCTTTCTTCCTTTTTTATTTAATATTGGAGAAATAAATTATATTGGAGGAATTTAAGAATGGAAGGAAATAGACAATTAAATCAAGAAGAATATATGGAGATTATTGAAAAATTTAAGGAAAATAATAGAGAAGATTATGAGAGTGGTAAATGTAAAAAGATATTTTTGGAATGTTTGCCTAGATGGGGAAAAGGTGGAAAAGCAAAAGAAGGTAGTATAAATTGGATTGAATCAGTGAATAAAAATTATTATATATTTTTTATATATGGTGTTCATGAGGATTATATAAGATTAATAGATTATTCATATGATAAACAATTAAAAATAACAATTGAATATTATGGTGAAAACTTAAGTTTAAATGCAGGGAGCATTAATAATTGTCAAATAGGCAAACTATTCAATATAAGGAATAAAGAATATTTATATAATAGAGGTGATATTGTCAAAGGAAAGCATTCAAATTTATTGATATTAGAACAATTAATTATTAAATCAAACTATAGTTATAAAGTTAAAGGATATAAATATAAATGTTTGTCATGTGGAGATATAGATGAAATTTCTCAAAGAGATATTCTACGTGGAGTAGGTTGTGAAATTTGTTGTCCAAATTCTCAAAAAGTCGTAAAAGAGATAAATTCTATATGGAAAACGAACCTAGAACTAGTTAAATACTTTGTAAACGAAGAAGATACTTGGAAATACACAATTGGTAGCCATAAAAAAGTGTGGTTTAAGTGTTTGGACTGTTATTATAGAAAAGAAATGACTATTGATAATTTTGTAAGGAACGGATTTTCATGTAATAAATGTGGGGATGGTATTTCAGTGCCAAATAAAATAATGTTTAATGTGTTAGAACAACTAAATGTTCAATTTGAAGCAGAAAAGAAAGTAGAATGGTGTAAATTTTTATATAAAAATAAACGAAGACAAGGTTATTATGATTTCTATTTTGAGCAAGATGGCAAAAAATACATTATAGAAATGGATGGGGGTCTAGGTCATGGTAAGGGGAATTTTAAGAATAATATGACTGCTAAAGAATCACAATTTATTGATGATGAAAAAGATAGATTAGCTATTGAACATGGAATTGAAGTAATTAGAGTTGACTGTGACCATCGTATGTACTATGGATTTGATTATATAAAAAATAATATATTATCTAATGTTAATATAAATAATTTGTTTTTATTAGCCAATATTGATTGGAGTAAGGTTTTGAAATTTGTTTCGTCAAGTAGAATCAAAGAAGCTTGTGATTTATGGAATATCGGTATTCATAGTACAACTGAAATTTCCAAAATTATGAAGATGAGCAGAACAACAATTTGCACGTATTTAAAAATAGGATTTGAACTGAAAATAACAGATTATACTGTGGAAATTTCAAAAAATATTAATAATAATAATACTATAGAAAGAAATAAACAAAAGTTAAGTACTAAAATAATTTGTATAGAAAATGGTATTATATTTAATTCCATTTCTGAATGTGAATTAAATAGTTTTAAAATATTTGGAATAAAAATGTTTAATAGTGCTATAACTAAAGTATGTCAAGGGAAACAGCAACATCATCAAGGATATCAATTTAGATACTTAAAAGACCTTACCGAAGAACAAATAAAAGAAATTCAAGAAAATGCAAAATTAAATCAAGCAATATAAAATAATTGGAATTTTTACCTAATATATGGTATATTATACTATGAGGTGATTATTCTATGAAGGGAAAATTATTAAAATTAAAAGGTTTTATAAAAGAACATAAAAAATCGAGTATTATAAGTTTGATTGTAATTGCATTAATATTAGTTGCAAGTTATATAGGATATTTTAATTATGGAATAGGAATGTCAGAGAAACAAAAGACTAATAGAATAAATTTAACATTGTCAACTAAAAATTATAATAAAGCTAGGGATATGACAAATATATACTTCAAAGGAACTGATGCACAATCGTCAGCAATAAATAAACTTTTCGTATCAACAATTGACCTATGTGAACAATCTAATACTGGAAGTTTAGAAGAAGCTATGAATCAATATAAGGCTTTAAAAGATCATATTGATTCATTAAAAATAATTAAAACAGAAATAGTTAATCCTAAATATTCTAGTGGCTATCAAAATATTGAAATAACTGTACAAAATAATGGCAAAGAAAATATAAGTTATGTAAAAATAGGCTTAGATTTCAAAGATAAAAATGGTAATATAATTCAATCAGATTGGACGAATGATGACTCTATTATAAAACCAAATGCAACACAAAAATTAACTAAAATGGTATCTAAAGATATTAAATATGATACAGTGCAATCAGAAATATTAGACTTTAAATAAGACTTAGATAAAATATTCTAAGTCTTTTTATTATGCAGAAATGAAGGAGAGAAATAAAATATGGGAAATTTATTAGAAAAACATCAAAAAAATGCGTATAGATATAAAAATAAAGACCTCATTTTGTATCATCCAAGTGACGAACAATACGAGGAAATCAAACAATTGGTAAAAGATAGTATACAAATAGATAAAGAGATGAACATAAGTGGAGAATTACAATTTAAAAGTGTAAGGTTTATAATAAGGGAAATTACTTCAATTGGACACTCCATAGATGAATACGGTGACAATGAAGTTCAAGAAAAATTAGATAATGGTGATAGAACACTAGTTTTATTATATAGAGAAATTGAAACATTCATTACTGAAATAGTAGATGATATATTCTATGATTATACACAACAAATTAAATTAATGGATAACTTATTAAATATAACAAATAGTAACGATAATTTAGAGAGAATGAAAGTAAAAATGAATAAATTCTTTAAGAAATATAAAATTAATATGCAATTTGAAGATTTTATGAAAATAGCAAATGACCCAAATGCGATACGGGAATTGACCAAAAAATTAAATATAAAAACCAAGTAAAGAAGTGCCAAATAATCGGTACTTCTTTTATTTTTGTGTAAATGAAAGGAGATAAGATTATAAATGGCATATCAAAATTCAATTAGTTTAGGGATAAAATTACAACCCACTAGTGAGATACAAACTGAATTAAAAACTGCAATAGAACAATTAAATAAAAATTCAAGTATAGATTTAAAAATAGATACAACACAGGTCAATAAATCATTAAAGGAATTTAGTAATACATTAGATAATATTAATAATAAATTAAAGAATGGATTTAATTTTCAAGGGGTTTTTAATAATCAAGCAATTGGTGTAGAAGTAGTAACAAATAAATTAAAAGAAGAACAAAAAGCAATTGAACAAACTGAAAATGCTATGAAAACTTTATCTAGTACTAAAATGGGCAATTCTGATTCTAATGGTAATATAACAGAAACATTAAAAACTGTCGAACAATTGCAAATTGGTATTGGTAATACAACTAAATTAACTACTGATTTAGCAACTGGTTTAAAAACTGCTAGTAATACAGAAAATTTTCAAAAATTAGAAAATATAATTGATAATTTACAAAGCAAATTAAGTAAGTCTAGTAATAATAAATTTATAAATGAATCAGTAATTACTGAATTACAAAATCGATTAAATTCAATAAATACAAATTCTGCCGACAAAGAATTTAAAGAATTACAAACTACTATTAACAACTTAGGCAGTTCAGATAGCCAAATAGTTCGTTTGCAAAATACAATAAGTAAAATGGAATCTAGCCTTACTTCTATGAAAAGCAAGTATGGAAGTTTAGTAGGTGATAGTAGTTCAAAATCTTCACTAGATGCTTATATATCTGAAATAGAAAAGTTAAAAACATTAATGGCTAGTTTGCAAAATGGAGGCACTATTAGTGGAAGTAAGTTAGCCTCTGAATTAAATCAAGGAACTGAAGCGAGCAGAAATCTATCTAATTCGGTAAAAAATAGTAGTAATGCATTAAAATTAGCGACTACAGATAGTGAAACGTTTGGACAATCAATTAAACGTGCATTAAGCAATACTGGACTTTACCTTGGAACTTATCAAGCAGTTCAAATGTTATCTAATTCTTTTAGAGACGCTATCACTTATGTAGTTCAATTAGATAGTGCAATGACAAATTTAAAAAAAGTAACTCAAGAAACAAATCAAACATATTCAAGTTTTTTAAATCAAGCACATGATATTGCTATGGAATATGGTTCTCAGGCTGATAAAGTTGTTGATGCAACTACTTCTTGGGCAAAAACAGGAGAATCTTTAAAAAATGCTACAGAATTAGCTAAAAACACTATGCTATTAACAAAAGTTGGTGATATTGATAGTGTCGCAATGGCTCAACAATATATGATTGCCCCACTAAAAGCATTTCAGATAGAAGCAAGTAAAAGTATAACATTAATTGATAAATATAATAATATTTCTAATAATATGGCTACAAGCACTACAGATTTAGGCGAGGCCCTTTCAAAATCTGCAAGTAGCATGTCTACTGCTGGAAATACCTTAGACCAAACATTGGCTATAATATCAACTGCTGAATCACAAACAAAATTAGGTGGAGATGTTGTGGGTCAAGCCCTAAAATCTGTCTCCCTTAGAATAGCATCATTTAAAGATGAGAATGGAGAATTAATACCTAAATTTGAGAAACAGTTAAGTGCTTTAGGTGTTACTATGAGAGATACCACAACTGGACAAATACTACCAACTTTTGACATATTACAACAAGTTGGAGAAAAATTCAAAACAATGAATACAAACGATAAATTAAATGTAAGTGAACTTTTAGGTGGTAAATTACAGGCAAATGTAATTAGTTCCGTATTGAATAATGTAGATGAATTGAATAGAGCGTATAGTTTAGCACAAAATAGTTCAAATAGTGCGATGAATGAATTTAAAACCTATCAACAAGGAGTACAATATAGTATTGACCAATTGAAAGAATCTATTTCAAATATGTATAAAGAATCAATGAACTCATCTAGTTTAAAATCGTTTGTAGACTCTTTAACAATAATGGTTAGCACATTTGGAAATTTAAAAACGGTAATAGCAGTTGCAACTACGGCTTTTTTATTATTTAAAGGGCAAGCTATTACAAGTGCAATTGCCAGTTTAGGTTCGTATATATCAACTTTATTTTCAGTAGTGAAAGCAGAAGGTGCATTAACTGTTGCGACAGCAGAATTAGATATAGCTCTATCTACTAATCCTTTTGGATTAATTGCAATGGCTATTACAGGAGTTATTGTTGTTATGGACGCTTTAACAACTTCCCAAAATAACTTAAAACAATCTAATGCAGAATACGTACAATCACTACAAACTAGTAATCCAAACCAAGGACAAGAATTATTAAATAATTATAAAAAATTAGAGTCTGAGCTATCAACATTAAAACAAGGTACACAAGAATATAAAACTAAAGAAGAAGAATTAGCAACTGCACAACAATCGTTAATAAGTTTATATCCTCAAGCTTCTTCGGCAATAGATGAAAATACAGGTAAAAAGAAATTAAATGCAGATGCGACACAAAAGTTAATTGACAAAGATAAAGAATTAGCACAGGCAAAAGCAATTGAAACATTGAGCAATAACAAAGTTGGCAATACTGACGATGTAGCAAAGATGGTTGAAGCGTATAAAAAAGCACAGGAAGAAATGAAAAGATTGACTGAGGATTATAATAATGGAGTAACAAGTCAAGAAGTAATTTCAATAGGAGCTAACGGACCTCATAAGAGTTCTGTTAGTACAGATAGTCAATTAAAAGATACAACCAAAGAATATGAAGATTATAAACAAAAAATATTAGCAGTTCAGTCTGCATTGAGTTCTCTAGATAGTAAGAACACAAAATTTGCAGGTTCTTTAGATGAAGTAAATAATGCAATGGGAAATAGTTCAGAAAAAACTGATGATAACACTAAGGTTATAAATGATAATACTCAAGCAAAAAATGATAATACAAATGCAGATAATGGTGCAAATACTCAAGCAAATGCAATAACAAAAGCAACAAAGGCTTATTCAGAATCAACTCAGGCAATAGCACAAGCACAATCTTATCTCGATAAACTTAATAAATCACAAGCAGTAACGCCTGCTTTAGTTAAACAAATGAGCAAAGCATATGGTACAGATGTTACAGAAAGTTTAAATAGTGCTTCCACGGCACAAGAATATTTAACTGGCAAGATAAAAGAACAACAAACTGCACAACAGGATGCTTATTTAATAATGAAACAGGACGACGAACAATTTTACCAAGACAAAATTAAAAACAATGAAGGATATGAAAATCAAATAAACTCATTTTTAAATAGTTTTGTTTCTGATAGTAATGGTGCATACAATGTTGACTTGTCCAATTATACTACATTAAACGGGCTCAAGAGTGGTGCTATGGGGGAATTGAGCATTGCTGTAGATAGTTGGATGAGTAAGTATGTAGATGTCACTGCGTCTGGATATAATGTAGATTATAATAATTTCACAAATTTGATTTCAGCAAAGTCAGAAATATTAAAACAATTTGCAGGATCTATGGCTCAATTTTGGGACGATACTAGTCAAGCGTTTACTGAAGGTGCTTATGGTGGAATAGATTTATCTGGTGGAGCAAATAATGAACAATATGAAGATTTTACAAAAAAGGCTTCGGGAATATTAGCTACAGGAGATAAAATTAGAAGTGCTTATAAAGATTTGGATAAAATATATGCAGGTGGTGGACTGAATCTTGATAAATTTGGTGGAGGCATGGGAAATTCTGACTTCAGTGGTACGGGTAGCCCAAATAAAGGTTCGTCTGGGAAATCAGATGCCGAAAAAGAAGCCGAAAAAGCACAAAAATTAGCAGAAGAAATATCAAAATTAAAAAGTGAAATAGAACCTGACAGGTATCTAGATTTCAATAATGCAGTAAAACAAGCAGATAATGAATTATCTTTAAATAAAACATTATTAGATTCATTAAAAGAAGGTAGCCCAGAATACCAACAAGCAGAGTTAAAAAATATAGAGATATATAAACAAAAACAAACTGCTTTAAAAAGTTTAAATGATGAACAAAAAAAAGATGCAGAAGAGAAAAAAACAAAATTGGCTAATCTTGGCTTTGAGTTTGACGCCAATGGCAAATTAATAAACAGCCAACAAAAATTATTATCTTTACAAGAACAAGTAAATTCAATGGGTGGTAATACAGAAGCTGATAAGCAAGCAAAAGAAGATGCAATAAAAAATCTTAAAGATATTAATGATGAAACTAAAAAATATATAGAGTTAGTCGGAGATAAAATTCCTAAAACTACTGCTGAATGGCAAGAGCAAGCTAATGAAATTTCTAAAGTTAACGAACAAATTAAGAAAGCCAACATAGATATTCTTAATAATGCGAAAGAAGAATTAGCACAAGATATTCTAAAAGACGCACAAGAAAAAGTTGATGAATTAAAAAAACAAGCAGATGAATCAAGAGAAGATGCAAAGCAATCGTTAGAAGATGAAAAGACAAGTAAATTAGCACTTTGGGACGAAAAGATTAAATCTAAACAAGCTGAATTAGATGCTATGAATGATGAAACGTCTGATAATGAAACTAAACTCAAGAAACTTAAAGTAGAGTTGGCTAACTTACAAAGAGATAATTCTACAGAAGCACAAGGAAGAATACAAGATGTAAATACCCAGATTACCGATTTACAAAAAACTATTAAAAAAGATGCATTATCCAAAGAAATTGATAGTTTAAATAATCAAAAGCAAATTCAGAGCGATAATTACGATCAGCAACTAAGCGATTTAGAAAAAGCAAATAAAGAACAAGAAGCAGAAGATGAAAAACATTATTCGGAGTTATTAAATGAGAAGAATGCCTATAATAAAGCTGAAAAAATGATTAATAAAAATCAACAAAGCGATATGTATGATTTATACTCAAAATATAGCGAAGATTATAAAAAGATGGGTGTAGATTTATCAACAAGCGTTGACGCTTCTTTGAAAAAAATAACTGAAGCTATTAGTAATTTAAACAATGTTAAAATTAGAAACAATAATTCTAGTGATGGTGGAAACGGTGATGGTGAGTCATCATCAAACCATTATGAAAATACAACTAGTAGTGGAACGCATTATACTGATATAGGTTCTGGAATAATATCAGATCATCCATTAACCAATGATGAGATAAACACTATAAATAAAGGGTCAAGTGGTAGTTCTAGTTCAAGTAAACCATCTACAACTGTTACTAATAGCAATGGTTCTACAACTACTACTCATAGTGATGGAACTAAAAGTTATAGTAACGGAGATTATACAGATTCCAATGGATATTATCATACAGCTGGATATGATACAGGTGGAAGAACTCCAAGTAATATTGATTCTAATGGTAAAATAGGTATATTACATGCAAGTGAAAAGATATTAAACGCCAAAGATACTGTTCAATTTGATAGTTCTATGTTGAAAATTGATGAAATTTATAATTCCCTTAAAGAGTCGGGGGCTTTACTTGGTCAGTTATCACAATCATATTCTAATATTGGCAATTTAGCTATGCCAACACTAGGTATTGATTTGAATAAAATAGCAAATAGTGTTGTTAATAATAGCAATGCTGATAATAGTAGTTCTAGTAATATAAATATAAATAATAATTATCAAGTCGACGCTACTTCTGATTTTAATACAAAAAACTTTAGTAATAATCTAGATAAACAGTTAAAACAAACATTGAGAAAATACGGAAAAATATAAAGAAATTTATTAAAACAATTATCTTATTTGTAATTTATTAGTTATAATTACTCTTAAAGTATGTTATAATATATAGATATGGAAGGATAGATTGAAAAGTCGCGAGTTCAATTGATAAGCTCTCTCCAATGAGTTTCCTTTCCTTTTATACATATTGGAGCAATAAATTAAATTATATTGGAGGAATTTATTAATGGAGAGAATTAGCCAAGAAAAGTATTTAGAAATTATAAATAAATTTAAAGAAGAAAATAAAGAAGATTATGAGAATAGTAAAATTAGAAAAGTATTTTTAGATATTTTACCACATGGAGGAAAAGGTAAAAAGGGAGGAAATATATCTAATAAATGTATTAATTGGGATTACTCAAAAAACTTCAAAATATATTTCATATACAAGGACAGAGAAGGATATATTAAAATTATTGATTATGAAAGAGATAAAAAGAATTATATATTAATAGAATTCAATGATAAGGAAGATGAGGTTTTTACTTGTGATTTTCAAAGATGTAAAATAGGAAAAATATTAGGTAAAGCAACTGGAGATTTTAAAATAGAAATAGGAATGATATTTAAAGATAATAAAAGAAATATCACCATTACTGATGCAAAGAAAGATGAAAAAGGGCTAAAATATTATAAATATAAATGTAACGAGTGTGGGTTTGAATGTGGCGAACATTATTCTACTAGAGATAAAATATATAAAGAAGAGTATTGGATAACAGAAGGAAATTTAAAAGATGGAAAAGGTTGTTCTTGTTGTTGTAGTTCATCACATATTGTAGTCAAAAATATTAATTCGATTGTTATTACTGATCCTTGGATGATACCTTATTTTCAAGGAGGATATGAGGAAGCTAAGAAATATACTGCTAGAAGCAATGAAAACATAATACCGTTATGTCCTGACTGTGGAAAAGTAAAATCAAAGAAAATGAGGATAAATACAATTTATGAACATCATTCAATAGCTTGTATTTGTAGTGATAAATTTCCCTATCCCGAAAAATTTGTTTTTAGTATTTTGATACAATTGGGGCTAGATTTTGAAACACAATTGAATAAATCTTCGTTTAATTGGTGTAAAAAATACAAATATGATTTTTATTTTGAATATAACAATGAACAGTATATTGTAGAAACTCATGGTATGCAACATTATGAAGAAGGATTTACGCATTTAAAAGATTCTAGAATGCTTAAAGAAGAACAAGAAAATGATAGATTAAAGAAAGAATTAGCTTTAGCAAATGGTATTAAAGAAGAAAATTATATAGTGATAGATTGTAGGAAAAGTACATTAGAATGGATTAATAATAGTATATTAAACAATGAAAAGATGATAACTAAATTTGATTTGAGTAATATTGATTGGATTCAATGTTCAGAATTTGCATGTATTAATTTAGTTAAAAAAGTTTGTGAAATTAAACATGACAACTGTGAAATGACAACTACAGATATAGGAAATATTCTTAACATAAAAGGTCAAACTGCGAGAAAATATTTAAAGCAAGGTTCTGAAATATGGGATTGGATTAATTATGATGCAAAAGAAGAAATGGAAAAAGCATTGGGTAAAAAAGTAGAAATATTTAAAGATGGAATAAGTTTAGGTGTTTTTAAGTCTATAATTGAATTAGAAAGACGAAGTTTAGAAATATTTGGAGTTAAATTATTTAATGCTAATATAGGGAAAGTTTGTCAAGGGATAAGTGGACATCATCATGGATTTACATTTAAATATATTGATTCGGAAATATATTAATGCAGTATAGTAAATGAATTAAAATCACAATATAACTTATTTTTAGAACCCATTTAAATATAATGGGTTCTTTTATTATGTAAAAAACAAAAACTAATTAAATAAGAAAGGAGGTGAACTTTAGTGAGGTCTGATATTTATAATATGCTATCTCACTAAAGTAATATAATTGGCAGAATATGTATATCATGAAGATTTTCGATTAGGAGATAAAACTTTAAGTTATTTTAATGGAACAATAATTAATACCGAGGACACGAAAAAGAAATATAATCTCCTTCCCGAGATAGAACACATTACAGATAAAGATTCTTCAAACAATGGAGAAAGATATATCAGAAGTAGATATCAACCAAGGACAATTCCTATTTCTGTAATATTTGAAGGAGATGTCGATTTAGAAGAATTAAATGCTTGGTTGGGAGTTAATAAACAACAAACATTTTCTTGGTGTGATGAACAATTTGTAGATAAAGAAATTGATGTAATATATGATAAAGGCTTTGATATGGAAGTTTATTATGGTAAAAAATTTTATGGAGAAGTTGAATTATCTTTTATAGCACACGACCCATTATGGAGAGTAACAAACGAAAAAGATAAAATAATTACAAATCCTGCTATTGGTAATAAATATTATTTTAAAAACAAAGGTAATATTGAAAGTTTGCCTATTTTAAAAATAACTCCTAATGGTACACAATCAACAATAGTATTTACTTGGAATGACTTGATTATAACGTTAAAAAATATAGATAAAGATATATATATTGATTCAGAAGGACAGGTTTATTCATATGTAAATGGAGTGCGAACATCTCAGATGGACAAATATTTTTCAAATGAATATTATGACATGCCGATATTACAACCTTTCATAAAAAATACATTTATTTTAAATACGGGTTCAGTTTCTCAACTGTCAGTAACTTTAAATTCAAAAATATTATAGGAACGGGGTGGTTAAATGAAAGCTATAAAAAGAAAAATATTATATCCCGTTTTAAAACTATATTCACCTAATAAACAACCACTAGCTATATTATCTAACAAAAATGTAAACCTTGCTTATGAAATAGTGAAGAAGAGTATATTAAATGATGTAACAACTTTAACGTTTAAAATTCCATTTGATAATACAATAATAAGTTACGATAGTGCTGAAATGTTAGTAAAATTTGAAAATGATTTTTACATAATAAAGACCGTAGAATTAAGTGATACAGATTCTAACACATTGAGTATAACTTGTGAAAGTGAGTTCACAGAAATTAAAGGTATTAGATGTCAAGCTCTAACATTGGATAATGCGTCAGGGAAAACACCAAAAGAATTATTTGATATTATAATAACATCTCCTTTAAATGTTGATTTAACAAGGTTATACAAATGGGGTGGAACAGATATTACTGAAACATATAGATATATTGAAGCTGAATCTGGAACATCTGTATTTGAAAATCTATTAACATTGTGTGAGAAGTTTGATGGATGGATGGAGTTAACTACAGATTCAGATGGACAAAAGTGGGTATATTTGAGAAAAAATGCTATTGACAATGGTAAATTTATAAGAAAAGGACAAGGGCTAAAATCATTAGATATCACTTATGATAGTACAGGTATCTTTACTCGTTTACATGCTTATGGTGCAAGTGATGAAGATACAACAAACCCAATAAATATAACAAGTGTAAATCCTACGGGGAAATTATATGTAGAAGACATTAGTTGGTTTAAGGCAAAAGGTATGACTACAGAAGAAATATATGTAACTCCAAGATGTGTACAAGAAACTGATTATACAGATACAAATATTATAGATGTGAATACTTTATATCAAACAGCATTAGAACAATTGAAAAAAGTGAGTTTACCAGTACTTAGTGGGAAAATATCTATGAGCGATTTTTCGGTGTATGAGGATTCATCTTTAACCGAACCAGTTGTAGGGGAACAAGTTATCATTATAGATAAGGATATAGATTTTAATTTAACTGCACAAATAGAGTCTGTAGAAAGAAAATATACTGAAAACCCTTTTGATGTAACGGTAGAATTAACAAACGTCATAAAATACAGTAGTATATTAAAAGATTTACAAACAAGTTCTGATATAGTAAATAAAGTTACAACTACAACTACCAATGGAACTCCAGCAATAAACACTGCTTCACTAACAGGAAATATAGATGCAAGTCTGATTAAAACAGGTATTTTAAAGTCAATAAATGACTATTTTTTGTTGAATTTGACCGATGGAACGTTTAATTTTTTAAACAAACTATATTCAAATAATGGTTTGATTAATGTCCCTACATTGCCAACTACAACAAGTGATAAACAAATTGCAAATACAGAATTTGTTACAAATAAATTAAATGAAAGACAAAATGTAATTGTAGATACCATAACAACTACAATAACATCTGGTACAAGCAATATAACATTAAATATAACTGGTTTAGGAATGAATCCTATTATTATTACTAATGGAGATTATTCATTAAATCAAGCACAAATTTTAGGGGTTAAAAATGTAAGTACGGATGTGGTTACAGTATATTATTCAAATGCAATAGATGGTAACTGTAAATTTAATTTTACATATAAAACAAATTAATATATGAAAGGGAAGGTGATAAAATGTCAAATATTTTTACATGGGAAACACAGGATATAGACTTAAAAGAATGTATAAAATTAAAAACTAATTGTCAACAAATGGACACAATGGTTTTACAATTTAATGTATATGACTATGATGTTCCAGTTGATTTAACTAATTTTAATATTACATTTGTAGCTAAAAAACCAGACGGAACTATATATGGTCAAGTTGAAAATATAACTAAAGTTGGAAAACTATTAACTATAAATTGTAGTAACCAATTGTCAACATCTACAGGAAAAGTTATTGGGATACTTGAACTTACAGATAATTTAGGAAATAGAAAATCTAGCTATTTTATAGTATTAAACGTTAGTGGGCTTGTGAATGATGATGATAGAGTCGTTTCAAGAAACTTTGTTGATATTTTAGAACGATTTGATGATGATGTAAATATAGCAATGGCATTAAGTGCAAGTTTTAAAGCAGATATTCTTGAAGCACAAGCAATAGCTGATGATTTTGCAATAAAAGTACCACAAGCAAGTGCAGTAGATAACACATTGAATGATTCTATTGATGAAGCCAATGCAATAGAATCTAGATTAAATCCCTTATATCAGAACTCAAAAGCAATAAGTGACAAATTAGATATATCTATTCCTAGTGCAACGACTATTAGGGATGAATTAGACTCAGCAAAAATAAGTGCAAACATAGATAAAGATGATTTAATATCTGTAATAGCTAATGCTGATGTCGAATTACAAAAATTTAAAAATTATGATACAACTCAATTAGTACCACTTTCAAACACAATGCTAAATGAGACATATTGTAATAAAGAATTATTGTCTATCAATCATGGATTAAATGGATATCCAGTAGTTAAATTAACTTATACTGAATTTGGAGCTGGGGTAGGTGGTGCAGGTAACTTCCCTGCTGGAGCTGATAGCGATTGTAATTTAATGCAAAATAAAGCAATATATACAGATAATAATAATGTGACTATATTTGTACCTTTAAATTATTATATTGCAAGTCCAACAATAAATAAAATAAATGATTATAAATATATAGTAACTTTTTTAAACTCTACTAGAAGTGTTTTAATTGAATTAATAGAAGGAAGTATAGAAGAAGAAATTAAATCAATTAATGATAGTATAGTGTCAATTAATAATTCAATATCTGATTTAAACTATCAAACTGCACAAGGAACTGCAAACGAATTGGTACTAGTTATTAATAAGACTTTAACAAATGGATATCCATTAAAATTTATAGCAAAATATAATAATAATGGGGCTTCAACGACTATAAATAATAAGCATTTTTATAAACCTAATGGTACTAATCCACCTGTTTTAGTACAAGGAAAGGCATATGATATTTGGTATGATTTAGGTAATGATTGTTTTTTTCTAAAAGCTAATGCGGTAGGAAATACTATAGCGTCCCACGTATTAGCAGGAGACGGGTTTAGTACAGATATTGATACAGATTTAATAGGAACAATGCCTATCAACGGTACACTTTCTAAATTATTAAATTGTGGTGAAAGTTATAATCCCCCACTTGGATATATAGATGGTGGAACAATTAGTGCAAATTCATTAGCTAGTCAAACTATCGCAAGTGCAACTGCTAATCAAATATTATATGGAATAACTGCATGGATAAACGGAGTTAAAATAACAGGAAATATACCAAGTAAAACAGCACAAACTTATAAACCTTCAATATCAGATCAAGTAATTTCATCTGGGCAATATATCAGCGAAACGCAAACCATAAAAGGATATACCGATTTAGTCAGTGCGAATATTGTAAAAGACAAGGTTATAGGAGACGTAGTGGGAAGTGCTACAATAGAAAGTTTGGGAGGTAAGCACTATGCTGAAGGCTCAATTTATGTAACACCAACAGGAGTAACTATACCTCTTAATTTTACTCCAAGAATTGTTATATTTAAGTATACTGATCCTACTAATATTTTATGGACAAGTGAAGTAAGCGTATCAATTAATGGAGTTAATACTATATACGGTAGGGCTGATACTGCTGACCAGTATGAAATGTATACAGATGCTAGTAATTTAGTGTTAAATGTAGCTAGTGTTGCTTTTAGAGCTAGAATTATAACTAATGTTACTTACAGTTACTATATTACGGAATAATATGAGGAGGTTAAACTGTGAATGAAATAAAAGCAAAAATATATTATTTTATATCTACAGGAGAAATATTAACTATAACACCAGAAGGGACTTTAAGAGAAACAACTAAAGAACAAGACATGGAAATATATGAACAATTAAAAGATAAAAATATAGATGAAATTGATTATATAGAATTAGAATATGGAACTTTAGCATCTATTTTTAATAATGTTAAATCATATTCGGTAGATGTAAAAACTAAGACTTTAAAATATGAATATTATACACAAGAAGAATTAGATACTAAAAAACAAAAACAAAAAGAGCAACAAATTATATTAGATAGGAAAAATACTATTTCTACATATGTCAATTTAGATACAACATCAATTGAGGATTTGGAAAAGTATTTTTTATTAAGAGAAAAAAATAAAACAATAGGAGGTATAAGATAATGGAAACATTAACTGAAATGCAGACATTGTTAGAAAGATTATTAACAAGTAGAATTAATGATGAAAAATTAAAAATTGTTAGTGAACAAGATTTCACGGAAATAACAAATATAATAAATATATTTTTAGCAGACGCAAAAATTACTACGACTCAGTATGCGATTTTGACTAAGTTAATTATTTTACCTTCTTAGTAAATAAATTAAATAATAAGATAAAATATATAGACAATTTGAATAACTCCATTGGAGTCTTTTTTATTGTCTAAAATTAATAAAGTGAGACTTATAAATTAAGATTTTAGGTTTAAATCATAGTTTCTAAAAATTAAATAAGTAAATATAGAGAATACAGTATAGAAAGGACTGATATAAATGGCAGTAATTAAGACTAGGGAAGGCTACCAACTCAATGCCCCCCCCTTATAAAGAATTTATGGCAAATGAAGGAGATATATTACCTGATAATACAAACCACTTAGAAGGATTTATACAGAATGGAAGTCAAATAACAATTCTAATGGATAATGATACAATAGTAGCTAAAATATTTAATTCAAAAACTAATAGATGGATTACATTCTGAAATAAATTAAAGAAAGAAGTGATGAAAATTGATAGATTTCTTTACTCTCAATAAAGCAAAAGCCTATACTAGTCAAGAAATTACAAAAGTTGTAACAGGTATTAAATCAATAAACCCTAGTGGTTCACAATTAGTATTTACATTATTAAGTTCTGTCTAAATTTACATATGTAAATAATCAATTATTTTACAATGGATTACCTTTTGAAAATGAAATATCCAACCCTACTATAAAAATATCAGATGAATACAAACTGGCAACTATCACTCACAACCTAAATACCTATCCATCTATTAGAGCTTTATATACTCAATATGGTGGTGGTATTGGTGGAGCTGGCGATTTTCCAGCTGGTGATACAACTTATAAACTAGAAAATAAAATAGCTTATGATGATAAAAATACAATTACTATATATATACCTTTAAAATATTTAGGGAGTAATCCTGTTATTGAAAAAATCACAGATACGGAATATATAATTACATATAGTGATTCGGTCATTAGTGTGATATTAAATATAATAATTTAAAACAAATTAAACGAATAAGGAGTGTGATTATATAATGGCAATAGAAAACATAATTAAAGGAGAGCCAGATTGGCATTTGAAAATAAATAATAATATTGGCGAATTAAATGGAAATACAACTTTAAATGCTAATAAAATTGGAAATTTAACAACAGATGTAGCTAGTCATTCTACGCAATTGTCAGATATTGTACAGGAACAAACAACACAAAATGCTAATATTGGATTAAAAGCTAATCAAAATGCATTAGATACTACTAATGCCAATGTAGCAAATAATACAGCTACAATATCTACACATACATCGCAAATAGCAACTAATACATCTGCAATTGCAAGTTTAGCGAGTGGTTCTCCAAAGGGAGTTTATACCACTTTAGCATTATTACAAACTGCTTTTCCAACAGGAAACACAAATACTTATATAGTAAGTGCAGATGGTTGTTGGTACTACTGGAATGGTTCTGCTTGGACAAGTGGTGGAATTTATCAAAGCATATCTATTTCAGATAATGCAGTATCGGAAGCTAAACTAAAAGATTTATTATCAGCCGATTTATTTACTTACACAGGTGGAGAAACAGGCGGATATTACGCTTGGAATTATGTATGGACTGCTTCTGCTGGTAAAAATGTATCTGCAAGAATACCAGTTTCTTATTTAGATGTCGTTAAATTTGATATTAAAAGCACAAGTTATAAAGAATTAATTGCTTTTGATTCAAGTGGAAATTGTGTATATTATAATTCTAGTGCATTAAATGCAAGTACGGGTGCTTACTATTTTACTATATCAAACAAAGCATGGGCTTATATATCTGTGCAAAATGACATTAGTGCAAATGGTTTGCTAATTAATTCCGTTAAAAAATTTGCATCTCCGAATTGGACTACTTATTTATTTAATCAAAAAATACAAAGTACAACGGATAGCATTAACACAATAAATACTACTATAACAGGTACAAAAAATGCTATGCGTTATAACTACGTAGACCATGATAGTTATGTAGTTGGAACATATAGCAAAGCAACACCTCCAGTGTTCGCAAGTGATGGTTTAAATGTGTATAAAATATATACTGTTGCAGAAGGTCAAACACTTAAAATACATCCATATGGGAATCCATATATTGCTGTTTACTTTTGTACTAATGATTCTGGAACTTTTATAAGTGGTTCGTTATATACAGTATCAAGCTATAATAACACATATCAAACATTCACAGTACCAACAGGAGCGACTAAATTATATGTGGCTTGTGAGAAAAACTGTATTGATTATACTTATGTTGAACGTTACGGAATCAATAAAAATCCAACTCAATGGAATGATAAAAGTGCAGTAATTTTTGGAACATCGATACCAGCTGGATTCGGTGCAGGAATAAACGGATTAGATACTACTAATTATAGAGAAAATAGTTATCCATTATTAATGGCTCACTATTTAAGTATGACAATTACAAACGAAGCAGTAGGTAGTAGTTGTGTATGTTGTAGAAAACAAAGTTTAGTGAATCCAACTACTAATCCTTATGGTTTTATAAACAATTTTGAAGCAGTTTCAAGATGTTTGACTAATACAATTGAACAAATGCAGTGGATTGCAAATTGGATAAATTATAAAATTAATAGTGGAACTTATGGCAATAGTGGTACATATGATTCAAGCGTATTTACAAGTGCTTTCCCTACAACATGGACTACTACAGATACGAACTATATAAAATCTTACTCTTATGAAAATAAACTAGTCGTAAATCATCTCGGAAATAATAGAAAAGACTTGTATATATTTGAACATGGTCATAACGATATAGGTACTGATAATTTTACTACAGATACTACTGGTTCAAATGGTATGTTTAGTTATAGTGGTTGTATGAATTTTCTTATTAACTTAATTTTAACTGATAATCCAAGAACAAAAATAGTTATTATGAGTCATTATGACAATCAAAAGCATACTGGGGTAAATAGTATCATTACAGCACAAAAAAATGTTGCAGATTATTGGGAAATTCCATTTTTATCATTGTACGATAAATTAGGAATGTCACAAGGGACAATAAAAACAACTGGATATTGGGATGTAACAGGATATTCAGATGGTTCTGCATGGTGGGTTGCTAGTGGTGGAACAGAACAAACAATTTCAATGGTTAATTTATGGCTACCTGATGGAACACATCCACATACAGATAAAAGTGGCAAAGCAAATAGGCATATTGCTAAACAGGCAAGCGAATTGCTGAAAACTGTAAGCGTTGCTTATTAATAATATACGCAATAGGATAATATGGTTCGTAAGACTAATTATTTGGCAATTAAATATTAAAGCAATGTTAGGAGGACTATTTTAATTGATAGTCCTTTTTTGTTAACATAAAATAAAATAAGAATTTTATAAGGAATTTAGTTGTCTGAACAAAAGTTATGTAATCTAATCTATGATGATTTCTTAATTCTGAATGTAGATATTAAAATCACAAATAAGAAAAATAATTTTAAAAGACTTGGGTTAATTGTTCGAGTCTTTTTGTTATTCAAAAATTAAAAGTTAAATTTAAAAAAGGAAGCGATGTATAAAATGTTAGATATTCAAAAACAATTTATCAATTACAATAAGTCTTCAAGAAGTGCGAATCCAATATACATAGTGGTACATGATACGGGTTCACCTAATTCTACTGCACAAAACAATCATGATTATTTTGCAGGTGGAGATAGATCAGCTAGTGCCGATTATTTTGTAGACTCCAATAATATCATTCAAATAATAGATACAGATAATTTCTACAGTTGGCAAGTGGGTGATGGTGGAGGAAAATACGGGATTTCAAATAAAAATAGTGTTGGTATAGAAATGTGTATAGGTTCTGACAGTATGCCTACAGACGCTACTATAAACAATACAATAGACTTAGTGAGATATCTAATGAGTAAGTATGGTATCAGTATTGATAACGTTGTAAGGCATTATGATGCTAGCCATAAGATTTGTCCAAACTGTTTTAGTACTAATTCATGGGCAAGATGGTATGACTTTAAAGAACAAGTTTCTAACGGTAGCACAACTTCAGGTGGAGAATGGATATTACAAGATTCTAAATGGTGGTATAAACATTCCGATGGAACTTATACAAAAGACGGTTGGGAAAAGATAGATAACTATTGGTATTTATTCGATAGTGAAGGGTATATGGTCTATGATTGGAAAAAGTCTGGAGGAAAGTGGTATTATTTATCAGATTCAAACAATGATGGCAAAATGAAAACAGGGTGGATATTTGATAAAAATGATAGTAAGTGGTATTACTGCAATGAAGATGGTGCTATGCTTACTGGTTGGCAAAAAATAGATTCTAATTGGTATTATTTAAATATATCAGGAGCAATGCAAACAGGTTGGGTAAATGATGGTGGAAAATTCTATTGTTGTTATTCAAACGGTGTTATGATACATGATACTACAGCTTATGGATATAAATTTGCTAGTAATGGTGTTGCAACTAAGTTATAAAATTTAAACAAATTAATTATAAAATAAAGTTATGCTACTTAAAAGGCAAAATTTAAGGAGGAATTTATCATGAGTGAAACAATGAAAACAAGATTAAAAAACAAGGCATTTTGGGTATCGCTAGTGAGTGCAGTAGTATTACTTACACAACAACTAGGTATAAATATATTCCCTGCAAATTGGGCTGATATTATGAATACAATATTAGTCATATTAACAATTTTAGGTATTGTAATTGACCCAACAACTAAAGGTATTTTAGATGCAAAAACAACTGAAACTATAGAAGAAGTTAAAACAGAAGAAATAAAATAAATTAAATAGTATTTAGAATTAAGATTTTAAGTTGAATTGAGATTAGGGACAAGTTCTCTAGTCTCTTTTATTATGTTCAAATTTATTTTCATGGTGCTTTCAAAGATTGAAGGTAACTAAAAATAAAATATATGATGAAAGAAGGAATATTATAATGAAAAATCAATTAACAATCAATGGAGAACAAAATTTTATGGGAGTTAACATTCCTATAATTGAAGGTGGATTTGGAGAAAATCAAAAAGTAATGCTAGCTAAGACAATATCAGAAATTCATGGAGTTAGAAATAATGATATACAAGATTTAATAACTCAAAATATTGAAGAATTTGAAATAGGTATAGATTTACTTGATTTATGTGATGAAAATTTTAAAACCGAAGCTGTCGGTTTAGGCTTTATTACTAGTAACAGACAAAAATATTGCTATTTATTATCTGAACAAGGGTATATGTTATTAACTGGATTTATGAAAACAGAAAAAGCTAAAGATATTAGAAAGCAATTAAGAAGAGAATATTTTGCCATGAGACAAATTATAAATTCAGATGAACAATTAAAGGCAAATTTATTATTATCAATATACCAAGGTGGACAAGAAGGAATATTAGCATCAAAACAACTTACTGAATTAGAAGTTAAAGAAGCAGTTGCACCATTACAGAAAGAATTAGAAGAAAATAAGCCTATGGTTGAATTTGCCACACAAGTAAGCGAATCTGCTAATTCTATAACTATGGCACAATTTGCAAAAGTAATTAAGGATGAAAAAATAAATATTGGAAGAAATAAATTGTTTGAGTGGTTCAGAGATAATGGATATCTAAGATACAATAATGAACCTTATCAAAAATATATGGATTATTTTGAAGTAAAAGAGAATACATATAAAACTCCTTATGGAACTAAGACAAGTATTCAAAGCCTTGTAAATGGTAAAGGTCAAATTTACTTTGTTGAAAAGTTAAGAAAAGAATTTTGCTAATAAAACAAATTATAAAAAATGGAGGATTAATTTCCTCCTAATTTTAAGGAGAGATTTATTATGAATAATCAAGAAAGAAAAGTAATGTATTTATATAATATAGATCAAGTTTCATTTTATATTAGTCAAGGATGTAAGCCAATTGATACAGGTATACACCCACAAACAAAAATGGTATGGAATAAATTTTATAAAGATGAAACTGAACAAGCTTATAACTTGTGGATGAATAGAAATAGATAAATAAAATATTATGATGAAAGAAGGAATTTAATTTATGATGAAAGAAAAATTCACTAAGATACCTAACGACTTTATTAAAGGAGACTTTGATTTGAACTCAAAAGAATTAACAATAGCAACAATATTATTAATGACTAGGAACGGAAAAGATGTGTGTATATTTACACTAAAATGGTTATATGACATATTAAACATAGGTGCTAAAAACACATATAGTCAGAATGAAGTTAAAAAGATACTAAAGATGTTTGGAGATGAAGAATTGTTCTTCTATCATGACAATATATTTTTAGATAATGAGGAAATTGTGGATATTGATTCTATAAGTAAAACAGATTTAATATTTGCTGAATTATATCATGATATGACTGATAGTTTTACAATGCTTATTGATAATGACATAAAACAAATTATAAAATATAGTAATGAAAATAAAATAGATACATATTCGCTATTGAGTACATATACATATATTTGTAGTTGTATAAACAATAATGAACAATGTGAAGATTACTTACTATGCTTCCCGTCACTACTTAATATATCTGATAGTGTGAATATAGCAGAAAAGACAGTATTGAAATATATAAATATCCTCAAAGACTTAGATATATTCATATTTGATTATGCAGGTTATAAGGTATTAGCTGATGGAAAAGTAAAGAACGGTAAGATGTTCTATACAAGAGTAGGGAATGAAGAAATACTCTTACAAAGACTACAAAAAGAAAGACAAGAACATGGATATTACAATATAAGTAGAAGACTAAAAGATAAGGGTAATCTCAAAAGATCATTGAAACAAAAAATAAATGACTTAGAAAAGAAAGCTAGTATTAATCCTATAGAGATAGAAGAACTAAAATTAATAAAAGAAGAATATAAAGAACTAAACTCTGAAGAAAAAGAGAAAAACTCCAGTGAGCTTTAGCGAAACTGTAAATTCATCTTCTTATTAGTCTTTCTTCTTCTTAGTATATCTTGTTAGTTAGTCTTATTGTTACACTTTACTGGGTTATGAATTTAGTATAACAATTGAAACGTTGATTTATGAAAATAGCTTTATCTTGAAATGTCAATTTATGCTTTTAGTATAACAACTCAATTCTCTATTTATACTATTTTCATAAATTGAAGGTTAGAGACAAAATAAATTAAATAAGGGGCATTTAAATGAGTGGAGTATATATTTTAAAGAATGAAAACCAAAGTTTAAATAATAAATTATACATAAAAATTGGCTGTAGCAAAAATATAGAAAAGAGAATAAATCAAATAAAGAGTTCATTTAAGTTCAATGGTAATTTAGATAAACTTTCTTTATATAGAATTATAGAGTGTAAATCTTATTTAAAGCTTGAGAAAATAATCCATCAAATAATGTCTAGTCGGAAAGTGACTAATGAATGGTTTCTTACTGAGGAAAGTTTCTTGTTGAATAGATTAGGAATGATTGATTTAGAAAGATACAATTGAAATGAAATATACAAAATGATAGAGATTAGAAAATAAAATTCTAGTCTCTATTTATCAAATAACAATCAATATTAATATAAAACATTTGTTTTGTGTAAAGTTCCAATCTTTGTAAGTAAGTGATAGCCTTATTCTTAAATCTGAATTATTTTACTAAAGTCTATTAAACAGTTAATTATTAATAGATTTTTAAAGATAATTTTGTGAATATGATACGTAGATACTCATGGAATTAAAAATCATAAAACATGAAAGGGGAGATATAAATGGCGACAGTAACTACAATTACAGAATGTCAAACTAATACAGGTTTGATTTGTCTTAATAACGGAACAAGTTCTATCTCTATCCAAGAAAACTTTCCTATTTTCGATAGTAATTTTCCTGTAGATTACTTAGTGGATTTACTGATTACATCTATGAATGGTTTTACTTCAGGAGAAACAATAGAAGTATTAATTGATAATGTATCATTAGGTTCATTTTCAGTAGGAACTACACCAGACAAAGCTATTTGGCTTAGTGAATTAATCGGATTGACTTCAAGAGAGATATTAAGTAGTAAACCAATTACTCAAAATATTGAATTGAAATTCTCGTCTAATAAATTATTAAAGTTTATATTAGTTTCAGCTAAAGCAAGTGATTATGTTAGTGCAATTACAACTTACAATAATATATTAACTATTAGTAATAATTATGTTTTGGCAGAAACAGAAATACAATCAAGAGACGAGTCAAGTGTTGGAGCTATAGCCGACGCAGTATCTAATAGTAAAACAGAAATCACAGGAAATAATACAAATGTAATAACAATTAAAAATACATTTCCTATTTGGGGAACTGCTTTACCTAAAGCATTTGTTATAGATAATTTAATAATATTCTCAAAGCTACTACCTATGAACACAGAGATATATATCAAAAAAGATGGAATTCCAATAAAGACATATAAAACCACTACAAACTTAAAATGTACATATTTAAGTGATATATTAGGGGTTTCTAAAGAACTATTATACACAAAAGTAAATGAAGAATATGAACTAAATTTCGTTTATCCACAATTTATAAATAACCAAATATTAACAGGGGAATTAACAGATTTTTCTGTTGCATCTGTAATGGCTACACAATTACAACAAAATATTTTTGAATTATCAAATTCTCATACACTTGATGATGCACCTGTAAATACTAACGATTGTAATTTTATAGTTACATATGATAGTTATGATAGAAGTATAAAGAGTGCAGAATTACAACTCAATAATCAACAAAGTATTACCTTATCATTTTTAACTGATAATTCAGAAAGTTCTCCTATTCCATTAGTTAAATTATCAAATTTGGATAATTTATATAACACAGAAATTTCACTAGTAATGGACGGACAAGCAATACAAGATTATTTAACAATAATTAGAGATTTTGCAAGAAAAAGAAATGAATTAGAATATCAATATAAAACTAATAAGTAGGTGATATTATGAGCTTTAAAATGATGTCTTCAGGAGGTGTGTCTAGGTCAAATAATCTTCCAAAACAAGGTGATTATCATGGACAGATATTAGAATATTTAAAAGATAATACAAACAATCCTGAATTATATTCTTGGAATGAGTTACGGAAGAAATGGATTCCAATAAGTGGTGGTGGAGGAAATGTAACTTATCAGAACTCAAATCCTATGTCAATTGCTGTTGGTGGATTTTCAGTAGGAACAAATTTTGTGGAAGAAAAAACAATTCAAGAGATGTTAGATGGTTTATTATACCCGTATATTGCACCGACTGCAAACTTAGGAACTACAGTTTCAACAATACAAGAACTAGGTACAAATTTGGCTAGTATTCAATTAAATGCAACAATGACTAAAAAATCTAATGATATTACAAAGATAGAATATTATAAGAATGGAAGTTTAGTTAATTCAAAAGATAATCCTTCTTTAAGTGAAAGTTATGTTGATTCTACGGGAATAAATAGTAATACAACTTATATGATAAAGGTCTATGATAGTAAGCCAAATACGGTTTCAAGTAATTTAAGTTTTAACTATATTTATCCAATGTACATAGGTAATGTTGATGTAATAAATCCTACTGAAGCAGATGTGAAAGGTATGATTAAAAAATTAGTAACAAAAGCAAGTCAAAGTTTATCTTATAATATTTCAAATAGTAGATTTTGTTTCGTATTTCCAACCTCATATGGTAGTTTGACTTCAATCAAAGATCCTAATAATTTTGAAATGTTATCAGCTTTTACAAAAACAACTTCAAATTTTACAATGCTTGATGGAAAATCAATACCTTATAACATATACACCTTGAGTATGCCTACAAGTCAAACGAGTTTTACAATAACTTATATATTCTAATAGAAAGGATGTGAAAATATATGGCAAGTGGAATTCCAATAGCGAGTGGGTTTTTATTAGGTTCACAACAACCAGTCGATTTACGTACAGTGGTTGATACATATGCTGATTTACAAGCTATGCCAATAATTCAAAGACATCTTGGTTTATTAGTATATGTAACTAATGATAAACAATATTATTATATAAAAGATGATTTAAATATATGGGAAATATTTAATGGTGGTTCAGGAGGCAGTGGTGGAAGTATTTTGTACACAAATCAAGAACCTTCAACAATTGCTGTAGGTGGAGTAAATATCGGATTCAAGCCGAAACCAACAGGAATTCCTTTGGAAAAGTTAGCTTATCTTATGCTTCATGCAGGTAGTACAGACATAGTTAAATCACCAGTTTTAGTACAATCAACTTATGATGGACAATCTAATATACCAGTAGATTTAGAATATATAGCGTTTGATATAACTAATGATATAAATACAGTATTAAAAGATATAACAAAAGTTACTTCTAATCCAAGTGGTGCAATAAAAGATGTTACATTGGTGGGAACGAAATTATATGTTTATTTAAATCCTCTTAACACAGGTACAATTTATGATGTGAAACTAGATTTGGGAGTGATTTTGAATGAAGGCGATGATGAAACGTCGTTTGGAGAAGCACAGAATGATTTAGCATTAATTTGCTCATTTGAAACTGCTTGGCTTAGTTATCCAATTTCACCAACAGTTTTACCTTCATCAATGGATGGTGTAATTGACCAACCTTTATCTTTAAGTGAGATAACTTTTGATGTTAATGATACCTTTAATTTAACTTTAGATAGTGTAAGTTCCGTAATATCAAGTCCAACAAATATAATTAATACTGTGACATTAGTTGGCAACACAATTCATGTAGGATTACATAACCTAGCTAATTTAACAAATTATACAGTAACAGTAAATCCAAATACTGTAGAAAATAACGGAGATAATATTACAACAGCTAGAACATCTCCAAATACAAATACAGTATCATGTACATTTAAAACAATAGCACCTGATATTAGTAAACCAGTAATATTGCAATCATCAATGAATGGTTTAACAGAACAAAATATATATACTACGGAAATTACGTTCCCTGTTTCAAATGCTATTGCAATGACATTAAAAGATGGAACACAAGCAACTATATCAAGTAGTGGAGTAAGTGCAACTATTGGTACTGCTACTTTAGATGGTTTAAATGTATTACATATTCCAATTTTGACTAGTAAACTAGAGTATTCAACTACTTATACAATTTCAATATTAGCGAATATAGTTGAAAATCATGGCGATGGAATTAATAATTTAAATAGTGCTACAAATACAAATAGTGTGACAACTAGTTTTTCGACCACTACAAAGCCGAAGCCCCAAAATCCAATTATAAATCAATCTGCAATCAACAATACAAATGTAGTTTCAGTAAATTTAAGTGAGATAACTTTCCAAATTTCTAACGATTTTAATTTATCTTTAGCTGATGCTACTAAAATTACATGTAATAAAACAGGAGTAATAGGGACACCAACTTTAAATTTAGCCACTAAAACAATTCATATTCCAATAATATCGACTTTGGCTTATTATACATCTTATACCATAACACTTCAAAGTGGGTTAATAGTTAATAATGGTGACAATGTTGATACTTTCGGTACAAGTCCTAATGCAAGTATAAGTGCAAGTTTTATAACTGAGCCTACATTAGTTACTCCACCAATAGTACAAAATTCTAGTATTAATGGTTTAAGTAATCAATCAAGAACTTTGACAGAAGTTGTATTTCCTATTAGTAATTTTATTGGTACAACAATTAAAGATAGTACAAAAATAACTTGTGATCATGCTGTAATAGGTACACCAACTATAAGTGGAAGTGCTATACATATTCCTATTGTAACTACTTTAGATTTTTTAACAACCTATAGTATATCAATAAATGCTAGTGCAATTCAAAATAATGGAGATGGAATTTCTGCTTTAAGTAATAATCCTAATACAAATAGTGTGACTTGTACATTTACAACTATAGATAGACCTGTTGTGTCTGCACCTACAATATTACAAAGTAATCTTAATAACGCAACAAATCAATTAACAACATTGAGTGAAATTACGTTTGATGTTTCTAATGCTATTGGTTTGACACTTGTGAATGGATTAAAAGTAACAAGTAATCCAAGCGGAATTATAGGAACAGCTACTTTAATAGGTAATGCAATTCATGTGCCTTTGAGTGGATTGAATACAGGTACAACCTATACAGTAAGTATATTGGCTGGAATTGTTCAAAATAATGGTGATAATATTACAACTAGTGGAAGTACGTTAAATAGTAATACAATAACAGCAACTTTTAAAACAAAAGCAGGAAATGTAAGTCAGCCTATTGTACAACAGAGTAGTAGCAATGGTTTAACCAATCAACAAATTACATTGAGTGAAATTACTTTCGGAGTTTCAAATGCAATAGGTACAACTTTAAAAGATGGTAGTAGAGTAAGTATTAGTCCTAGTGGAACTGTTGGAATAGCTACTTTATCATCAAATACATTACATATACCTTTGAGTAATATAACATACTCCACTACCTACTCTGTAAGTGTGTTAGATGGAATTGTTACTAACAATGGTGATGGAATTAACAGTAGTGGTACAGCAGATAATACAAATACTGTAACTGCTAGTTTTACAACAAGAGCAATATTATCTGCACCTAGTTTAACAGCTTCAACATCTACTAGTTATCCTGAGAATACTACACAAATAATTTATACAATTAATCAAAGTAGTTGTACTTTATTAGATACTAGTAAAATAGTTGTAACAGGTGCAAATAAAGGAACAGTAAGTATTAGTGGAAATCAATTAATAATTCCTATTGGTGGAATGGTTAGTGGAAATACTGTTACAGTGAATATTAGTAGTGGTGCAATTGCTAATAGTGATGGAGTAAGTAATGGTGCATTGAGTGATTATACATTTAGCATAACCGATGCCTCCATTGCATTACCTGCACATGACTTTGAATTAACAATTCCATGGTCTGTTGGAATAATGAGTCTGAATTTGATTTCTGTAACAGGTTATAGTCCTTCAAACGTATTAAATGCAACAAATTATACTACGCAAAAAATACAAGTTTACTTTGTTGGAGTAAAAGCTGATTTAGATAGTGGCATCCCAGAAAAAAATGAAAGAATACCCATGAGAGATTATGAAAGTAGTGCAACTAATAATACCTACGTAGGCAAGTGGTATATGTCATCACTTAATGTTATAAAATTTTTGTCAGCACCTTTAACTGATATAAAGATTAAAATAATAAAATTAATTTAGGGAGGAATAAGATGAGTTATGATTCAAGTACGGATTTACAACAGATACAATCCGATATCTTAACAGAAGATACTAGTAGTAATACCTTAATGCCTTATGACTCTCTTGATTTTTTAAATAAAGCATTAAAAACAGATCAAACTAATATAGTAGGTTCTGTTAATGATTTACAAACTTTAGTAAATGGACTATTTGATAACTTTACTAACTTTGGTAGAAAATTTAATGGAGTATTGTTAGATACTGATTCATCTGTTGGACAAGCAAAAGTTCAAGAAATGCAAACATTATTAGGGTTTAGTACTGTTTTAGAAGCAATAGTTGAGTTAGCTAAAAGAAGTAATGATTCAACTATAGATACGCATATAACAGGTTTAGGTGGCGTATTAATTGGACAAGTTGTTTTTATAACCAATGCCAATACCGTTGCTGTTGCAGATTGTAATAATGTAGTATGTTCAAATAAAGTTGTAGGACTAGCAATAAATACATCTTCAGAAGGTGAAAAATCTTATGTTAGAAATAAAGGCAAAATAGTAAATCCATTATGGAAAACTAATTTTGTAACAGGTGATATAGCTTATTGTGGAAATACAGGAGAAATAACAAAGACACCAAATATGCTTTTATCAAAATTTATTCAAAAAATAGGTGTATTTACTAATGATGATGGTGAACTATTAATTGATATTGCTGAAAGCGTAGAACTAGAATAAACAAATTAAATGATGAAAGAGAGATGATATAATGTCAACACAAAAATTTATAACTATTGATAGCACAGGTAAAAAGATATTAAGAGGTGCTGTTGATACAAGTTTAGGTTCAGCAGACAGTGGAAAAATTGTAGGATTAAACGTAGACGGAAAAGTGGATATTTCTATGATTCCGACTTCCGTGGGAAAAGTAGGATGTATTTTTGCTTTATCAGAACCATTATCAGCAGGTGATTGGGTAAATGTTTTTACAGACGGAACAGATTACAAAGCAAGATTAGCTGATGTAACTGATTCAGCTAAAGTATGTCATGGTTTTACTACTGCTAATGGTATTGCTGGAGATAGTGTACTAATCATGTTTGAAGGATTGAACGATTATTTGCCAACAGTAGGACTAGTAAATGGTGCTAGTTATTTCTTAGGAACTCTTGGTAAAGCAGTTGCAACACCAGATATGACAACTGCTTCTAAATTCGTACAACCATTGGGATATTGTGTTAATACAAGTGATAGTACATTAGCAATAAGGTATGAACAAGATGAAGTTATTTATTTAGAGTAGGTGAATGAATGTGAAATTTATAACTTTAAATAGTAATGGAAATAAAGTTTTAAAATCAATACCAACAAAAACAATTGTATTTCAATTCTTTGAAGTATCCGATAAGATAAAAGATCTAATAATTAGATGTCCTTATAATGGTAAGATAGTTAAAATAAGTGCAAGTACAAATAATATAGGGACTGTAGATACACAATTAATAGTAGAAAAGATAAGTAAGGGTGATTTTAAAAATCAACTAGATACATGGTCTAGTGTGTTAAGTAGTAACTTATTTATTAGAACTGAACAAGTAGTTGATGATGGAAGTTATTTAGTCGGTTCTGATATTGTTAGTATTGGTGATTATTTTAGAGTTAATTTAATTGGTGCTAGTGACTTGAAAGGATTAAATTTAGAAATTGAAATAGAAGTGATTTAAATAATAAATTAATATAAAATTATTTGACAATATCTCTCAAAAGGAGTATATTTATAGTAGGGGATAGCAAGGAGTAATTAACCATGTCAATAAGAGTATTATCCTAGATACTCTTCCCTTTTTACATATATAATGCTAGGATAACAAATTAAATTATTATAGGAGATGATTGGACATGTTATTGACAAAGGAAGTTGAAGTAGAACTAAATGGAACTAATGTAAAGCATTATGAAGAATTGGGGTATGAAATACTTAGAGAAAAGAAATGGAAGAAATGGTCAATTCCCACGGGTACTAAAATAAAAGTAAAAATTGAAGATGTGCCAAAAGGTTCTCATACAGAAGTGCAATGTTTGTGTGATTATTGTTTAGAAAAAGGTATAAGGACAGTAATTAATAAAAGATATCAAACACACATAAGAGAAAATAAAGATATTTGTGGTAAATGTAGTAAGAATAAAATAAAAGAAATACATGCGTTAGAAATTCAAACAAAAGTAAAAGAAACTTTTGACTTAGATATAACAAAGGATGGATATTATGATTTAAAAAATGTTCAAAAAGTTATTGAATATTTTATATCAAAAAATAATAGATTTCCTAATACTAAAGAAATGTTATCTGTTTTGTTTATTAGTAATTCAATTAGTAAAATGCATGGAGGTATGACCAATATTCAAAAAACTATGGGATATAAAAAAGAAGATTTATTGGTTGATGATAGTGGTATGTCTAATAGATCAGTTTATGAATATTATACAGCTATGTTTTTGTTAGGATTTAATATTTCATTTAAAAGAGAACAATCTCCATTTCCAAAAGGAGAAGGATTATTCAGAAGTGATTTTACTTTTTATTTAGAAAATAATAAAACTATTCATTGTGAAGTATGGGGATACCCTAAAGAATTAAAGTCTAGTTTAGGAATAGCATATAATAAAAATAGAAAAATCAAAGAAATATTATATGAAAAACATAATGTAGAATATATATCAATAGAACACGATGTTTTTATAAATGGTCTTGAACATATGCAAACAGAATTAAAAAATATATTTAATGATTTTATTATAAATAAAGATTTAGTGTTGTCAGTAGAATATTTATTACCACCATACAAGTTATCTGATACTCAAATATTAGAAAGAATGATGAAATTTAGTGAAGATAAAAATACTCTTCCATCCTGTAGCCATTTAAGAGATATCGGGCAAAGAATGTTATATGAAGAAGTAATAAAAAGATATAAAACTTATAAAACATTTGCAGATAAATTTGATAAAAAATTACTTTCTGATGTATATTGGGACACAGAAAAAGCACATAAATCTATATATGATATATGTAATGAATTAAATAAAGATGTATTTAGTAACAATCTATTAGAGAAAGTAATAAAAAATAATAATGAATATAGTGGATTGGGTAGGTTTATTAGTTACCAAGGTGATTTTGTTGATTATTTTTTAGATTTTATAGAAATAAAAATAATCAATGAAAATGAAATGATAGCTGATGATATTATGAAAAAACTAGTTAATTTAACATTTGGTAAATATCCACATAGAAAAAACAAAGTGACAGATTTCCAAATAGAAAAATCAAAATATCTATTAAACTTAATAAAAGAAAAGCAATTTAAAGAGGTAGTTTAAAACTATCTCTTTTTATTATACAAAAAAATAAATTAAAAAGAAAGAAGGATGATTAATTATGGCTATACCTATAATTTCATGGAGAAATATATCAGATTCTAGTGTTGCATCTTTGGCGGATTTCGGAACTGTTGATGCTGGAAGTTCGAGTGCAGTACTACAATTTTATCTTTTTAACAATTTTGCAGGTAGCAGTATTGTCAGCAATTGCGAAAGTGCAAAATTGACAATAAAGTCAAATACTGGAGGAATTAGCGATTCGGTGGTCGTTTCAGAAAAATGGTCGTCGGCTCGTTGCGAATCTGCATCAGAGACAAATTACACACAAATAGGAGGTACTTATAACTCAGGAACTTCAGCGTGGGACGAAACAGCTCTCAGTATTTGTGCAGACTACTCTTCTTTAAGTGGTGCAGTTGTAAGTGCAACTCAACCTAGTACAGGATTAGTTGATGGATTAATATGGGTTAAAACATCAGCATTAGGAAATTCTACATACAGATATAACTTAGGCACAACTACTTTTGTTCAAATTTACGAAATAAGTGGTGCTATAAATACTGGTGCAGTAGCTACTTCAAAAGCTAACTTTATTAAAATATCGCTCAGAAATGACGTACCTTCAGCTTCACTTGCAGGGACATATTCCTACAAAACTCGACTCAGATACTCATTTGTATAGAAAATACGTCAAAATAACCACAATAAAAGACTAAGAGAACCTCAAAAAAACTCTTAGTCTTTTTATCATACCCAAAATCAACAAATTAAAACAATAACAAAAGGGAGGCAACAATACAATGTTAGACTTAAAAGAAAATAAAAGATTTTTTAATAATTTCAATTCTCCAACACATCAAAGAGAATTCATCTGGTTTGCAAACTATTATGATAATACATATTTAACAGAATTCTCACATTCAACGTTAGGAGAAAATAACTTTTATCTAATAGATAAAAACAAATTAGTACAATTTGGATTGATGGGGCATGGATATTACTTTAATTTTAATGCTCTTAATGGTCAATTCAATATAAATGAGAAAATAATAGACTTTGCGTATGAATGCAATGGTAACTTATATAGATTAACAAATAATAATTATACAATTTTCAATGATATTATAACATATAAAAACGTAATAAGCGATTTTAACCCTCATACTGGTGGAGCAGGACAAAAGTTAATAGGAAATATTTATGAATATAATTTTGGATATAAAACTAGATTAGAATTTGACGGTGGATTAGTATTAAACTTTTCAGCAATATGTAGCATTCCTACAACTGTAGATTCTCCAATGTATTTTACTTTGAAACTAACTTCTAATAAAGATATTGATGGCAAGTTCTTAATAATAGATAATGGTAAGTTAGCAAAAGAAGAACAAGCTAATTTAAAAGCAAAAACGTCAGGTCAAATGCAATGGTTTGTGAGGTGATTATAGATGACAAAATTTTCACCAAATCAATTACCAAATCTAAAAACATGGATTTCAGCAGATAGCACGGGGTTAGCTAATAATAGTAATGTACCAGTATGGTATGACAAAAGTGGTAATAATTTAAACTTTACACAAAGTGCTACTACACAACAACCACTATTAGTATATAATGCATTGAACGGTTATCCAGTAGTTAGATTTACTGCTTCCTCAACACAAACAATGACATTAGCTTATACTTTTTCAAATCCTGTAACAGTTTTTTATGTTGCAAAACAAAATGGTGTAACAAATGGAAGAATGTTGTCTGGACTATCTAACAATTGGCTTTTAGGATTTCATAGTGGAGGAAGACAAAGATCTTATTTTGAAGGATGGACTTCTGTATCTTCAGGAAATCCACTCTCAAACACAACGCCTTATATTTATGATTGTGTCATTCAAGGTGGATCAATAGCTTCAAAAGCCTATGAGAATGGTACTATATTTTCAAATAGTACAGCAGGAGTAACAGCACCTAATGGACTATCATTAAATGGACATTTATCAACTAGCGAATTTTCTGATGGAGATATTGCAGAACTGATTGTGTATAATTCAGCCTTAACAGATTCAGATAGGCAACTAGTAGAAACCTATTTAGCTTATAAGTACAATATCCCAGTATCTACATATTCATATCCAAAACAAATAGGAGACTTTCAGCAACTAGATATATATTCATCTAATTTGTGGTATGAACTTACAGAGTTAGTAACATTTAATGGAAAATTCAAACATATCGCAGATAAAAATATAAAATATATTGCAAAAATAAATAGTGATATTATTACTAGTACAGATTTCATATCTCCATTAACTAATTATATAAATTTTCAAATAGATTACACAAAGTTAAATGTGGGAGATAATCCATTAATAATTTATATTACTGATTCAGATAATAATCAATCAACCTTTATATATAATGTTGTTAAAGAAAATAGAGATACAAATTCTATGAATAGAAGTACACTATATGCTTCAGAATGGAATTTAGACAATAATAATATAAAGTTTGATGTAGATGGTGGAATTACATTGCAAGGCTATGGTCAAAATATTGCAACTACAAATCATTATTCTCACATTAATACAAAAGGAAAAGCTAAGATTATTGATATTGATATTGAAGGTAAAGATGATATAACTGAGGTTTTAGATTATGTAAGAGATATGAATAATTATCAAACAGTAGATTCTGGAATTATATGGACACAAGATTTAGAAATAAATAAATATAAGAATGTAAACAATATTACAACATTAAGAAAATAATTAAAAGAAAGTAGGTGATTATATATGGCAAATAGCAATCCTTATTTCTTAAGACCTACCAATGGTAGTGGATATTTATCTGTGCCTAATATAGCATTGCCTACTTCATGGACAATGGAATGTTTATTTAAATATCCATTAGCATCTCAAGCTTCTTGGAATACATTAACAAGGGGAAATGCTGGAGATCATCAGACTATAGTTCAAAGGTCTAATCTACATTTAGGTATGTATGACAACATAAATGGTACAGGTTTTAACGATACTGGGTTTGTAATGAGTACATTAAGTAGCGGTTGGCATCATATAGCCATAGTTGGAGAAAATAATACACAAAAATATTATATTGATGGTGTTTTAGTAGGAACTTTAGCTAGACAATCAAAATCAGATATTAGGTCAATCGGTGCGTATTGGGGAGACGGTTCTCAAACATGGGGTGACTTTGATGAATTTAGACTATGGAATGTTGCAAGAAGTCAAGCAAGTATACAAAGATATATGAAGTCTTCAATAATAGTATCAGAAAACACTTCAACATTAATTGGATATTGGAAGTGCGATGAGGGAATAGGAACGATAGTAAAAGACTCAACAACTTATGCAAGAAATGGAACACTTACAGGAACAATAAGTTGGGTGGCAGGAGAAGTAAATTTAGATGAATATTATTCTATTATAAAAGATAATGATAAATACTATAAATTTGTTGACAATGAATGGGTTGATACTGGGTTGATTGAACCATTGGCTAAACAGAATTTTGTAGATAATGGTTTATATGATATGACTACTTGGACTACAAACACTACAACAAATTCACAAACTATGATTTATGAAAGAGATTTATTGAATTCAAGTGTAGGAAAAGTTTATAGAAAAGTAGTAGATATTGGTAAACTAAGTAAATCATGTGGAAGTATTCAAATGGTAGAAATATCACAAAGAACAAATGTAGTATGGACTTCTTTAGTTGGAGTTGTTACAACAAATAATAATTTAACTAAAACCAATACTACAGCAGATTGGATTTCTAGTGCAATATCTACAAAATCGATTGCTAGTGGAAATGTGACAATGAGTTTTACTGCAAGTGAAACTACGTCATATAGAATGATTGGTTTTAATAATTCTAATGCAAACAATAGTTATACCGATATAACCTTTGCATGGTATTTACAAATTAATTCTGTATTAGCAATATATGAAAAAGGAACAAGTATAGGAACGTTTGGAACATATGCAATAGGAGATATTTTTAAAATATCGTATGAAAATAGTAAAGTCAAATATTATAAAAACAATGTATTAATATATACAAGTTTAACTGCACCAGTATATCCAGCCTTTATTGATACTTCACTCTATACACCTAATGGTACTCTTAATAATGTAGTATTTGGAAGTGGAATTGTTTATAGTTTTATAAAATATAATGGAAAAATAATGAATTACAATAGCATAACTAAGCAATTTGTTGATACTGGATTAATAGAACCTTTGGTATATACTGATTTCTCTACAAAAGGAATTTCTAATCTAGGTTTAGTTGATGCAACTGCATGGCAAACTTTATCTAATTCATTTGAAGTAATAACTTGGACTGACTCTATGACTGAAATACCAAAGGTATATCTTACTGTGCCAAGTTATAATCCTATATATTGGTTAAACAATCCACAGATATACACTTGGGGAACGAATTCAGGGACAACAGATATGACGTTGAAAATGAATGTGACAACAGATACAAATGTAAGATATTTAATTTCAAAAGATAATAAAAATACATGGCAATACTTTAATGGTAGCAGTTTTCAAGATGCGTTATCTTCAGAAATATTCGATAAAGGTATGACAAAAGCACGGGTTCAAAACATAACAGAAAGTCAATGGAATCAATGGTTTCAACGAGGATATATTGATTTAATGATAGGAATGAAATCTCAAAATCCTGTAAAAGTATCTAACTTTGTAAAAAATATTACAATTAACTTTGAACCCAATCAATATCCAATAGTAAGTAATTTTAATATTACTCCAACCAATTTACACAATGGAATGATAACTATTTCTGCTGACGTACAAGATTTAGAAGGAGATACTATTTCATATCAAGTATTAGTAAACGATAATGTAATTGATAATTTAAATAATGGTGGGTGGTCAGATTTTACAGATGGAATAAACCTTCAACATATAACTTATGATATTCCATATACTGATTTAAATGTTGGAGAAAATATTATACAATTTTCAGTTAAAGATGATAGGGGACTTCATTATGATTTTATAAATACTATTATAGTTATGGATACTGCACCTTATCTTACTATGTTCACTCACGATAATTGGTCTTTAAGTGGGGTAATTAATGATGATGATTCTGATAAAGTGAGATACAGGGTATTGATAAATGGAATTCAAAAATATCCTCATACAAGTGATTTTGTTAATCCTACATATAGTGAGTGGTTAGATTGCCCTATAAACGTTAATTATTCTTGGAATAGTGGGGACTTAATATTTAATCAAAACAATACTATATTAATAGAAATAATGGATGAATTACACACAAAGCAAGTTTATAGTTTTAATGATGTTATAGGAAAATATAAAAACTTAATGATAAAAGATACTGATGGGAATTACTATTCAAATGATATGGGACAACTATTAAAATATATTGACTTTAATAATATACAAGTAGGTGAAGAATCTGAAATAAAAACTATCGTGTTAGAAAATGATTATGGTTATGCAGTACAAAATGTAAAAGTAGAAGTAGATGATAGTCAATTGGAATATGAAGTTTGTTTATGTAAAGATACTTCATTTTTGACAAATACAAATACTATAAATTTCAATAATGTGATGTTAGACGGAGAAAGTAAAAATGTTTACATTAAGGTAAAAGCAAATAATGATTTTTCAGACACTCCTAAAACAGTATTTAAAGTTATAGCAAGTGCAGATAAAATTTAATAAAATATAAAAGTAGGTGATATTTTGGCAATTAATAATCCATATGCTTTAAAATTTGGTGGAACAACAAATGTTACAATTCCACATTCTAACTCATTAAGCCCATTGCGACAAATGACTATAGAGTTTGATATTAAGATAAATTCTTTTGTTAATACTTGGATGCCAATTATTTATAAAGGAAATGCTAGGCAATATAGTATGTGGGTACATAGTACAGGACGTATGTATTTAGGAACTGAAAAGTTAGACGGAACTCAAGAAATTTTATGGAGTGATACTATAACTCCTGTAATGGTGGCGAATACTTGGTATCATATAGCAGGAGTTATTAATAGAGATACAGGTATTCTTAAACTTTATTTAAATGACGCTTTATGGTTTAGTATTGCTATTACAGTAGGAGTCGATACTTTAGTTCAACCTTATCCATTATATTTTGGAAGTACAACAGAAGTAAATTCAGCATATTCTATGTTTAATGGATATTTAGATAATGTAAGAATGTGGAATATTGAAAGAACATTAACACAAATTAAAGATAATAGAAAGAAACAATTAAAAGGAAATGAAAATAATTTAATTGCTTATTGGAAGTTTAATGAAGGAAACGGAACTACGATAACTGACGTAGTTAATGGGAATAATGGGATAATTGTTAATGGTACTTGGGCAACGGGTGGAGTTGATTTAGATCCAATTTGTGAATTTGATAAAGCAGAAATTATTCCAAGCAATATATGGACATATAAAAATAATAATGATAGTTTATTAAAATGTACAATAGATACAGATTTTGGAACTCAAACTCAATATAAAATATTTATAAATGGCATTCAATATTATCCATCAAGTGGATATACATTATTAACAACAACTCCATATGATATTCAAATGGCAATTCCTCAAAGTGCTTTTAATTCAGGCAAAAATACTTTATATATAGATGTTTTAAGTGTAGAAAATTATTTATATAGACTTGGGACATATAATGTTTATAAAGAAGACAGAGATAGTACAAGTTCTCAAAGAGACTTTGATTTTAATTCCGAATATACGATGACAAACAATAATTCAAACTGTAATGAAAATGGTTTATCTTTAATTGGATATGGTACTGATATAGTAATATCTAATGACAATTCACAATTAAAGACAATTGGAAAAAGGAAAATAAATAGTATAGCAATAACAGGAACAGATGATTCCATTCAATCTACTACACTTGTAGAAGACATGGAAACAGATATGATAGTAGGAACAGGAACTAAATATACGTATGATATAAATTCTGATAGATTCACTGAGTTGAATGGAATGGTGATTTCTAATGGAAATACTTTAATCCAAACAGACGATAAAGTATATACTTTTAAAGGTACGGGTTATGTAGATATAGGCAATCAAAATCCAACTCAATTAGACTTCCAAAATAATGATGTTACTAATTTAAATCTATTATTTGCTGATATGAATATTGCAAGATTTGTTCCATCGAATAAAGGTGTTTTGGGTGATGGATATTTATATAGACAAATAGTAAATTTATCAAAGTATAATGGAGTTAAAAGTGCTATTTATTCCAATGGTATTGTAAACTTTGGTACATATAGGGCGTGGAGTGATGGGACTTATGCAAAATCTGCTGAAGAATATCTTAGACCAACAGATGGAAGTCATGTGTATATGGGAGATACAGGTAGTGGCATATATAGAATAAAACCAACACCTTATGACGCCTGTGGTATATGGACTTTATATCAAGATGCTACAAGATATGAAACAGTAGACTCTAGTCAAAAATGGATAAGATTAAAAAGCACATCATGGTGTGGTTATTGGGATATGGTAGTTTTATCAGGCACATGTACACTATCATTTGAATATAAAGGAAATGGAACTTTTGCTATTGATAATGATGGAGTTAATGATAATACATTTAATGCTACTTTAGTCGGAACATCTGATTGGCAGACATATACTATAACAAAAACATTAGCTACTTCTGGACATTTATTATTATATATGTGTAATACAGTAGGAACAAACACAGAAATTAGAAACATAAAATTAGTGAAACCAACAGTAATACAAGATGTTTATTGTGATATGAATACATCTAATAATGATGGAGCATGGATGTTGGTACTTAACACAGGAGTAAAAGGAACATTAACTACAATGGCAACATCAAGTGGAACATTACCTGTATTGTCAGCAAGTACAACCATGTGTAAACTAGGTGACGATGTTATAAATGCATTACGAGGAAAAGATTTATCAAAGAGTATAATTAAGGTTGATAGACCTAATAACCCTAGTTTTAAAACTTTACCAATTTACTTTAGACAAAATACACCTTATATATCAGATTCTCCAAGATACGGAACTGTACAAGATTCTTATCAAACTATTTATATGTATTATCCTCTTTATTTAGATGCAAAAAATGGTACAAGTACGGGAAGATATGGTGCAAATGCAACAAATTACGGAAGTGCTTTGAGTACATGGGGCAGTACAAGTTTCCCGTCTACTAATGCAACTGCTTATTATTTAATAATGAACTACTCTAGTGAAGCTTGTATATCTCATGATTCATCGGCTTACGAAGGGTCAAGATCGGAAAGAAACTGCTTAATATGGGTGAAACAATTAGCTTAAAATGGTTAATATTTTTAAAAGAAAGGAGGTATCTCTTTATGGAATATACATTTGTTAAAACTTTAGCTGGAAAACTATTAACTTTTAATGGCACTAGTTGGGTAGACTCTATATTAGTAGAACCACTTACAAAACAAAACTTTATTGATTTTGGTATTTCATCAATAAATTCTATAACTGAAGCACAATGGTCAACTTTAGATGAAGACCAAGTAGAATTTATTACTTGGTCTGATAAATCTACAAATCTAAATTTAATATTTAATACATCTAATACATATAAACCATTTTTTGTTATTGATAGTCCTAAATTATTATGTTGGAGTGATACAGTAGTTCCAAGTGTAATATTAAATATTAAAGCTCAATTAATGTCTAAGTTCTTATTTTCTAAAGATGGCAGAAATTCTTGGTGGACATTTAAAAGTGGAGTATGGCAACAAGTATTATTAAGTGATATTGATACAAAAGGAATGACAAGACTAGAAGTTAATAATATATTAGATGGCGATATAAATGCGTGGTTTAAGCGTGGAACATTAGATTATGCAGTATATATGTATTCGGAAAGCAATATGTTAAGTCCGCAAATAAATAATTTAATTACCACATATCCTGTTAATTCATCTCCTACAATTAGTAATTTAACAATTAGTCCTGATACAACATTATATAGAACAAATATAAAATTATCAGCAGATTTGCAAGATTTAGAAGGCGATTTATTTCAATATAAGATTACTATCAATGGGATATTTATTGACTTTGAAGGCAATAACGGATGGTCTGATTGGCTAGATGGAGAACAAATTCAACAAATTGCACACACGTATAATTATTTAGATTTCAAAGTAGGTAATAATATTATTATTTTATCTGTCAAAGATTCTAGGGGATTAGTTTATTCTATTACAAAATCTTTAAATATGGTAAATAACAATCCCATATTTTCAAGTATTTTATCTGATAATTGGAGTGTTTCTGGGTCACTCGATGATATTAATGGAGACAAAATTAGATATAGAATGTTGATAAATGGGGTGCAAAAATATCCATATACTGAGGATTTAAGTACACCATCTTATACTGAATATTTTGACGTACCTCATTATATAGAACATAGTTGGACAAGTGATGATTTAATATTGAACAAACAAAATACAATAAAATTTGAAATACAGGATTATGTAGGAGGCACACTTGCATATTCGCTTAATTCTATTGGAAAATATAAAAATTTGATGTTTAAAGATGAAGTATCAGGGTTTTATTCAGATGCACATGGAAATATTTTAGAGATGCTTGATTTTGGCACTCTAACTGCTGGTCAAACTAGTGACGTAAAGAGAATATTGATTGAAAATGACTATGGATATCCAGTAGAGAATACATTTATAACAGTAAAATCTGATACCGTGGTAAATTATGAGTTGCATATAGCAAAAGACTCTTCGTTTGTACCAGAAGGGGCAGATACATTAACTCAATTAAATTTTCCTTTTATATTACAAGACGGTGAAAGTAAAGAGTTTTTTTGTCGTATCACGAGTGACGTACATTCTAGTGGGACAGGTGGAATATTTGAAATAGATGCGATTTGTGAACCAGTTTAATAAAATGTAGACATCGTATGGCTCAATACAATGAGAAAGGATGTGAGAAAATGAAATGCAATATGATAACGACTTAAATTCATATATAATAATTAATAGAAGTAATGTTCAAAATGAAGCTTATGCAAAAATTGATATAGATTCTGTCAATAATTTAAATAGTACAATTACAGTTAGATATAATGATGAATCAGTACAAGACGAAAATGTTTCATTATCAAGTACCTTAACTATTCCAATAAAGAACAAAATGTTTGGTACTGTAGATATAGTCAAAACACAAAAAATAACTCAAATTATACCTTGCTTAAAAGATGCATTCGTGAGATCAGACCAACCAGTTCTAAATTACGGAAAAGAAAAAGATTTATTAGTTGGTTATTCATCTTCTTTTGATGGAATATTTAGAACATTCATGGACTTTAATTTACTTCGATTACAAAAAGGTTTAATAATAACAAAAGCAACAATAAAAGCAACTAGGATAAGTACTGATAATTTTATTCCTAACTTAGAAGTATACGAATGTTTAAATAGTTTTGATGAAAATGATATTACATGGGATAACCAACCTCCAATGGGAACTCTACTTGAAACATTCCAAGGTGGAACTTCACTAGGTCAGAAATATATATATTGTGATGTTACAAATAGTATTATTGATTGGTACGAAGGAAATAGATTCCAAACAGGATTTGTTTTTAAATCTTCAGACGAAACTTATAATCAATATGGTAGAACTTATTCAAGAGAATCAAGTTTTACTCCTATATTGGAAGTTGAGTATTTTAACCCTAATCCTCCTAGCTATGGGTCAGCAATATTAAATAGTAAAATAAGTGTAAAAATACCTGCAAAAAATGAATTAAATTGTACTATAATAGTTCCTGAATATGATTTTAATAATGATTTAGATAGTACAATAACAGTTAGAAATAATAGTTATTTAGATTGTAAATTACAAGTATTAACAGACGCATTAAATAGTAAAATCAATGTTGCAACAGGAGTTAATTTAAATTCTATAATAAAAGTTAAAATAAATACTGCTAGAGATTTCAATTCACAAGTTGCAGTATCCCAACCTAATATTAGTTGTAAAATAACTGTAGTTAATAATTATCAAATGCCTTGTATTATAAATGTTACACAAATTAAGGATTTAGATTGTAAGGTGAAAGTTAGAAGATATGATATTAGTGAACTAAATTCAAATATTAAAGTTACTAATATTTTAGACTTAGTTAGTAAACTTGCAGTAAGACGTAATGAATATAAAGATTTAAACTCTAAAATAATAGTACGAAGAAAAGATGTAAGTGAACTGAATTGCACAATATCTACCACAAGATTTAGTGAATTATCATCAAAGATAACAGTTAGAAGGTATAATTATAATGAGTTAAGTTCGATAATTAAAGTCAGAAGATACGACATTAATGAATTAAATAGTAAAATTTTAGTTATGTTTACCAATGACTTAGATTCTACAATTAAAGTTAGAAGGTCTGAAGATAATGATTTAAATTCCATAATTAATGTAAGAAGATATGACGATGGTAGCATTGATAGTACAATTTTAATTTCATTATTTGAAGAATTGGGTTGTAAGATTTTAGTTAGTAAGGGCGAAGTTGATTCTATAATAAAAGTAAGAAGATATTTAGATGATGATTTCAATGGAATAGTAAAAATATCTCCAACAAGTGAATTCTTAAGTAAAATAAAAGTTACCAATTATAAAGAATTAAATTCTAAAATATCTGTTAGAATACCTTCTGCAAAAGATTTATCAACTAAAATAACAGTAAGAGATATGTCTACAGTAGATTGTATCTTGAATGTCAGAAGATATGACAACAATGAATTCGATTCACAGATTACAGTTAGAAGAAATGATATAACTGATATCAATTCAAATGTATTAGTCAGAAGAAATGAAAATATTGATTTAAATTCAACTATTCATGTAAGATTTGTCGATGGTAAAAACGATATCTCAAGTAAGATGTTTGTATACATTACAGATACTAATGATTTAGATTCTACTATCTTAGTAATTAATGAAGGTACTGAGGATTTAAATTCTATAATCAAGACTAGACCTTCCAATAGAATGTTTGGTATTGTAGATATATTACCAGCTCCTAAAGTTAATTTGACATTAAAGCCGGTACAAGATGCTTATACCAGAAGTCAATTACCTACATTCAACTATGGTAGCGAAATTGATATGTATGTTGGTAATAATAGTGGAGAATTATATCGCTCATTCTTACAGTTTGATTTAAGTGGGATACCTACAACTAGGGTATTTACAAAGGCTATTTTAAAATTACATAGTAATACGTCTTATTATACAAGTGGTATTCAATTAGATGAAGTAAAAGATTCTTGGTATGAAAATGATATAACTTGGAATAATCAAGAAGATTCTTTAAGTACAATAAAAGCTGTTTCTAGCGTTAGTGGAAGTATTATAGAAATTGACTTAATGTATATAATTGATAATTGGTTCAATGGTAGTATGCTACAAAATGGATTTATAATTAAATCACTTGATGAGTCAATTCAACAAAGACTAAGGCTTTATTCTAGGGAAAGTGTTTATCCACCTACCTTAGAAATAGAGTATTTTGATACTACAGTAAAGAGTAATGTTTCTAATGATTTTTTAAGTAAAATATTCGTAATGAGTGTTGAAAATAAAGATTTAAGTTGTTCAATTACTGTACCTAATTATAATTTAGAAAGCGATTTAGATTCATCTTTGGTCGTAAATAATAATGGATACTTAGATTCTAAAATTACTGTTATTCGTGGAGATTTAGATTGTAAACTAGTTGTAAAAAGGAATGAAGAAAATAATTTAGATTCCTTATTAAAAGTTAGATTAAATGAAATAAATGAATTATCAAGTACAATTATTGTAAATAATCCGTATATAAATTCTATCATAACAGTAAAACGTAATGAAATAGATAATATTGATAGTAATTTAATTGTCCGAAGAAATGAAATATTATCATTAGACTCTAAAGTTGTAGTAAGAAGAAATGAATACAAAGAACTTAATAGCAAAATCATAGTAAATAATCCTGATATAGCTAGTATAATTAAAGTTACACCTACAAGTGAGTTATATTCAAGTATTATAGTACGAAGAAATGACGTTTTAGATTTAAATAATAAATTAAGTGTAACTCAACGTAGCGATTTAAATTGTGTAATCAATGTTCTAACAAATGAATTAATAGGTTGTATAATTAAAGTAAGAAACACTTGGGATTCAGAATTAGATTCTAAAATCATAGTAACTACTTATAATAATCTAGATTCATTAATAGAAGTAACCAATCACGCAAACTTAAGTTCTACTATTAAAGTTAGAAGATATTCAGATATTGATCTTAATTCAAAAATCAATATAATAGCAAATGATAATTTAGATAGTAAGATTAATGTTATTAAACCATCTTATTTAAATTCAGTAATTAAAATAAGGAATACTAAAGAAATTGATTTAAATTCAAAAATTGATATTATATCAGTAGAAAATTTAGATTGTATAATTAGAGTTGCTAAAGGAGATATTTCTTGTAAGATTAAAGTTAGAAGAAATGAATACAATGACTTAGATAATAAAGTAGAGATTACTCCTACTAATGATTTAAATGGTATTATTTCAGTATCAAATATTTCAGAATTAAGTTGTAAAATAATAACTAGGACTCCTTATAATAATGATTTGAGTTCTAAAATAGAAGTTTTAGGAAGTTTATCTGATTTAGAATGCAAGATAGTTGTTGGAAATAAAATTATTGGATATGTGTTTATAATGTAATAATAAATTAATGTAATAAGGGCAAGAGATATTATAATCTTGCTCTTATTTGTGTTTGTAAATTGGATTCATTTAATCATTGAAAATTTTATTATCAATATTTCGGCTGACATGCCGTAACTTATTAATTATACGACCTAGCATAAATAGAATCAAACAACTTATTGATAAACATATATATTCCATTGCTTCTCCTTAGGATGATTATGTGGTTAATATAATATTATAACATATATTTTTGATAAACACCACAGAACCATTCATTTTTATAAAATCGAAAAAGTTATTCTACTTGCAACTCTGCTTTTGAATGCCATTTAAATTCAATTGTATTAAAGGTAAAAGAAAGTCTAAAAATATTGGCGTAATAGAATTAGAATTAATGATAATACTTTCATATTTATACTGGCCACAACATTAAGAATTAGGATTTTTGTTTTAAATTCGATACATAACTAAGATTATCAGTCCAAAACATGGTATAATAGTTATGGAGGTATATAAAGATGAATAATTTACAAATGTTTAGAGAATACTTGGCCAAGCAAGAAAAAAGTAATAAGACTATTGAGGCCTATATGAGAGATATAAATCAATTCATGGCCTATGCAAAAGAAAATAAGATATTAGAATTTCACAATGATACAATGAAGGCCTACAAAGAATATTTATTATATGAAAGATTCTTATCTCCTACTTCGGCCAATAGAAAACTTGTGGCCATACATCAATTCTTTGCTTTTATTGAAGTGTCGGCCACAACTACAAAAGTAAAAATACAATCACAGAATTTCTTAGAGAATGTAATTAATAAGGCTGATATAGAAAATATAATTGATATTGCTAAGGCCAAGAAGGATTATAGAACGTTGGCCATAGTAAAAACATTGGAATTGACTGGCCTAAGAATAAGTGAAATGCTACAACTTCAAATAAAAGACATACATAGTAATACAATACAAATTGTTGGCAAGGGAAATAAGATTAGATCTGTATTTATTCCCAAGGCCTTGAATGATGTTTGGTTAAATTATTGTAGATTGGGCCGAATGAATAAAGGTTGTGATTACCTGTTTGTAGGAACTCGTGGCCATATGACTAGAAGTGGTGTAGATAAAGTTTTAAAGAAATATGGTAAGTTGGCCAATGTAAAAAAGGAGAAAAATCATGCACATTCATTTCGCCATCAATATGCAAAACGGTTAATAGATTCTGGTTTGGCCATTGATATTGTAGCCGATTTATGTGGCCATGGTAGTATTGAAACAACTCGGATTTATACCAGAAAGAGTAAAGAAGAATTATTAAATGTTATAGAAGATTTGGATTAGGCCAAAGATATTAAAATTAAATATTAGATTATTTTTAGAGTTTGTATGAATTGTACAAGCTCTTTTTTGTTGCGTGGAATTATAAAAATTGAATTAGAAAGGAATGGGGATATGGGCAAATATTCAAGTAAAAAAGTTGATGATCCTAAATGGGGAATTTTCGACAGCACAACAGAATGGAAATATTGGAATGAACTATTAAAGCAACAAGAGAAAGGAGAGATAAACAATTTAGATAGACAAAAACCTTTCTTATTAGTGCCAGCCTTTAAAGATTCCCACTACGAAAATAAAGGAATTCGTAAAATGGAATATATTTCTGATATGAGCTTTATTAGAGATGGTCAACTAGTCGTTGTTGATGTAAAAGGTAGTCTTTATAATATTACAAATGAAAGTAAGTGCAAGATAAAGATGTTTAAATACTTAAATCAAGATACACGTTTTGAATTAATTGTTACATATGATAGCAGATGGTTTAACTTAGAAGATAAAATAGAAAAGAAACAGTACACTGAATTAGTTAAACAAAAGAAAAGTGAAAAGAAAGCTAGGAAAGAAGTTAGGGACAAATTAAAAGCTGAGAAAGATAAGAATGTTAGTAAAAAAAAAGACAAAATAAAACAATTAAGAAAGGACTTGATATAATATGGCAAAAGAAAAAAGAAAACATGTTCAATATACAACTCCAAAATTGATAGAACAAATAAATCCACAAAATAAAGAACTTTGGAGGAAATATCTTAATGGGAAAAGACAGTTAGCTGAGTCCTCTAAGAATTCATATACTTCAGATATAAACCAATTCTTTGTTTTTATATTAAAAAATTATGATAATAAATACATATTTGATTTTGAAACTGAGGAAATGGCAGATGTTGTTGAAGATTTTCTTGCACTATGTCAAAGCGTATTTGAAAATAAAGATAGACGTATGCAACGTAGACTGTCTAGTATCTCATCATTATATCTATATTATAAAAAGAAAAGAAAAATCAAAGAAAATGTAGTAGATTTATTAGAAAGACCTAAAGCTCAAAAAGGAGTTTATGAAATAAAAAGAGTATTTCTAACACAAGAACAAGTAGAAACGATAAGAGAAGGATTAAAAGAAAGAAATAATACTCAATTAACATTAGTATTTGAATTAGGGTTATTTACTATGGCTAGAGTTAATGCTATATCTACTATTAGATTAGACCAGATTGACTTAGAAAATAGGGTTATAAGAGATGTAATCGAAAAAGAAGGATATTCTATTACGTTCAATCTCAATGATAGATGTATAGAATTAATTAAACAATGGTTGAATGAAAGAAAAGAAAAAGGAATTGAATGTGAGCATTTATTTGTTACTAATTATAATGGGTGGAGACAAGCTTCAGTTGGACAATTTAAAAGTACATGGATAAAACAAATAGGGGCTATTATCAATGAACCTGAATTATCCATGCATGATTTAAGACATAGTGGCAGTGACCTTAGATATAAAGCAGGTATGAGTCTAGAAGCAGTCTCGAAGGCGTTATCCCATAGATCAACGGGTGTAACAAAAGATTTTTATTTGCAAGAAGATACCGAATCTTTAAAACAAGAAATGCTAAAGTTTGATATTTAACTCCTTTTAAAACCACTCTTTTAAATGATTACAATAGCAAAAATAAAAAACAAATAGCAATAAAACCTAACCTCATCGAAACTATTAAAATCCACAAGATTAGGTTTTATCAGTATCTATTATCTATCAATTTAAAATATAAAAGGTTAAAATATTGTAGAATCAATTACCAAAGAACAACACTCTAAATCAATAATCAATTCTACTCTGTTATAATAACCAAAATTAAAAATAATTATACTCTTTATATAAATCAATATATTATAATTCACTAATCTTAAAGAAAAGGAATGTGTTAACAATGAATAAATAAATTAAAATTTTGAGGAGGAATATATATGGACGAAAATAATTACATAGACAAACAATTATCAGACCATGAAGCAAGACTAAGAAGACTTGAGGAAAGTGATGTTGAACAAAGGTTAGAATTAGCTGGGATTTCACGCTCTCAAGCAGAAATTAAACTATTAATGGCAGAACAGTCAAAAGATCAAATGAAGCAGTCTGAAAAACAACAAAATACATTAAATAACTTTACCAAAGAAATGTTTGATTACTTTAAGGCAAAAGAATCTCAAGAAGAAAGAATAAAAACTGAAAGTAATAAAATAAATAATGAAATGAAATTTTATAATACTAAACAATTTTGGGTTATAGCATCTATGATTGTTGGTGGAATTTTAACATATCTTGGATTAAAATAAAAAGAGACTACTTTCTCAAGTAATCTCACCTTTAGGACATATAATAACAAACAAAATATATCCATAAAACAATTATATCACTATTTCAATCAAAGTCAATACACATTTAAAAATAAATTAAAGTTCAAATAAAAAGAAGCAACTTAAATTTATAAGCCACTTCTTTTTATAGTAATATCGCTTGAAAATACCACTAAATTAGTTCCAATCTAATAATAACATACGAAAATCGGATAAGCAACATGTCGTTATGAGGTAAATAATTACAATTTTAAGGGAGTCTAAATATAATTTAAATATTTTTTGCATTAATTTGCAATTAGTATCTAATCTATATTTAGACTCCCTTATTTTTTTCATTTTTTAGTTTTCCTAAAGCAATGGTTTATAATAATAGTATGACCTATGTATTGGATATTATTCATTATTATTTTAAATTTTAAATAGTATCCAATTACTACTTTCTATTATGAATTTTATTTCATATATTTTCACTATCCCATCAATATTGCTTTGACATGTAAATACTTTTGCATTGTTGCCACAAAGTCTTTCGAGCTTAGTATCTACAACTTTTTCTATTTTTATAGTTTGATATTCACCATTTTCATTTTTAATCCTAAACTTTAAAGGAGTTATCTTCCCTTCTTCAGTAAAGTAAGCTATTACTTCTATGTTTTTCGCTACAACCTTCATAAATTGCACTTCCTTATTCAATATATAATAATAACATTATATCGAACATTTGTTTGTTTGTGAAGTGTAAATTATATAACATCATCTTTAAATTAAATACCTGAATCCCTTAAAGCACATTCCCAACAAGTTTCACAATTATATTCGTCACATTGGTATTGGTTAAAATCTACAAGTCCATATACACTAGGACATACTTCAGAACCTATAGTGTCTATTATTTCTTGCATTGTTTTAGTTTTAGCTAATTTAGTTATGGTATAGTCGTTTATTGATATATTAGCACTTTTATATTTTTCTAATAGTTCAGATACTAATTTACCAGATTGTTTATAAGCATATATTTCACCCAATTCCATGTTGTCAGCACACTCACTATAATATTTTTCAGCTCTTGTTTTAAATACGTCTATCTTGTGCAATAATTCAATTAGATCATTTATTATTTCATTATAATCAGCCACTTGTATTTACTCCTTTCTCTTATAATTGTAAAAAGCAAATGTATTGTGCATTGTAGATAATCCATCTATCTCCCACTCATCTTTATTAAAATTAAAGAATGTATCAGCTTCAAATTCTCCAAATCCGATAGTTAAATAAATCTTATTGCAATAAGGCAATAATTGGCTGTATATCTCTCCTCCACCTATAATGAACACTTCTTCATTTGAATCTCTATACTCTTCTAGAACCATATCAATATTCATATAGCATATGTCTAATTCCTCATCTAGTCCCATTTTAGAACGACTTAACACTATATTTGTTCTATTAGGTAATGCACCATTCGGCAAACTTTCAAATGTTTTTCTGCCCATAATTACTTTGTGATTCGTAGTTAATTCTTTAAATCTTCTCATATCTTCTTTAACGTGAAACAATAATTCATTGTTATTTCCAATTCCACCGTTAAGATCAATAGCTACTATAATAGATAACATTCTATACACTCACTTTCATTTTAATAATTCCCATATTTTTATAATCTTCTAAAGCAATACCGTCTATGGTGAAGTCATAAAAATTAGTTATGTCAGGATTTAATTTTAGTTTAGGGGTTATAGAATAAATATCTTGTAATTTACTATATTCTTCGTGCGTTATATCTTTATAATATTCATTATAAGTATCATAATTATATACACAACTTTGTAACCTCTCATATCTTTCTAATTGTTCTCTCATGCCTTCAATTTGATTTTCATAGATATGAGCATTATTTATAATATGAGTAAGTTGCCCTACTTGTAATCCAGTAGCTTGTGCAATCATATGAGTTAAAACTGCATATTGCGTTGTATTAAAGGGAACGCCCAATGGAATGTCTCCTGACTCTATTTTCAATAAGGTTCGTTAAACCTTACCCGTTTCAACTCCATTAATTGAAACTGCTATATATTACTATATAGAAAAGACTATATCACAATCCTATTAGTATTTCAGATAGGATTCCCTGCTTTTCCCGTCACCTTGCATTATGCAACCTCCAATAACTTGAGGGGTACTCTACTCGCTTCTATTTAATAACCTTTTATATTTATCAAACATGCTTTCGATAGTCGTTAGACATTTAATTATTATTTGTGTTTTTATATGTAATAATAATTAGGAAAGTTTTTTGATTTTATTCTATTTAATATTGTTGTAGGTGTCACCCCTAGTTGTCTAGAAGCTTCGGTTAGACTTTCGTATTCATCTTCTTCTATTTTTACTTTTTTCATGTTAGGAGGTTTCTTTCCTAATTGTTTTTCTCTAATTTTATTTTTCGATTCCTCAGAGTGATGTTTCCCATAAAAACTATTTAATTCTCCAATTTTTAATTTTGCTTTATCAGATAAGTTATTTTTAATTTCGACAGCCTTTTCTTCTCCAAAGAACTCATAATAAGTTTTTCCTTTTATGTCTCGATAAGCACCTGTGTTTTTTTGAGAAATTTTATTTTTCGATTTTTCAGAATGATGTCTGCCATACATTCCATTATCTTCTCCTTTTCTTCCGTATGTATTGCTTAGTTCTTCTTTTGACATTTTAGACATATTTTCTTTTCTAGTTTCTAATCCTTTTTCTATAATTAGTTTCTTATTGGGATGATACGATAACAAATCACCACCATCTTTAGCCTTTTTAGATATGTTATATAACATATCTTTATAATTATCTATATAATATTGTTCAATTTCTATACTTTCAATTTCTGTATTACAAATTTTATAGATTTCAAATTCAAAATTATTTTCACCATATTTATTCCACGCTCTTTGCAAGTGCTTATTATGATGTTTATTTTTTCTTAGTGCTGACTTATGAGAATTAAATCTTTGATTTATATTAACTGAATGACCTACATAAAATTTATTATTAAGTAAATTTTTTATAAAATACGTTCCTATCATTATTTATTCACCTCCTTTTTATTTTAATAACACAAATAATAATATTTAGTACGGGATTGTCTTATAAATATAAGAGTTTCCCCGTTTAACAGGGTTTTCGATAGGTATTACTACCTAAAGACGCTCTTTTACAAACGTTGTATAAGCATACAATTCAGTTTACCATCTGTCACATCCCAAATAGTTTGATAACAACAAGGTTGTAATTGCATTTCTGGTAAATCTTCAATATTCCATAAAGAAATAATCATTCTTCTATCTTGTGGATTAGTTTTTAAAGTTTCAATAAGTTTATCAAGTTGTTTATATTTTGCTATTTGATACCCATAAGCTTTTCCTATAGTATTATTCTTATCAACCCATTCATCCCAAATATGAACATTTTGATTTTGTAATAATGTAACATCATTTGACTGTTGTTGCCATATCCATAACATTTCTTTTGTAGCTGTTTTAAAAGCCACCTGTTTAGTTTTTAATATAGGAAACTCCTTTTGTAAATCCACTTGTATTATTTGATGTGGTAGTTTATATGTTGGCATACCTGTTCTATTATTATCGTAGTATCCATATTCTATTATATTTTTAACTATATTCATATATTGAACTTCATAATTACTTATCATATTCTTTCATTCTCCATTCTTATTATTACTTTATATATTAATTTGTTTATAACCTTGTTAAACTAATATTATCAAAAGCTTCTAAATATGCGTCTACATCAGTTAAATATTTGTCTTCATATTCTTCTAGCATACTTAGATCACCTTCTTCTTGTGAACTTTCTTCATATTTTTGTTCAATACTATTATGTAATAATATATTGTCATTTCTCAACATATAATTCTCAGCCTTAACTTCTGATAATTCCTGTGTAAGCCTGTCAATTTCAGCCATTAAGTCCATTATTGTTGGGTTTTGATATTCTACTTCAATTTGTTTACATGAATTATTCATTTTTAATATATCCCCTTTACCCTCATTATTTTTATTTGATTTATTAGCATTGCGAACTAAATTTGTTTAGCTAACCATTCTAAATACTGTTTTAAATTGTCGGCATTTTCTCTATCAAGGACATTTTCATGTACCTAGAAATCAAGGAATCCTATTATTGTTGCTTTTTCTTTTATAATCGCCATAGCTTTTCCTGTATCCATTGCATCTTCCACCCTTTTATAATATATTAAGTACCCAATTATTTTTACTTATGCTAAGTAGTTTGTCATTAAAATAGTGATAGTTATAACCATTTATTAAGCATAATGTATACATTGTATTTATCCCTCCTATAATTCGTGATTTCTGCACAAAACGTACTATTTTATTTATTTAAAATTTAACTTTTATTTGGCTCTGTTATTTTACTATTGTTAAATATAATAGTAAGAACTTATTATTTCAGTTTCTTTTATATTTAAATTATATCTTTTGTTTAGATATTCAGCGAATTCACTAACTTTTATATAATCAAAAAGTGTCTCAGAAAATTCATCTTTATAGTCATAAATCTCTTCTAATTTTTCCATTAAATCGTATAAGTCTTTTTCTTTGAATTCGTTTATATAAGGTAATAAATCAATTGAATCTAAATATTTAAATACCTTTTTAGTAGTCATACCTACTTCATTCCATGAAATTCCACTCATATTTAATCACCTCTTTTTTAATTATAGCTTATTTGTTTTCCTTCTTCTCTAATACACACAAAGGTTGGAAATTGTAAACTTATTAACTTGGTTTTCTTATCCATAGTTTCTTCTTTATACTTAACCTCTAAAATTCTACCTATGTATTTATCACGGTTTGTCCAATATTCTTGACGTTGTTCATCTGAATAGCCTGAACCAACAGAAACTTAATTACCTTTATAATCTATTATAAAAGAACCTAAAACTCCTTTATATTTTCCTTCTCCTTCTGCATAATTAATTATTTTACAATCAGCAGTCATAAACTTTTTAATCTTTAATATGCCATTGTGACGTTTATTTTTCCATTCACAATCCTTTATAGCCATACAACCTTCTTTATCTTGTGATATTGCTAAATCTAAATATTCATCTACCACAGATATGTCTGTTCCTTCATAATATACAATTGGTATATCCAAATTAGCTAGTCCCTTTTCAACTGCATCTGCTTTTAATTGTCTTAATTGTTTTAGCCTATCTTTATATTTCAATTTGCTTTTTCCTGCAAAGAATTCATCTATAGGTAATAAATCAAATACAATTAAATCTATCATAGTTTTATCTTCCACATCTGAATTTACGATTGAAGTTGTTAATCTAAAGTTCTCACCATTTGAAATATTGTCTATATTCTTTCTAACTAATTCTCCATTGAAATAGTATCCTTCAAAACTTAGTTGTTCTAATTGTTTAATTATATGATCTAAGTTTGATATCTCTTTACCTTGCCTACTTAACATTATTCCATTTACGTATGAACAATTTATACCATTAAGTTTTTCTTCTAAACAAATCCAAGTGCCTTTCTTTAATGGATATTTATGAATCGGATATGCTTGTTGGATATTAAATTCTGGTATTAATCCTTTGATAGCCTTATTTATGCTTTTCCCTGATATATTACATCTTAAATCCTTGGTAAGTACCTTAATCCATAGTTCTTGTTCTTCGTAATCACAATTTGATAAAAATTCTAAAACTTCTTTTCGTAGGCTATCATTGATATTTGATTTTGAAAGTGTATCAAGCATTTCAAATCCATTAATCCATAAATGTCCTACATAGAATGTTGAATTTTCTAAATAGCTCTTTAGTAATTCTCTAAGTTTCTTCTCGCTGAATCCAAACTGAAGACTATCATTGTATGTATAATATAATATTTTAGTAAAGTCTTCATTATCTTTATTCTGTTGTATTATTGATATTTTATCATTTGAACTACTTGTACTTTCTAATTTATTTATAATTCTTATTACTTTTTCCATTTTCATATCTCCTTCATTATTATATTTTAATTTATAATTTACATTAATTTGTCAAATAGCTTCTTTTAATTCACATTTTTTATCTTCTTGTAGATTATAAGCCTTTGCCATTTCCATATATTCTAATGAATACGTCCAATCATTATAGTTATATATATCTTCCAAACCTAGTTCACCAGTATTCTTAAATTCATTTTTCAACATTTAATCTACCTCCATTTATTTAATTTATTATTTATGTATTATTTTTATATCTATTTCATTAATTGGAACTTATTTGTGTCCATATGTATATAATAATATATTTGGATTCTTTTGTCAACACATTAATATATTAATTTGTTGAAATATTTTATTCTAATCTTAAATAATTATTTGTTATACCTAATCCATTATATTCCTGTACTGTCAAATCAAAATCTTTAACTAATTGTTTTTCTTCTTCGTTCATGTCTGAATATTTCTTTTGCCCAAAGTCTGGAGGTAATGCGTTTAAGCCCTTTCCTGCTAAAATATTAAAAATCTCTAATGCTCTTTTATCTTTATATACTATGTGAATTGTACCCTTTTTAAAACTCGATAAATAAAAGTGAGGTGTATCAATATTCTTTTCACATTTTTTAATAGATTCTATTATATCTCTATTGTCTATATCATAACTATCGCCTTGTATGTTATTGAAGATGATATTTAAATCTTTTAATGTATCGGGAACTCTATATAAATAATCTCCATAGTATCTTATAATTGATTTCTTATTTATCTTATAACAACTATTAGTTTTCCAACCACTGTATAAATAAATATTGCTATTCCATGTTGAATCTGAATAATACCCCTTATAAGTGAGATCTTCAAAAACTTTTGCAACAGTTTCTTCATAACTTTTTGGAATAGCTTGTATTAATTGTTCATAGAAATAGTGAATATTATTCATGTTAAAAGATATATTTCTTTGTTTTTCCATATTGCAATTAAAATTATCTCTTAATTTAGATGGTAATTTCTTTTTAAAATCAGTTTCTTCTATAAATTTGTTCCAATATTGTAAATTAGTCTTGTCTAAATAGTCATTGATTGATAATTGTTTAGGAGTCGATGTATCATCACATATGCTAACACCAGAACTTATTCCAAACCCATTTAATAATTTATTTATTTTCATTTTTTCTTTAAATAATTCTGTAGTTGCTTTTTTAACCATATCACACTCTAATACTAAAGATTGAAGTTTTGTCATTTGGGGAAGTAATGCTTGAAAATTATCAACATCTATATCAGGATTATCTCTTTTAAAATGTCTTTCAAATATAGATTCATCTTTTTGCATTGGAACATTTATGTATATTAAAGCAGTTTCTACATCTGTTTTTCGTTCTGAATCACTAAAGGCGTTTTGAATATATTCTATTTTTCCATTGTATTGTTGTATTTGATTTATTAATTCTTTTCTTGTATTACTATATGGATTTTTTATGGTTTCTGCATTTAACAAACCTACAATTTGACCACCTATTCGTTTTTGAATTTCCAAACATCGTAAAAAATGTTTATCTCCTTGTTCAAATGGAGGATTTAGAATTATTAAATCATAAAATCTTTGTGGATCATATGTAAGAAAATCATCATGTACAAGATTGTAACCTTTCCCTCTTAATAGATTTGCTAAGTTTTCATCTAATTCTATTACATCAAATACTAAGTCTTTCTCTGCCCTATTATTTCCCGACCAAAATTTATTAGAATATTGTTTATCGTAATATTCCTTATAGTATTCAATGATATTTCCCTTACCAGCACTCGGCTCGAGAACGTACTTAAAGCCTCTTATTTCTGATATCTTATCTAACATTTTAAAAACTAAGTTTTTAGGGGTTGGGTAGAATTGGTCATTGTCAGTAAACATTCATTTAACATCTCCTTTATTATTTATATTAATTTGTTATTTTAACCACAAATTAATCTTACCACTAGTGCCAAAATAATGCAATACTTATTTTAACAAATTAATGTATAAAGAATATATGAAAAAGAGTAGTTAATTGTTCCTAACTACTCTTAAAAATATGTATTTATTTTATTGTAAATTAACTATTTAGTGAAACATCATTTTGTTGTACTACATCATACGTTGTTTCTGTGAAATTTACCTTTATATCATCTCCTAGAAAAGCTTTCAAATTTTCTCGAAGTTTATCTTTTGTATTTTCTATTGCTTCTGCTCTATAGTCTTGATCTGACATTATTGTATTTCTAGTCAATTCTTTGACTCTCATGTTAAGTGCATCTCTTTGATATGGTTGGAAATTGGATTCAAAAAGTTTCACTTTTTCAGAACTTGCTTGATTTAATTGTTCTATACTTATCAAACTTAATTTATTTGGACTAATTTGAATGTTTATAACCCCATCATTGCAAGTAACTTTAGGAGTACTTAAATCATATGCAAATAAAAATTTATATCTATTGTTATATGTAATCTCTTTAGAACTATGATTTTCAAACCACTTATTAATCCAATTCATATTTACGTCATCACTTGGAATATCTTTATTTGTAAATGTTTTTGTAGCACCTATTTCACCACTAAATACATTCAAGCTATTTTCCTTATTCAAATGGTCTATAACATCTTTACTGGAAATAACTCTAAACTGTTGTACTTGTTGTGAAATTTGAGTTTGTGGGACTTGTGTTAAAGTTTTAGTAGTATGTGATTTATATGCAAATATTGAAGTTATCATTAAAACACATACTAAACCTGATATTACAAAGTTAACAATAAACTTAATTAATTTATTCTTCATCATCTTGTACCCCGTCTACATTACTAAGAAATCTAACCATTTCATTTTTAGCTTTAATAATAAGTTGCTTATCGTCTTCAGTTAAATCTTTTATCTTTAAGAATTTATTATATTGTCTTTTAACCCAAAAGATATCTGTTTTATTCTTAATTGTTGGGATCAAAGAATCATCAAGGTATATAATCAAGTCTATTGCCATTCCAAACATTAATACTAAGTAATAATAAAGCATTAATATTCCGCTGTTTTTAGTATGTAAATTTTGTCCTATAAGATAAATTACTGAGCCTAATAGGATATAAATTAGTATAATATATAATATTATTAACATTTAATACACTTCCTTTATTTAATTTATTTATCACCTGCTTTCTATACTTTTGTGTAAGACAGACTATTTTATTTAATCTGTCTTAATTTATTATAATTTGTTTTATTTATTAGTTACCTCCTTCAATTCCTTTAAGAATTACTTTTGCTAATCTATTTAATAATTCTTGTGTATTTGATAATTGTTCTTCTAAATCTTTGATTTTCTTATTATCTAAATCTGTTTTAAAGTTGTTTAAGTGCATATACGTTATTAAGATACCAAAGTTAAACCATATTATATCTTTGGTAATTGCAGAATAGATCATAAGTCCTAATCCAGTAATTGTACCGAAGACTTCAGTCCAATGTTCTTTTAAAAATTCTTTCAATTTTCATTCCTTCTTTCAATTTTTTTAATTTATCATAATCATTTAAAAGTATTATTTTATTTTATTAGAATATTTAGAAATCTAGGCTAGTCATAGCCCCATTCTCAAACCTATTATTTTATAAAATCTAATGGAAACTCACCAATAATATCTCTAATTGCGAATGTTCTATAATCTTGCTTATCAATATCAAATGCTACCATTAACCATTGTTCTCCTTTGTGCCACTCAACTTCTCCATAATAGATTTTTATTGACTGAGTATATGCTCTTCTTTCTGATATTTCGTCTTTCCAATTCTTATAAGTAAATTTTAATTCTTCCATAATTAAATACCTCCTAATTATTTAGTTCCCGTACTAGAATATCCACCACGATTTACATCGCCTAATTGTTCAACTATTTCAAATTCAACATTTTCCATAACTCTATCAACTACTTCGAATTGTAATATTCTATCATCGTAGTTTATTACGCCATCTCTAGTACACCATACCATTGCACACCATTCATCATCATTTCCTTGAAATCTATTATCTATTTGACCGACACTGTTTGTTAATAAAAATCCATAATTTTTAAACATTCCTGAACGAGGATATACATTAGCTTTTTTGTTTGGTGGCATTTTCATGGCGAAACCTAATTTAAAGAATAAAGTATCTCCAAAACTATATTTACAAGGGAAAATTGTTTCTTCTCCATTTTTAAATACTCTACTAACTCTAATATCAACTAAATCCCCACCATCAATCTTTTCCATAGGTGTAATATTTTTATCTATGTATCTTACTTGTAATGTCATTTTGTTGTTTACTTGTTTCATAGTTCCTGTTATTGATTCACCTGTGTCTTCTGCCCCTAATGGTAATACGTCCATTTCAATTGTTGATTTATTCATTTTATTCTCTCCTTCTAATTTATCATTTTTGATGTTTTCATTAAATTTCTTAGACATATCCTCTAGGATATCACTTAAATTTCTATATTCACCATTATCATCAGTAAGTGATACTCCAATATTCTTGAATTGTTCTGACATAATATTATATTTTTCATTGTATGCTAATCTTCTAGCTTCTTCGTGAGAATCTGCTTCTACCTCTATGTAATTTTCTGAAAACAAACTTACATTTATTTTATATTTCATTCTTCTTCTCTCCTTATATATTGAATTAATTTATTGAATTGTAATAAAGTATCTGATTTATTCAGACTTTTATTAATTTGCCCATTCAAAAAATATACCATATAATTTATTAGTCTTACTTCTTGTTGTTGGATTACTTGATTTTCCGTATAATTTATTCTTTATAGCAGATGAAGAAGTATTAAAGTATTCTCCACATTCAACTAATGAATCAAATATCATTACTGTTTTATCTAACAATGTAGCTTTTACGCCTTTCTTTTTATAATCATTATCTGGAGGATTATTATTCACATGACATCTGTGCCATTGATTATAAGCACCATCACACCATTCAAGGTTGGTATAAATATTATTAGCTCTTATTCCATCTATGTGATTAACTTGTGGTAAATTTAAAGGATTAGTAATAAAATATTCAGCAACGAGTCTATTTATTCTATAATATGTGCAATCACCTCTATTTCCATTAGATAATCCAATTCTTAAATATCCATCTTTATCTTTGGATGGTTTTAATATTCTTTCTTTCATATATCTATTTTGCATATTTATTCTTGCTAAACTTTTAAGGTTTCCAAAATTTGATATTTGATATTTACCTTCAAATCCAACTATATCTTTAAATTCTTCTTCCATTTAATAATTTAACCCCTTTTTATAAATATGTTGATTTTCTGTTGCCAAGTGAATACCGTATTGTAAATTAATAGTACAACTTAATTCTTCAATATACCTTCCAGTTTTAATATAATCACATAATTTTAGTTCAAATTTAGGGCAGTCTTTTAAATCATATCTAGTAAATAACCATATTTCCTTATTGAGTGTTTTTAAATCTCTTAGCATTTGTTCTAACTCTACATGATTTTGGTCGTTAGGTTCTCCTCCAAATATCTGTATTGAAGTTATCATATTATCAAAATCTTGAACTTTAGTTTTTATTTTCTCAAAATACACCTCATCATATAAATCACCTATATCAAAGTTCCATGATTCAGGATTGTGGCAATTGGTGCAATGGGGATTGCCCTTACACCCTGCCACATATATTTCTAAGGCTTTTCTACTTAAAGTATATTGAGTAGCTAATATGTTTATAATTACTTACTAGCCTTTCCTATGGATTCAGTATTGTACATTTGTCTATTCGGAGCATCTTCTTCTCTTCTAACTTTGTGCCAGTTTTTAATATTTGTAAGAAAACCGACCACTCTGGTATAGAAGTCTACTATTTCCGCACCACATATAGGGCAAATATTATCTGAACCTACTGTCATATGACCATTTTCACATTTTCTTAATAAATAATTTATTGCAAAATATATTACACCTTGTTTTGCACATGTTTCAATTAACAATTTCATATCTTCTACGTTATTTAATCTTTCATCACAAGAAATATGCATTATAGATCCACCAGAGAAATGTTTATCAAATGTTCCTTGTAGTCTAATTCTATCTAATAAATCTGCATTTACTATTAATGGTATGAATTGATTTGAATATAAATTGTATTCTGTTTGATATTTTAATAATTGGTCTTTTGATGCTAGTTTAATTGATACATTTTCTGCTGGAATTTGTTCACAATTATGAGGAGTTTTAAATCTCTTTTGCATTTTATCATTAACAGTATTTATTATGTTTATGATTTCTAATCCTAATTGCATTCCATTTTCTGTTTTTATATCTTCTCCTAAATATGATATTGCCTCATTGAATCCATTAATTCCACAAGTTGAATATTGAGTGTTAATATCTACAAAGCCTAAATCATATAGTGGATGATTACCATTGTCTATTCTTTTTTGAACTATCTTTCTTTTTGTATTATTAATTTTTGCACACATCTCAACTAATAAAGCTAATTCTTCCATAAATTTTGCTTGATCATTTTGATATTTTATTGATAATCTAGGTAAATTAATTGTACAAACTCCTAAACTACCAATTTTACTTGAACCACTTCCAAAGCTATTAAAATATTCATTAGTAGTTTCACTGCGTAATCTGCAACAAGAAGATAATGTGCTAGTCTTACCCATATACATATTTATAAAAGCAAATTTCATATTCTTTTTTGCTATGTAATTAACAAACCCTATATCTTGTAGTTCCTGATTGTCATTTATGCTGAAACATGCTGTTGTAACAGGAAACGTAATTGGAGTTCTTTCTTGTTCTCTATTCATAATGTCTAGATATAGGTTTTGCATCTTCTTAACTACTTCTCTATCAGGATGGCTACCATCTGGGAATATGTAGTCATTAATCATTTTATCTAAGAATCTACCATCATAAATTGATACATTAGTAAATGGAGATTGATTCCCTCTCATTGGTTGATTAATTGTGTAGATAAATGATGTTAATTGTGAATCAACATAATTCCAACAATCTTCTTCAGTTACAAAAGAAAAATGTTCATCTCTTTTATTTACTAATATATTTTTAACATAGTAACTCATTACTACTAATAAATCAGCTAATCCACAAGCACCTAGAGTTGAATTACTTGCAACTACTACAAATTGTTCTAATTGAGATTTAAAAGCTGTTAGATATTTAGGTGGTACACTATGTATTTTCTTTACCATACTAAGTCCATTCATCATAATGTCGTATGTAGAATAGTTATAACAATATGGTAATCCTCCTCCTACTCCTATAAAGTCGTTTATATAAATATCTCCCGTTAAATTTCTTTCTACAATATTATTTGCAAATCCTAATCCATATAAAGATTTGGATTCTTTCCACATCATATAATAACTGTTTATTTTTTCAAAAGGTTTTTTCAATTCAGTTGAATAACTAATTACTGAAACGTCATCTACATTACTATTTTGATCTACTGATATATCAGTAGTAGTTTTTACTTTTTTACTAAAGAAACTTTTTGAGAATTTGGCTAAGTCTAATTGTACGCCTATTCCGTCCATATCGAATAATTCACTTGGATATTTACCCCTTAAATACATCATTAAATCGTCAAATTCTTGTTCATAGCTTATTTTTAAGTACATAATATTATCTCTCCTTCTAATTGTTTATTATTTCTTGTAATGTTTTTAATTTATTATCAACCACTATTAATGGTAATGATAGCATGTTACTTTCTTGTGCTAAGTTTATATAAAAATCCTGTTCTTCTTGTGGTAAATCATTTAATAATTTATATTCAAACTCAATACCTTTATTTTTTAAAACTGTTTTAGTCATATTACAGGCTGAACAATTTTTCTTTCCAATTAATAAAATCATTTAAATTTCCTCCTTAATATAAAGTTCACATATACAAATGTCTTTTTCTCTTTTATCTTTGCATGGACATTTAGTATCTTCATTTTCAATAATCATGCATGGACAATATTTGTTATTTGCTAAAACTTTCATTGCTACTTCTTTTCTCTTTTTAATGTCTGGATTTAATATCATTGACATCTTTCAAATCACTCTCTTCCTATATTATTTGTTTATTTTTATTGTTGTATTATCTACAATATTATCTATGCCGTTAGAGATCACTGACGCTATTACTCCAACCACAAAGTACATAAAAACATCTGCTTTAAAATAATCTAAAATAGCTAATGCTATTAAAAATGTGATAACTGAACCTATAAATTTTATTATTGCTTTCAACATTTCAATCACTCCTTAATATGTTTATTTCTTTTATTTTATTATATAAGCTATTTTTAGTTCACCTCATTATGATTTAGTCTTCTTCTTCAAATTCTTCAAAGTCATTTTGGTTCTCTAGAGTAATATTTTTAAATATCTTTTTATTTAATTCTTTTTCATCAATTAAATTGTCCAATTCAGATAATCCTTCAACTAAATTTAATTTATAGTCAAGTTCCTTTTTAGCACCTTCACAATCGCATCTAGTTGGTGTTACCCATTGAGATTGATCTTTTATTTTAAATATTCTCCAATCACTAGATTCTACGTCTTTATCACAGTAAATACATTGATTGAATCCATATGGATTTGTATATGTTCTAGATGATAATAAGTCTTGTAAATTAATATCGCCAGTTTCTAATTTGTAATATTTTTTCATGATTTATTCAATCCTTTCTAGCTTTAATTTATTAACAGTTGTTAAAATCAGCATTTTATGTTAATATCCAACCTCTGTAAGCTAGTTATAGCCCCATTGTTGAAAATGAGATTTTTTGTAATTCTAACAAATCTAGTATAATTTATTCATTAATATCAATATAGACTCTCTATATTTAAGACCACCTAACAAACTGCAAATATAACTTTTGATATTTTCTCTTTGCTTGACATCTAATACCAATTCTTTTAATGTCTTTGATAACTCGATTAAAATATCATTAATATCTCGTAATACTCCATTGACACAAATACTTATTCCCCATGTTTTTAGTTCATTATTTAAGTCTTTACAATTAGATAAATTGTTGTATGTAACATTTAATAAGTTTTCATTTTTAATATTCATTATTTATCACTCTCAACTTTCTTAAATTTAATATTTTCTAATTCAACATCATCATACTTACTTCCTAGTTTTAAACAATGCATATATAACATTCTATCTGCTTGAATATAGACATCTCTAATCTTTTCCTTATTTATTAATAATTCTTTATTTGGTGTTATTGTAGAACTATTTGCTAAAGAATTTATTAGCTTATATAAACATTCAGATGATTCTTTCAAATCTTCATATCTTTCTAGTGTAATATTTACTGTTTCATTATCTTTATAACTCACATTTATTCTCCTTTTATCTCTATTCTTTATTTATTAGCTATTATCCATTGCATAAACTCAAACGCACCTTGCAATAACTTTCCGTCTTCTTGACTCTCAGAATATTCTAAGAAATATTGTCTAAGCTTTTCATTGTCAGCCTCACGAATTTGAGTTTCAAAATCCTTTTGATATTGTTTAAATTTGTTACTTTCTACTAATATCTTTTCTTTGTCTAAAAACTTTTGCATTTGACTTCCCATATTCATTCACTCCTAAATTTCATTATTATATTCTCCCATCTTTTCTTTATTTTCTTGCGTTTGTCTCTTGTTGATTTTATATAATAATTTATATACTTCTTCCATATCTTCATCATTCATCTTCAATAGCAAATTAGAAAATTGAATATTTAGACATAATTTTTTATTAATTATTATCACTCCTTCATCAGTTAAATGACTATAATAGTATCCATCTCTTTGAATCTAGCATTTTTAAAGACAAACTTGTAACCATTGGTTTAGTCAAATAAGTTAAATATAAGTCTCCATCTCTAATAAAGTATTCTTTATTGTTAAATCTGCATCTACCGCCATTATCCATATATTTTCTAGCAGTTTGGAAATCAACATATTCTATTTCTTGCATTTGTTCCACCTTCTTTATTTAATTTAAAATTAAAGCTCACTCAAATTATACATCGGTACTAAAACTTGCTTATTATTTATGTATACGTACATTGCTTGGTATCCTTCTCTAGCAACTCTAACTACTTGTCCTGATGGATTGTACCTTACATACAATGTTTGTCCATTTATCATATATTTCACCTTCCTTTCTATTTAACAATATATCCAACTTTTCTATCAACTCCGTAAGATTGAATTCTCTTTTTATATTGACTATCTGATTCTGATTCACGCCTAGGAGTATAAACATCCAATCTAATACTTCCATCATTATTAACTTTTATATATTTGCTACTTCCCCTATCTTCAACTACATACTCGTTACCATCAATAATTATTTTAGTTCCAAAAGGTATATGAGGTGGACTCGCTACCATTCCACGAGAAATTCGTTTGTTACTAGCTGTAATTCCATCTGTTTTACCACATTCACTTTCCAATACTCCATAGTAAGTTAATACAAACTCTTGCCATTGAAGTTCATTTATTTTCTCTTTCTCTAATTGTTCTTGTTTAAGTTTCTCAGTTTTAATCTTATCGCTTTCTAATTTATCTTTTTCATATTGTATTTGTATGGGATTTTTAACTAATCCTAAATTGTCTATCTGTACCATTTCGTTAACTTTAAATTCTTCTTTAATATTATTTGCCACGAATGGTATCTTTGCATTTGTTGGCATTATAAATAGTAAACTACTTGATAATAATACCACTGACAAACGCATTGTCCTATTCAGCATTTAATCAACTCACTTTCTTATGTATATCGGTATTTAACTATATCTTGATTAATTTTAGTACCTTCTCAATTTCATTAGCTATTTCAACTATATTTGCAGTTTGTTCTTGAATTCCTGCTGATATTTCTTCCATTCCAGCAGATGTATCACTCATGCTAATATTAATTTCTTCTATATTAGCAATTCTAGTTATACTACTTTGTTTTAATTTTATGCTATTTTCTTTTCCAGTTTCAGTCTTTGTAAGTATAGTAGTAACCATAACTTGAAGTTCTTTTATTATTTGGCTTATCGTAGAACTAAAACCTTTTGATTGTTCTGCTAACTTTTTAATTTCATCTGCTACAACTGAGAACCCTTTGCCATATTCCCCAGCTCTGGCAGATTCTATACTTGCATTTAATGATAAAAGATTTGTTTGGTTTGCAATTTCTTTAATAGCTTCTGTTATTTTAGAAATATCTTGCATTTTAATATTTAAATCATTCGCATTATCATAAATATTTTCAATATCGCTACTAAATTTATCCATTATTCCACCATTGTTTTTAGCACTTTCGTATGCACTATTAACTCTTTCGGCTATGTTAAATATAGTTGCGTTGATCTCTTCTACTGTAGCCGTAAACTCCTCTGATATACTTGCTGAGGAATCAATGGCATTACTAATTGATTCAGTATCTTTTAATAGTCTTAAGGTTATTTCTTGTACTGATTTCTTATATTCTTCAAATAGCTTATTCTTGGTTTCTAACTCTGTATTTAGTTCGTTATTTTGTAATTCTAATTTATTTATTTTGTTCTCATTTTCCTTTTTGATTATTTCTAATTTTTCATTCATTAGTTTTTCCATTGATTCTCTTGCTTCTTTTATACCTTTTTCATTTTTAAATAATTTCATCATCTTATATACTCCTTCGTATTTAATAATTTATTTGTTGTTGGCTACCCTTGTCAACACTAAATTGTCAAATTTATCTGAGGAAATATAGTTTATTTATCAAATTCTTATAGTATTTCATCTTTAATCTCAATCTCTTTGTCTCTGTCAAAGTTAAAATGATTGTTTATTCCTATATCACTCTGAAAATAAAACTTTTCGTTACAACCATCGGTTAAGCATCTTGCTACAAATTCTACGTATTTATTGTTTTCTATTTCAACTAATTTATAATCGCTTGTTAATTGATAGTTTGATTGTTCACATATTGGGCAGTAGATTTTGTTTTCTTGTAATAATGCTTTATTCATTTTAATTCGCCTTCTTTATTTATTATAAAATATCACTTAACATATCTTCTATAGTTTCCATAAAGTCAATTTTGTCTATATCTTCATTTTCTAACATTTCTCCAATATCATATTCAGCATTGAGTCTTTTATAAATTAGTTTAGAAATAGATTCATAATCATACCCTTTTACTTCTATATCCTCTATATTTTGAATTTTTCCTCTGGCTTTTCCTGTCATATAATGAATTAATCCTTTTGAATCAATAAAGCCTGTATCTCCACTCTTGACTAATATTGTATTGTTATTATCTATTGCACCTTTTATTTCAAAATCATCTGTTATTGTTACTATTTCTCCTATTTTATGTTTCATCATAACATCTCCTTTGATGTTTTTATTTATATTAATTTGTTTTAATTTTTTATGTATCCACAACTTAGGCTCTCACAACCGTATATATTTTCTATCTCATTTGTTGGTTGCCCAAAATATTCACTAGATTGAGTATTTCTTCCCAACTGCACTATATCTTCTCCACATAAGGGACATTTCTCTTTATCCAATGACCATTCTTCAAGTCTTTCTGACAAGTCATAAGCTAATTGTTTTGGATTGTCTGTAATTTGTACTATAAATTCATTTATAGTTTCTATTGTGAGTTTTGTATTGGTATTGCAATATTCCCATATCATTTGTAGTAGTTCATCTGCTGACATTCTTTCACCACCTCATTTCCTTTACTGGTTAATATTAGTTTAACATCTAGATAATAGCTTGTCAATACTTTCTACATTAATTTATTATATTATTTTATAATTTTAGCAGATACTAAATTCCAATCCTTTTTCTTAGAGTTCCAAATTATTATACCTTGTGCGTTTCTACTGTCTTTCCTATTTAATCCTGTGGTATTTACCATTTTAGTCTTACCAAAATTATCAGTTAATTCAATATCTATATCTTCAGTTATTTGAGTTATTAATATTGGTAATCCTAATTTCTTAGCTAAACTATTCTTTAATCTAGTAGCATTTTGTTTAGTAGCATATGAGGTTAATGGTATTATAACCAAATGCCCGTCAGGATACATTAATACTGTTTCTCCCTTATATTGGTTAGTAGTCAACATTCCTATTATGTTTTCATCTTTTTCTAGTGGCAATAAATTTGGTAAGAAGTCACCTATGGTACTTGGTGTCTTTTCATTGATTTCCCATAGATTTAAGAAATAAGCATTCCCTTGATTTGAAATAAAGATAGCTTTATCCTTGTTACTACATTGTATTATTGTTTTAACTTCATCATCGTCTTTAATTTTTTGAGTTTCGTTATATTTACGTGTTTTCTTAAAATATTGTTCTTTCGTAAATATTAGTGTAGCTGTAAAGTCTTCAATTAGATCTTCTTGTTTTACTTCTTTCACTTTATCTTCATAGATTATTTCTGTTTTACGAGGTTGTCCATATTCTTTTTTAACCCTTTGTAAATCTGATATAATCATCTTATCAATCTCTGAATCAGTTTCTAATTTATATTCTAAGTTTTTGATATCATCTTCTAATGCATGAATATCTTTTATTTCATTTTCAATGTATTTCTTGTTTATGTTTCTTAATTTCATATCATAGACATATTTTCCTTGTATTTCATCTAAGTTGAATTCATTCATTAATTCTGGTATTATTTGATTTTCTTCACTATATCTATTAATTTCTATAGCTTTGTCTATATTTAATAATACCTTTTCTAATCCTTTCAATAGATGTAATGATTTTGATTTTGTATTGATGTCATTAGATAATACATTTTTTATACATGTTTTTCTGAATATCAACCATTCATCTAATATTCCTTTTATTCCTAATACTTTTGGTTTTCCATCTAAACATATGATATTCATATTAAAAGATTGTTTAGATTCCAAAGGAGTATTTTTATATAATAATGACATTAATTTATCAGTATTGGTGTTCTTTTTCACTTCTATAGTAATTGATATTCCACTTAATTCTGTTGTATCTATAACATTTGTTATAGCTTTATAGGATAAGTTTTTATCAGAACATAATTCTTTAATTCTTGCGACTATTGCTTCAATATTTGTGCTATATGGTATTTGTGTGATTATTATATTATTATCAACAACTTTATATTTTGCACGTAACGTTACATTTCCTTTCCCCATATTATAAATATCTTCTAATTCATTTTTGTCATATAATATTTCACCTTCTGTTGCAAAATCTGGTGCAATTAAATAATCAGATACATTGATATCCTTGCTTGATATGTATGCAATTGTTGTATCTATTACTTCATTAAGATTAAATGATGGAGTTTTACTTGCCATTCCTACAGCGATACCTTCATTATAATTAACTAACAAATTAGGAAAAGTTGTTGGCAATAATTTCGGTTCTTGTTTTTGCCCATCATAATTTAGCATAAACTCAACTGCATTTTTATTAATATCCTTAAAAAATTCTTTATTAATATTTGATGCACCAGCTTCAGTATACCTCATGTGAGCTTCTTGAAGTTCCTTACTATTGTGAGTGTGTAGCCCAAAATTACCCTTACCATTTACATAAGGATATAGTAATGTATCATCTTGTGCCATTCTAACTAAGGTTTGATAAATACTACCATCACCATGTACATTATAAGACATATTATCTCCAACTATATTAGCTGATTTAGTTCTTTTATCATATAATCCTTTTTCATGTAACGTCCATAATAATTTCCGATGAGAAGGTTTGAATCCATCAATTCCGATGATTGCTCTATCTTTAACTATATCTATTGCATAAGGAAGATAATTCTCATTAACTAATTGAACTACATCTTTACTGTCACACTCATCAAAATGCTCAATATAATCAAAGTTATTTGTAATCATATCTCTTCTATTTTCTACGTTATCACCTAACCACAATTCAAAAACTTCCATCATTGCTTCAATATCTGATACAGTTACTTGAGTCAATCTTCTTGTATCTGGATTCATTATAGCTTTAGCCATAGTATCTTTTTGCATTTGTCCTAAACCTTTATTACGTTCAGGTGGATAATATTTAATTCCTTTACTGTCCAAATCTTTGGTTATATCTTCTTTTTCTTTATCAGTGTAAGCGAATAAAGTTTCTTCTTGTTTTTTATCTTTGTTTTTAGTAGTAATTTCAAATAGTGGTGCTTCAGCAATATAAATATATCCTTGTTCTATTAATTCTTTTGACATTCTATATACGCAACACAGAATTAAGCATCTAATTTGATATGCGTCTATATCTTGGTCGGTTGCCAGAATTACCCTTTTCCATCTGAAATTATCTATATTAAAGTTAGGTAATGGTGGTTTATCTTTTGTTTTCACATTAAATTTTGAATTATATAAATGAGTTCCACAGCAAAATACTCTGTATAAGTTATATACTACTTCATTAGCAAAAATTTGTTTTTCTGTGGCTTTTAAAGTAGATAACATTTTACCACCTACATGAAATCCAGCTTGAAAAAATGATTTTCTACTTTGTAATATTCCACCAAGTGCAGACGATCCTTCCCCTATGTATATCTCAGCTAAGTCTTTGTCTTTGGTTATACAATTTTTAAAGTTTTTTATATCATCTGTAAATTTAATTTCATCAGATAATTTTGCTTTAGTTTTTTGCCTAGTTTCTTCACTTTTTTCTCTTGCTCTTTTATTTATTAATATTATTTTTGATAAATTATCCATATCTTCTTTATTTTCAATTGAATAAATCTCTAAAAAGTCCTTTATGTATGTTTTAACAGTCGTTTCATAAAGTTCTTTTTTAGTTGAGAATTTTGTTTGAGAAGTATATGATACATTTGTAGAATTTACATCGCATATATAAGATATACTTTCCTCAATATCTTTTAATGTTATAGGCTTTTCTCCTTTTCCATACATGTTATTGTCTTTTAAATAGCTGTTTATGGAATCTTTAAAACCACTTATTAGACCTCTATGAACCGTATTGTCTTCTAGTTGTGGCATATAAATTCCATTTAAAAATGGATAATGTAACACCTTCTCTTTTGAAAAATTAACTACTAGATTAATTTTGGTTTTTTCTATATCATTTTTTTGCTTATCAATATTATAAAATTCACTTTCATATTCTTTTTCTGTAACTATTATATTATTAATTTCTCCTTTAATTTCTTTAAACTCTAGGTATTTAGATAAATTTTTAAAATTAAAAGTATAACATTGGTCTTTATATTTAAATATAGAAGTTATATTTGGGCTAGTAACAACTATTCTTTCTACAATACCCTTAGCTTCATTTTCATTAAAAACAGTATTAGTATATATTTTATCACATAATTTAAAGGTTATTTCTGTTCCATGTTCTTCAGTAGTTCCTAAGCATTCAAAAGGAACAGAAATTTCTCCACCATTTATAAATTGTATATGATATATTTTCCCATTTCTTTTTGATGTAATATCCATAAAATCACTAGAATAATTTATTATAGTATTTCCACAGCCATTTGTGCCTCCAGAAGTTTTGCCTGTTGACATTTTGCTTCCACTAAACAATATTAAAAAAGCATGTCGCCAATTGGGAATTCCATTACTTTCTCCATCTAAAATTATTCCACAACCATTATCTTTTATTGTTATTGTTTCATTATCATCATTTAGTATCACCTCTATTATTCCGTTTTCAGAATCCATTTCGACTAATATATCTCTACAATTTGTTACACTCTCTCTTATTGGATGATAAAAATTATCATATCCATCAAAAAATACTGGTAATTTTAATATAGCTTGCTCTTTATCTGATAAATTTCTGTATGCATCTTCTTGTATCATTATGTAATCACTCTCCTGTTATAATTTATTCAATATATTTTATCCAAGCCAATCAACATTATAATTATATTCTTTAATAACATCTAAAGCTTCTTCCATATCTTTACCTATGAATTTCTCAGCTTTATTATTAATATCACCTTTGTACATATATTCATCATTATAATAAACATCGTCAGCCGTAATTCTATATAAGTTAGCTTGTTCTGTTTGTGTTAATTCTTCAAAATCTATTAATACAATATTTTCATTATCTATTTCTTCTTTTAATAGTTCCAACAATACATCTTCTAGCAGTTCTTGATCTTCAATATGACCTTCTTGAATTGTTATAATTCTATCACTATTAAATTCTAAATCATCTATATAATACTTATACCTAACCATGTAATCAATCATATTTAACTTCCTCCTTAATATATTTTAATTTATTATATGTAGAATTATTATCACCTTTTGGATAAGGCTCTTGTTTCCACAAACATTTTAAATATTTATCAAAAATAATTAAATACCTATGTTTTCTTGTTCGTGGTCTATGTTCTCCAATTAATCCTTTTATTTTACCTCTCTGATGTTTTATGTATGTACCATCTTCTTGCAATATCCAAAAATCAGATTTCTTAGCAGTAAGTCCATAATATTTAAAATTAGTTGCTTGATATATGTATCCATTATGAAATTCGCTATCTGCATAAGATAGAATTGCTTTGACTTCTGCATCCTTCCTTAATAACTTTATTGTTCTGCTTAGAAACCATGAAGTTAAGTTCTTTTCATAATAAACTGGATTTAAAGCTAGTCTACCTAGTTCATATAAACCTTGTTGCTGATTTCTTTCTAATCCAAAACAACCTTTTGCCGTTTCTGGAACTGATAAAGTATGATATATAGCTACTCCTATTAAAGTATTGTCTAAGAATAAGCCATAATGGAATCCACTTCTGAATGAATAGCCCTGTTTTGATAGATAATGAAACTCTTCTAAGATATCTTTTGCTTCTTGTCTTGATACTTTTTTAATAACATAATCTTTAATTTGATTTACCCTCCCTTTATCTCTATTAATTTATTAAAACCAAATAAAATTTCTCTTTTAAATTCTCTTACTTATCAAAAGTAATTATACTTTTATTTAAAAACTGACTTGCATCTAGTCCTTCAAAGCTAATACTATCTCCATTCCAACTTTTATGTATACTATATTGACTTATAACATACATCTCATTATGAATCATGATCTTTGTTTCTTTTTCAATCTCAACTATTCCATATTTCTTTAATATTCTACTAGCTATTTTACACAAGAACTTTTTCATTTTATACCATTCTCCTTTATTATTTTTTAATTGAAGATTTCACAAAGTTTAAGTTGATGAGGAATAACAGTCCCCACATACTAACATATTTGCACATAATAACTGTACATATCATGGTTACTATATTCTCTAATATACTCCATTTATAATTTTTATTTAAATCCATTTTTACATCTCCTTTTATTATATATATAATTATCAAATTGCTTTAAAATACAAATTTGAATTGGTTATTTTTAATTAACATTCGCATTGATATTATATTTTTTCGTAATTTTTATCATTTCTGCAAGATTTGAATTTATATTATTCGTGTTTTGTTATTCTAAAACATTCAAAATTATTACAAGCCATTCCATCACATGCATCAACCTCTGAATTATCTATATCACAAAGACCTTCCCCTGAGAATTTACCCTCTATATTTTCATATTCATCCTTGTAATGTATACAAAAATCACAAATTGAACCTATGTCTTTACATTCCTGTGAGCAAAATTTAGCCATTTATTTTACCTCCAATTCTATTCCAGTTCTCATCACAATATTCAAAGAACCATATCTTTCTGCTTGTCATAACTTCAAACCTATACATATTATCCTCAAAGATTTCTTCTACCATTTCATGCGAAAAGAAAATTCCATCAGTATCTACTATTTTTAATGGTTTATCAACTTGGATTTGTGATCTTGAATAATCTACTTTTCTATTATTGTACTGAGGACACACTTCTTTTTGAGTATTTATATTAATTAGATTTTTAAGTTTTATATATTGAGTTGTCATATTCATTTAATCATCCTCCAATAACGTGATATTGCCTTTACTAATTTTTAAAAACCCGTAATGTATATAATCATTATTTTCTTCTATAAATTCTGGAATAAAGAAATCAGTAATATAAAAATCTGTTGTTTTCGGTACTAATATAACTAACTTTACAACTTGGTTATAAGCTTTTCCTATGTATTTACTATCATTAGCCTCATTTCCTAATCCATCATGTATTTTAGTAATAACTGCTTTTCTACCTATTATATTTTTCATTTTAATTCACCTCTTTTTAATTTATTAACTTTCATTTAAAACAAGCAATTTACCTTGTCTACAAGTCCCTAAAATAGCCATTCTTAGTTTTCTAAAAGTTCAGGATTTTCAAATTTATTCCCAACAATCTCTCTAAACATAAAACTATTAAAAAATTCATGTGCATTCCAATTACCAAACATATAACAACCATTAAGATAAGTTACTTCAAATAGCTGAAAATAGTCTTTTCTGTTTTCTTCACAATCATAATTTCTATTGATAGCTTTGATAATATCACCTTTATAAATTTCCTTACCTTTATTATCATTTAAGCCCGTATATTTTGTTTTATCTCCTTTCAGTATTTTTAAATCCCATGAACCTTCATAAGACATTTTTCTTTCCAATATTTCTTGTAATGTAAAATACCAAAAGCGTTTTTCTTCTTTATCCCAAACTCTATATTTATCATTATTCATTTACCTTATCCCTCAATCTTTCTTTATATAATTTTACTGCCAATTCATAAATTGTTTTCTCTCCATATTTACTAAGTCTTTTAATACTTGTAGCACATTCAAATAACCTATCAATAAACTTTTCACTGTTTAGTAATTCTTTTGCTTTTTCAAGCCGTAATTCTTCAAGAAAATCTTCAGCTTCTATTCTCGTTCTAAATATGTATCTCTCACTTGACCTATATAGTATATTAAGTCCTCCATTGCAAGCTATTGCTTCACAGGGTTTTGGATAAGCGTCTAACATAAATAGTTCTTTATATACTTCTGACTCAGCATATATACCTATTCCGTCTAAACAAACTCCATATACGTTATCACCTATTTTTAAATCTTCTAATTTAATCATTAATCTTCGCACTCCTCATTTATTTTTCTAATACCTTTGTCATTATTTTCTCTAATGAATTCAGTTTTACCACCCAATAATACTGCTCCAGTATAAATTTGACCTTTTAATAAGTAGTCTATCATATCTTCTATTTTATTAATAACTTCTTTATGTTCTTCATCATTAGTAAATCCAAAATTTAAACTTAAATTAAAACCTATTATTTCATCATTCATTTTATTATCAATCCTTTCTATATTTTTTAATTTATTAAAAGCTTATAAATTCCAAGCTTTAACTTAACACACTTTCAAACTTCTTTCCATTTTTAGTTATTTCTAATTCATAATATTCACAACTTCTTATATACTTCAAGTACCAATTATATCTTTCATCATTTTTATGTGGGTTACAGACTAAAAATGGAGTATGTAGTGTTATTACTTTTGTCTCAGTATCTTCGTATAGAATATATAAGTTATCCCACCCATTTCTTATTTTTCCATAACCAGCTCTTTTAATTAGCATTGAATTTTTCACTTCCTTTCTTATTACTATACTACCATAACTTTCTAATTTGTTCAATGCTTTATATATTAATTTATTAATTATTAATATTGTTACATTGCAACTTTATCAGATAAAGTTAATCCTCTTTCTTCTAAGTAAGTAACTAAATATTCAGTATCTAATCCGGTTATAATTTCTTCAAAGCTTGTCATTTGTATTTGTTCTAGTGGCTTATTCTTACATAGATAAACCAAGTTTCTTACAAATTCTAAAGTAGCTATGAATGTTTCATATTTTAATGTTCCTTTAAACAACCTAAATTCTACGGTATCTTTATGTAGTAGATTTACTATTTGATATTTAGCATTACTATACATATGCCCATATTCACCTTTGGCTTTCGCAAGTAAAGTAAACAAACTTTCATTATCTTTCATAAAAAATCGTTCAGCAAATCTACTGCTATCTCTACGGGCTATTACTTTGATATTATCCCAATGCTTTTCAAGTAAATATAAAACCTTTGTAATACATAAATCTTGTAATGTGGCATCTTCACCAAAGAAATTTCTATTTACATGAACATGTAATCCACAAGTTTTAGTTTCATGTGATTTATAATCTTTATTGCTTAATTCTTTAAATAAACCTTCATATGGTAGTGACTTGTGATAATTTAAACTACAAGGATGAGTTGTGATTTCCAATCCTTTAGCCAAACTACCATCATGCATTATATAACAATTATCTTCGCCTAAATACTCTTGAATAAATTTAGCATTGTCATCAGATTCTCCACCATTGTCAATTTCTAATTCAACTCCCATATATAAATTTACACATGTTTCATTATAATCTAATTCAGTATGATGAAAGTTAAATTTTTCTGGAACATAGTTATAATGTTTTATATACTTAGTGGTAGTTGGTGTATAGTTTAATCCTGATATAGATGAACCATTAGCCAAGTCAAAAGACATCATTGATGGAGACATATCATGAAAATAAGATCTTCCTGCCTGTCTACCTCTTGTAGTTGTTAACTCAGGACTTGATGTAACCCATTGAGTTAAATATTCTTGTTGAAAACTTAATTCATTAGTAGTATTTAATGTTGTTAAATCTCCAATTCTTTCGGAGTTTGAACATATAGGGTCTCTATTCCCTTGCTCTCTACGTTCTTCTCTATTTCTAGGTTCTCTGTTTCAGCATTTCTTCTTAATAATCTATTTAACCTTTCTTGCCTTTCATCTTGATTGTTTCTTGTCATAGTTTCAGTTTGTCCTAATCTTCCGTTTGGTTGATTATTATTTGGCATAATTATTCACTCCTTTATATTTATATTAATTTATTAACTTCACTTAAAATAACGTTTTTATTGGGTTATTATTGGAATATATAACAAATTTCGTACCTATTTAAGCCATTCTTATATGTAGTTTTTGTGATATCTCACAATTAGATTATTGTTGTGGTTCTTCAAGTGTAAAAATAAGATACAAGATTTAGTAATTTATCCTGTATCTAAATATTACCACTATTCTGTTTTATTGTCAATTACTTTCTACATTAATTTGTTATTATATTTCTAAGATATTAATAATTCTCTTAACCATGTATCTCTATTAAGATTTTCTTTCTTTTTAATAGCAGAATTTATAGTAGCAATATTTCCCATCATATAAACTCTTTCTTTTGCTCTTGTTGGTGCTACATATAGTAAATTAGAGTTCATCATAAAAGTATGTGCTTTGGGTGCTATAACTATTACTTGTTTTGCCGAAGCACCTTGACTTTTATGAATTGAAATACAATATCCTAATTCAATTTGATTTAATTCTTCTTTTCCATATGTTATTACACAATCATCAAATTGAACATCCATATCGTTATAATTTACATTTATGATAACTCCTGTATTCCCATTAAAAATAGATGTTTCATTTCCCATCGGAGTTTTTGCTTTATAATTATTAGTTATTTGAATTATCTTATCACCTTTAAAGAATTTCACATCACCTCTTATTAAGAAATAATTCTTTTTATCTTTTTGAATAAGTTGTTGTATAATTTTATTAATAGCTTTTGTACCATAATCTCCCTTGTTTTGTGATGATAAAACCATAATATCTTGTGGAGTATAACCATCGCTTATTAGTTTATTATATATTATTAAAACTTGTTTAGGTATTTTTTCTTGTTGTAGTTCACTATATACAAAATCTTTTTTAGTTCCAAATATATGATTACCTTTAAATGAACTGGGTAAAAATGATTCACTTTCTCTTATCTTAGTTACAACTTGCATAAGACCACCTTCGGAATATCTGAATATCTTTGTTAAAATAACTGTTGGAACAATTCCACTAGATAATAAATCTTGTGCTACATTTCCACATGATACAGAAGGTAATTGAAATGAATCAAATATAAATAATATCTTTGTTTTAGTTATATCAATTGCATCAATCACATGCTTAAATAAGAATATATCCGTCATTGAAAATTCATCAATTATAACAACATCAACGTCCAATTTATGTTCTTCATTATATCCCCAAGGATTTTGTCCTTTAATTGGTTTATATTCTAATTGTCTATGTATAGTTCCACATTTTCTATCAGTATAGTCTGCTAAAACTTTTGAACTAGCACCAGTTGGTGTCATTAATTTATAAGTTTTATTATTTGATTCTAGCATATTTATTAATGCTTTAGCACTAGCCGACTTTCCACTTCCTGCTGGAGCTGTAAGAATGCCTATATTATTATTACACATCATATCTAAAGTAGATAATTGTTCATCAGTTATACTAATATCATCAATTTCTCTAAATAATTCAGTATTAATATTCCATACTATAGGATTTTCAAGCATATCTTTAACAAAACTAGCAATATACTTTTCAGTATTATAACTTTCTAGTGAAGATATTTGCTTGGTTTCTAAATCAACATAAATATCTTCACTATTTTCTTTAATAACTTGTACAAATAAACTAATACACCCTGGAACTAATTTACCACATTGTTGTCTCACTTCTTTTAATCCTATTTTTGTATTTCCACTAGATTCATTTTCTTCTAATATATAATTTAGACAAGATTTCATTCTTTGAATAGAATATTTTAAATCATAGTCAAATTTGAACTTAAACTTATCTGGATTATCTATGTTTTGTTGTTCTAGATTTAATAAAATACTATCAGCAGTTTTAAATCCAACTCTTGATAATTTACACAAACATTTATATGGATCTGATTTTAAAGCTTTCTTAATGGTATTTACACTTGTGTATTGTGAGTATAATTTTTTAATAACATTTATATCTATTAGCCCTCCAAAAACTTCTACTAATTCAATTAAGCAAAAGTTTTCAATGACTTTATTCTTTATTTTATCAAATGTAGGTTCTTTAATTCCTTTTGTTTTTTGCAAATCAATATCACTTAAATCATTTTTCACAATCTTATCTATTATATTAGGGTAAACTGATAACAAAACTTCTGATTGTGCTTTAGTTAATATCTCATCTAAGAAACTTTTTGAACTATTATAATCAGTAGGTTTATCTCTTTTTACTGTCAAAACCTTATATTGGATTCCAAACTTTTTATTTATCTCTGGAACAGCAGTTATATCATATTCTACATCAGGAATTAGATTAGGAGTATTTCCCACTAATATATATTCATTATTTCTATTTCCTTTTAAATCCTTATATACTTGTTTATTAACATCTGCTACATATATTTTAAAATCTTCACTATTAAATCTATTTCTTATTATCGTTGCTTTGAATTTTACTTCATTACTCATTTAATCACATTCCTTTTTATTTTATTTAATAACATACCCATGAGTCTATACAAAGATTAAATTCATTAGGCACAACTTTCCAATTTCCGTTATCATCTTTATGCTTTTTAGGCTTTTTAGATTCACTAGTTATTTGCACAATATCCTTTTCCTCAATTGGATTATCATAAAAATATAAGAAATCAGATAGTTTATATTTTATTAAATCATTTGTATGTAAATCGTACATTGTTAGATATCTTGTTATTGACTTCTTATTTTTAAATTCATCTATTTTTATAACATAATATAAACTATCATTTTCTACTTTTGTTATCGGATATCCCAAATACTCTATTTCGGCAGATATTTTTTCTTTTAAAGGTACGTCTTTGTTTTCTATATTTTCTATGAGTTCATTTATCAAAGATTCAACATCAACTTCTTTAAATATCTTTTCTGTTTCTTTTTTAGCATATCTTTTTATAATATCCTCTGTTAGTCCCATTGTTATTAAATCAACTTTTTTGAATTGTTTTCTGCTACTTAAATCAGTGTATTTGTTATATACTTCTAATAACTTTTTAGATTTACCGAATTCGGTAAAATAATCTAATAAAATCAAAGCTGTTAATTGTCTTGAATTTATATCTACTTTTTCTTTTATATCTTTTAATAAATCTATAAAAGTATTATAGGCATTGTTTTTTAATTCATATAATTGATTTGCACATGTTTCATTTAAATATTTAATTGATCCAACACCTTTATAAATTGTATTTGTTTCTTTATCACACATGTATTCACCTTTAGAATATCTAAACTTAGGATTTTGTATATTTATATTTTTAGCTTTAGCAAGGGCTATTCCATTATCTATATCAGCTTGGTCTTCAGCATTATTTAAATATGCAGTAGTATACTCTAATGGATAATAATATCTTAGTCTTGCACACATATAACCATTCATTGAATATCCTGTGCTATGATTATATCCAAATTGATATTCCGAGGAATCTGAAATTATTTGTATAAACTGTTTTGCTTCTTTTTCAGCTATTTCTCTTGGTTGATCTGATTTATTACAATAACCTTCTAATATTTTTGGGAGTTGTTCTTTTAGTAATTCTAAGTCTTTTTTTCCTATAGCTCTTCTTGTAGTATCGGCTAAAGAACCACTAAAGCCACATATTTCTTGTAAAAATGCAATCGAATCTTCTTGAAATACCAAAAATCCTTTATTAGCCTCTAATAACTTATCTATTATTTCAGATGGATTTTTATTAAATTCCCCACTAATTAATCTATTTCTATAAGACTTTCCTGATGGTCTAAGACTTGCATTTACTAATGACATATCGTTTATTGCATGTGGTTTAAATTTAGATAATAAATCAAATGCATAATCTCCTTCGAATTGAAATATTCCAGCATTACTAATTAACATATCACTCCACACATTATCATCGTCCCAATTAATTTCATGTGCTTCTTCCCATTTTTTATTTAATAATTTATATGTATCTTGAATTACACCTATAGTTTTCAGTCCTAATATATCAAACTTTACATAATTCAATGAATCTACTGCCTTCATAGCACAAAATGAAACAGGAAAATCTTCATCTCCTCCTTTATAAAATACACCCATATTATCAAATAGAGTTATTGGACTACCTATCATTCCAGAAGGATGATTTCCTTTGGCTATAACTGTTCCTTTTATTCCATCAAAGTAATAGAATAATTCTTTATTATCTTCTCTTAATGTATCCCATAACGTTTTTAATTCTTTAACTCTTTTTAACTTTTCTTTATTTCTAATTACATTTATATATAATTTGTAATCATCAAAATTAGGTGATTTAGAAGTTGCGTTGTCTAATTCTTCCAAGTTAACTTCTTCTTGTATTATTTTAGAATACTCATCGAAGATATTATCAAATTCATTTTTAATCTGTTTAACTAAATCTAAGTCTTTATAATTTAATCCTTTGGCTAATACATCAATACTACCTCTATCTTGAATAGTACTAAGTGATAATATATATGATACATTCTTATTTCCAAATCTTTCTATGATATACTTATATACTTTTATTCTATCTTTTGGAGCAAAGTCTTCATCAATCCTTGATACCGTTAGTTTCCTAATACTTTAACACTCAATTAAGAGTCGGAGTAGACTATATCTTCATCCTATATAAATAGGAGTTCGGCACTACGGATTTGGACTTTCACCATGCTTTAATCCTCTTAGAGTTGTATTCCAACTCATTTTAGTCGTTTGACCTTCAAGTAGATTTCTCTACAAGCTTGGCACAGGATTACCATCGTCTTTACGTTAAGGCTTCCCCTGTTAGCATAATCATTAATACTCATTTCCTAGCATTACTATTCGTTGATTATACACCTTATACTTATAAGTTCACCGAATTTTTTATACTATACATTACTGTATAGGGTGACTATCAATGTGTTCTTTTAATTCTAAATAAATATGATACTTTCTATTTAAATAAATATTTGAGTCCTTGTATATAAAATCTAAAAATCTAAACGAATTATAATTTCCACCAAATTTAAAATTACTAACTATTTGTTCAGATTTTCTTTTATTCAAAGGATATTCTCTTAATATAGCATTATTATCTAATAAATACTTCATAATAAACTGCAACAAGTCATTAGTTCCAACGAAACCAATATTTACTTGTGTATTACTATCTTGTTTCCAAATACTTCCGTCTCCGTCGAAATATCCTCTAATAAAATCTTTTATATATTTATAAGGAATTGTATTAGGAGATGTTATTATATCAGTTTTATTTTCATATACACCATGTTTTATTAAATCATTTGTTAATTTCTTACTTACATATATAACTCTACAATATTTATTTCCTATCCCAAATCCAGCAGTTTCTATATATTTATTTACTGGTGTATTGCTATTTAAACAATAATTTAGTTTTTGCAAATGACTTTCGTCTTTAATACCTAAAGAAATTCCTAAACTTCTATTAGCGTGTTTTCTTTTAGATGTTATAAAGCCATCAGCATATACAAAACCTAACCAATATGCTTTATCTTCGGTATCTATGTTTTCAAAGTAGTTTTCATTAAAACTGTATTGTTTAGAATTAACACTATTATCTCTTAAGGGTAAATCAAGTTTATTAAACCATCTATATAAATATCCTTTACTTAATTCATATTTTTCTTCTAATTTTAAAGCAGAAGTCCCATTAATATATTCATTATAATATATATCAATAATTGTTTCCTTGGAAATTTTCATTTTATACTCTTGATTCATAATTCTCACCTCCTTTATTTTAATTTATTATATCATATTTATTTATTATTTAGAACTATTTTGTTATTTTAATCACCAAGACTTATTCTATCTGCATTACAAAATCTTGAAAATACTGTGTGCCACTTAATAGGATCTACAGTAATTATATCAGTTATATATGCTATAATGCTTCCTCCTACGCTTCCCCTACATGGGCTAGAATGTATATCACTATTTCTAGCCCACTCCATAAGTTCTGACATAAACATCATAAAACTTTCCATTCCTAACTTAGACATTACATCAAATTCTTCTAATATTGCTTTTTTGTATTCTTCTAATTTAGAAACATCTATAATATTGCGTTCCTTTTTATCTTTTAACATTTTAAATATTCTATTTTTCCATAATAATTTTGAATTATTACCATATAAATTTGGGTATTTAAATGTTTTATCTAATGTAAACTCTTCTACCATATTAGATAAAACATTTGTATTATTAATTGCTTCAAGTACAACTTCTAATGGTAAGGAATTTTGTATTTTAAATGATTCTACTAATTCATCATATGTTTTCCATATTAAATCAAACTCATCTTCTTCTCCATAAAAACTATCTTTAGCTTTTTGTAAAACTGTTCTACATTCGGCTTTATATTTATTAGATGAATGAGTATCTGTTCCACTTATTAGTGGTATATTATATAATTTAGACCATTCATATAATTGACTATTAAATTCTATTTGACTATTACAATTATGATATTGAATCTCTAAAAAACATCTATCATTGTGTTTAGATAACCATTGTAATAATTCATCTCTTTTTTGTAAATTATATTCATATTGTTTTCTACCTTCTTCGGTTTCATTACCTTCTACGTCATTTAATATATCTTTATTGCCTAATTTACATAGTGGAGAAGCTAAACAAGCAGTAGTAATTATAATATTATCACTTGTATTCATGAGTTCTTCAAATGATATTCTAGGATTATAATACATGTGTCTATCTGATTTATCCTCTTTTACTCCTTTTGAAGTCGCCATTGACATAAGAGTATTTAGTTCTTTAACTCCTTCCCAATTCTTTCCATACAATCCTATATGATATCCTCTAGTATTGTCCTGAAGATTAATACATAAATACAATTCAACTCCATGTATATATTTAATTCCATTTTTATCACAGTATTGTTTCTTTTTAATCCAATCATATATACCACCATGATTACTGAATGCTATTGCTTTCATTCCACATTTTTTTGCTAATTTAATATATTCTTCATATTTAGTACATGAATCAGCATATCCATTACAGTTAGATGTGTCATCATGTAAATGATGTACAATGTAGTTTTCTTCCATAAAATTTCACCACTCTCTTTTATAAAATTTTTTAATCTGTCATTTCAACTTTATAATTTATCATTGCATTATATAAATTGTTTGGTATTTTGCCCTTATAATCATTAGCAACTTTTTTAATATAATTCTCTTTAGCTATTTTATAAGCATTAAATGCTTGTTGTGGAGTATCAAAAACACCTAAGCTTATTCTTAGTTTGATGTCTTTTGTATTTTTATTTAATCTTGCTTGATATCCATTGTTTCTTTCAGTAACACCAATAGGATATTTTCCTCTAACTTTATCGTTTTTTACAAATAAATTATTTATTGATCTAGGAACAAATACACAATTCTTTGGACTATATATTTTATTTCCCTTAATTAGTATGTCTTTGTCTATTTGCATAACTTCATTTTCTATTTCATAGTAATTTTCATCAAACCATTTTCCAAATGATTGATAATTATGCCACTCTTCGCAAACAAAACAATCTATATAAGTATTTTCTTTTTTATGATAGTCTTCGTTATAACACCTATAAAACATAGACATCCAATATTTATATTGAATAGTTAATTTATTATTAATACTTGGTTTATATTTGCCTTCTCCTATATATCCAACTCCTTGTGTTTCTCTAAAGTAAGGATTCTTAATAGAACCTTTTTGAAAAAGTACATATTGGCTTTCGCAAGCATAATCATCTTCAAACTTTACTGTAATATCATCATTCCTTCTATATTCAATTATTTTCATTTTTAATCCTTGTTTATTTATACTATTTTCTCCAATTCTATTAGTTTTTCTCATATTTAAACAACCTCTTTCTTACAAATCATTTAACCAATCTAAGCCGTCACCTATTTCTTCTTTATCAAAGCTATCTTCTACAAACATATTAACGTCCTTTAAGTATTCATCAAAAGGTTTGTGCTGTTGTCTTGTATAAGGCATTAGATTATAGTAGTAATATTCTTTACTTGCATCAATTTCACTCCAAAACATTTCATCTATTTCTTGATTTAACTCTTTAATTTGTTGTTTATCTTTTATTTTGTCTAAACTTTCTAATGTTTTTAATATATCTTTAGTCTTAGCAGTTTTAATTTCTATATCTTCTAAAGTATTGATTATATTATCTTTTAAATCATCTATCATTTCTTGTGTTAATTCTAAGTAAACATAACAATCTTCCATTCTAAATCTATCTTGTATATCTTGTGGAAGTGTTTCTAAATTATTATTTTCAATACAAGTTTGCATCATATCTTCAATTTCTAATTCATCATACATCTCACTTTTGGTTAACCATTTTTTTATATTCCCTTCACTTTCTTTTACCCATGTTGCTCTTGAACAATTTTTACTTTTTGTTTTATTCTTTTTTGTTTCCTTATCAATACTAAACAAGTCACTTTCAATGCTACAATATTTAAGAAAATTCCATCTAATCTTAATCTTTTCTAAAGGGATTCCTTTTTGTATAAGACTTTCTGAATATAGTATTAATTGTCCACCTTCGGCTATTTTTTTAGCTCCTGTGTAAATAGTTGAAGTTTTAAAATCTTCTATTATGTAATTACCTTCTGTATCTCTATGTACAAAATCTATATAACCTTGAAAATAGAACTTACCTACTTTAATTGTTACAAACTGTTCTAATACCATTTTACTTTCAATAGGTTTATATTGTTGAAAAAACAATCTTATATTATTTTCATATTTATCTGCTATCTTTTTATTTGCTTCTTCGTCAATTCTATTATATTTTAATTCCATTGCATTCATTTCAAACAATTTTTCTTCATATTCATTTAGCATATCTTCATATTTTAATTCACCTAGATAATAACGTTCTATGATATCGTGGCATACATTACCTGAAACTCCATATATACCATCCTTTTTTACTTCTTTCTCGTGTTTTATATATTTTAATAAATAACTATAACTATCATTACAGTAAGAATGATATCTTGACCATGAATAAATTATATCTACTCCTAGTTTATTTTTTAATTTATTTAAATACTCTTTTGATTTTCTTTCTCCCATAATAAACCTCCTAATATCTTTTTTATATTATTGTAATCCCAGTATGGAATTTCTAATAGTTCTATATTTTTAATTGATACATATTCTCTTTTCATATTATCTCTATATTGATTTTTTTGAAATTGCTCCTTAGCCCATTCTTCACCTCTATTTGCAAAATCTACTGGAAAATAATGTTGCTCACCTTGATATTCTATTAGATTTTTTAATTTATCATTATAATCCAAAATACCAAAATCAAATTTTAAAAATTGTTTATTCTCACCTCTTAAATCATCGAATCTATATTGTGGAATAAATTTAATGTTATGTTCTTCTAATGTCTTTTGTATAATAATTTCTCCTTTTGATCCAGAACATGAATTACATAAACGCTGATTGCTATTAACAAATTTATCAAAAGTTTTATTGGTTAAACCACCACATTTAATACATCTAAACATATATCTATGGTCAACTCCCAACCATTCATCATTTATTAATTCACTTCCTAATTCTTTTATTTTGGTTTTGGCAGAAACTATATCCCATGAGGTTTGTCCACCACAATCTCCACAAATATTTCCACCCTTATCAACAAATAATCTATATTCTCTAAACATCCATTGACCACACTTTGTACATTTAAACCAATATTTATCTATAACTTTATTCCATTCTTTTTCTACTATAGAATGAGATAGATCTAATCTTATTTCAGATTTTAATAACTCAACTCTTTTTATGGCTTTTTTAAATGATAATTTATTTTTATCTCCTGTTATCTTACTAGCACAATCGTTACATGTATAACATTTATTGTTAACAGTATTATCTAATGTTTTCCTAACATATGTTCCACAAATATCACACTTTATATAATAATAAGATTTTACGCCTTTATATTCTTCAAAGGTTAAAGTGTCTTTTGAATTATTAAATAGTTTTATATCTGAATTATTATCTTTAATTATTTTAATATAATAATTAAATTTATCTTCCTTGTAATAACCCATTATTTAATCTCCTTTGATTCTAAGTATTTTAAATATTCTTCATGTTCATTTTCGTTATATTTGACTTTTCGATTGAATAACACTTTATAGATTTTTTCATGTTTGTCTGCTGGACTTTCTTTTTCTCCTAACAATCCATATTCATCATAAATATAGTATACATTTCTGATTCCATAAAACATTTCACATATACTTCTTACAAAATCTAAAGAAATATCTTTATCTAAAGCAATTATTATATCTACATTTAGGCTTATAAGTATCTTTGCTTGTTCTATAGATAATTCATGACCAAACAATGATACTCCTGTATAGTCTTTTTTACTATGGCGTTTAAGTGTAGACTTTTCGCTTTCATATACAACTGTATATCCCTTTTCTTGTATTCCTTTATAATTCTCTTGTAATCCATATAGATTTTGACTTTTAGGATATTTATATAATGGAAAATACTTCGGTATATCAAACATATCGTAATTTTTAATTAAGGTTCTTCCTATAAGTCCTACATAATCATTTTCATTTCCACACCAATATCTATGAGGTATAACTACCCTATTGCTTTTAGCACTATATCCTATTCCGAATGTTTGTTGAGTACAAGGAAGTATTCCTTCTTTAACCCATTCTATATATGGCATTTGTTCATACTCTTTAGTTATATCTTCACTTAATACTTTTAATTCTTCGTCATAATAATCTTTATATTTTTTAAGTGCCTTTTTAAATACTTTTAATATATCAACTTTTTCTTTGGTTTCTGATTTAGTATTTATTCCATAGTATTTTAATCCTAATATTTCATGTATATATTTAACAGCTTTAGGAAATATTAAAGATTTAATATCCATAACTAAAGTGTATATATCCCCTGTTATTTTATCATCTTTTCCATAAATAGTTATTGAAAGAGATTCTTTTTTTATAGATGTAGATGTAGAATTATCATGTGTTGGTGTTTTACACCTATATTCTTTAGTATATGATTTAATGTGTGTACATCCTATTTCCTCTAAAACATATTCAATTTTATTGTTTTCTATTATATACTGTTTTAATTCATAACCATTAATTTTTATCACCTCATTTTATCAAAAATCTACTGGTACTACGCAAATTCCAACTTCATTATAAATATTTTTACTCATATCATGTTCGACAACTATAGCATATTCGTTACATCCACCTTCTCTATTTTTTACAACAAATAATAGCTGATAATGCTTATTCTTATCCAATGGTACTGGTATTTTTGTTTTCCCACTTTTCCCAGATGTTTTAAATACTTTTAATTCATTTTTACCACCTTCGAGTTCGTCTTCAAATAATTTTCTTATCATTATACAAGTTGAAGCTACATCTATAATATTCTTTGCTAAACCTATATTTTCTTGCGTATAACATCTTTGTTTGCTACTTGATTTTGCTAATTGAAATGTTATCCATATATGTACATTTAGTGCTTCTTCTTTTATAGTGTCATAAATCTTAACCATATTTTGTTGAAGATTAAACCAAAATGCTTCAGTATCTTTTGTATCTGAGTCAGCTTTATAGGTGTCTAGCATCATATATTTAATACCTAAATGAGCATATTTTTTAATACATTTAATAGCTTTATCTGTTGAATATTTTTTAAAAGGCTTTAATATAATTTGATCTCCTCTATCTACTATCCACTTTGCACATTTTTCTCTTAGAAATGTTTTAAATTCATCATCAAATTTACCATCTCTTAGCTTGTATTTTTGAATGTCTTTTTTATAAATATTATTTGCTACCCATATCAACATTTCTCTTTGCCACTTTTTTCTACCTTCTTCATTAATCATTATTAATATCTTCTCATTATTCTCAAATATAGATGGTAGTAATAATGTTCTTGACATAGTTGTTTTACCTGCCCCAGATAATCCTCCCATTAATGTGATATTTCCACCTAAGTTCCCTCCAGTTTCGTGCGTCAATAATGGTGAATTATGTAAGGGTAAACCTATTGCTAAACCTTCATCTAATTCGTCTATTAAATCATATATTCCGTCAGCTAATGTAAAAGTTTCATCGTCTCCTTCTACATTTATAAATATGTGGTTCAAAATTGCTTCATATTCATCATAGATTTCTTCAGATGTCATATCTACATATTCACTTAGTCTATCAGCAATTGGAAATCTATTTTTAACTAAGTTAATAACTGTATTCCATTTATTTAATTCTGCTATATATCCTTCAATATTTTTTACTTTAACATACTCTTTAGCTTTTTCTATTGTTGTAAATCCACCGTATTCATCATATTTAACTTTTAACTTATTGTGTTTTTCTAAATATAAATTAATTGTTATTTCGTCTAGAATTGGCTTTTTCTCTTTTACAACTACATCTTGTCCTATTTGGAAATAAACTTTCCATTCATTATATGTAAAATGCGATAATGTTAAAGAGTCATAGTCAAAATACAAGTCTGCATCTTTCCATAATATAGAAACGATGTTGGATTCACATATTAACTTATATTCTTTCACCTTTTTTATGGCTTTTATTTCTTCATCAGGGATTTTAGAAACATCAGTTTTTTTAGTTGTACTTGGTTTCTTAACCATATCATAATAACTCCTTTAATCTGCTATTTTTGATTTCTTTTGTTTTTTGTTTGTATTCGGCTTTATTTTCAGATTCAGTTATTTCTAAATTCTCCCCTTTTATTTGTGATTGTTCTAATCTATTTAATCTACTATATGTATCATTAATTTTCTTTTCAATAATTGCCATCATATAATTTATCATATGACTTTCATCTTTAAATTTACTTTTATCTGCTAGTGCATTTACTATTTCATATTTATTTATTTTAAAAGTCATTAATATTATCTTAAATGAATAATCTCCTAATGCTTTAGTTTTCTTATTTGCTATGAATTTTCCGTTTTTTAGACCAAGTATTCGGAGGATTAAATTTTTGGGAAGTTTCATATTTTCGTCATATCTAAGTATTTCTTTCTTCACATATTCATACAACTCATTCCATTCTTCTTTTTCTTGTAAGGACATTTTACTCATATCAATTCCTCCCTGCTATAATAATCTTCTAAATACAAAAAAGTTAAATTTTTATATTCTTTCTTATTTCGGCAAGCGTGAGATATTCCACTAATGGTGCTAACAACTCCGAATTCATCTAAGAAAATGTTATTTAAAAATGATACGCTTTCATAAATTTTCATATTATCTAAACATATAACTTTTTTAGATTTCCAATTATTTCTATAAGAGTCTTTGGGATTATAGTCACATATTTTAGACTCTGTTCCAGATTTTAAGTATTTTAAAACTGTTTTATAAGCTATTTTAAATTTATTTTGAATGAATTTAATAAATTCCGAATTACTTACTTGTTTATTGTTATATAAATTGCATATTGTTATTACTAAATTGCTACATGCAAACTCGCCACATTTTAACCAATCAATATTACTCAAATCAAATTTACTTGTTATTTTTTCATTGTTCAATATGCTATTTTTGATGTGTTCTAATGTACTATGTCTACAATCAATAGTTATATAATTTTGTTTTAATATTCCATTCTGCAATGCTAAATATTCTTTTAAATTATCATTCTCTATTTCTTCTTTTAAACTCCTTGCTCCTTTAATGGAAATAAAGCTTTCCTCATAATGCTGAAGTCCATTCGCTTCTATTAAAATATTTAAATCAGGTATATAAAAATCATATTCTTTGTTTTGAGACCAATCAAAAGTTTTATGAAAATCAAAGTCAATTCCTAATTGTTCTAATAGATTAAATACAAACTTCTCTGTATAAGGAATAAAATCATTACAAAAAGAGCAAATACTATTTATTGGTACACTTTTAATAGTTACTTCTTTTTCTTTTCCACAAATATCGCATTTAATGATAGTTTTTTTATGAGAACCATATGAGTATTTGTATGCATCTTCTTTGTTTTTAAAATACTTAACAAAATGTGGATATATATCTGCAAATGATTTTTTATTTTTTACAGCATTTTTTCTACGAGTATTTATTTTATTCTCTGTAGCACATATTGGGCATCCATATCCAGTATTGAGATTAGTCCAAGTTGTAGTCCATATATTATTATGAATCAAACACTTACAAGATAATTCACTATCACAGTTTATATACACATCATCAAGAATAGCTATATTTTTATTTTTATTATATAATCTTATTTTTATATCTTCTAACGTCAATCTTTTCATATTACTCACCTCTTTATAAGAATAGGCGAGAATTAAACTCGCCTATTAACTTTTTTATTTAATGTTTTTAATAGCAGTCATAAATTCTTGTAATTTCTTAGGTTCTTCTAAATCTAAGTTTTTCATATCAATACCTGATTCATCTGCAAGAGCCTTAAGTTGTTTTAATATATTAGTTTCTGTTTTGTGTTCACTTATAAAATCTTTTATATCCTTAGCTAGTTTAGTAGATAGTTCAGCATTATTTAATACACTATCTGTTGAATTTTTTAAATCTTTAGTAAAATTAGCACCACTTGTTACAGAACCGACACCATTTCTTTTATCAAAATATGGCTTCCATACATCATATGTACAATTTTCAATTATTTGTCCTACTTCGGTCACAGGAGTTCTATCTTTAATAACCTCAGCAAAATATCTTCTTTCTTTTGTTTTTTTATCTTCTTCAACATAAAATCTTAATACAACATCATAATCAAACTTCAATGATTTATGTGTATCTGGTTTATATCCTATTATCTTTTGTGTATCATTGTCAGTTATAGCAACTCCCTGTGCTGTAGAAACAATATGAATACCTTTTGCTGATGCAGTAATTTTAGCTTGTTGGAATTTCATATTAATATTTTTAATTCTACCCCATTTTGCTCTAGCATCTACAGATTTCCCACTTAACTTAGCTTTCTTTTCTTCAGCTTCTGTTGCACCTATATCCATAGTGTTATAGAACTTTGTTTCTGAATCAATTAAAAGCGTTTCTATATCAACATCACCTTCTATAATATTGTCTAAATCTTCTTCTAATTCATCTAAATCAGATGTTGTATCCACAAATGCTAGATTATTATATGTTTTACCATTTATTTTTATATTTTCATCTTCATAGAAAGCTAATCCTGTTTCTGAGTCTATAGCTCCTATCTTTGGAAAAGTTAATCCAAAGAAACTCTTACCTTCTCCTGAAAATCCATATACGAAAAATTTTCCACCTATTTTACTTTTTGCTGGTTTTCTAAACATTTAATCAATCTCCTTCATATTTAATTTATTATTATATTAGTAAGTATAGATATTATATTTATACTTACTAGGTTTCATTTATTTAAATTCTTTTGTATATGTAATTTTATAGGTCTTTTAACCAATCTTCGTCGCCATCTTCATTATCTTGTTCGCCCATTAATTTATTTACATCTATATCATCGGTATCAATTTCTTCGTCTTCTGTATCATTATTGCCAACAGGCTCTTCATCGGCTTTTATAACTCTGCCACCTAAAGCTTCTATAATTAAGTAAGGATTTAAGTCGTCTTCATTATACTTGTCTGCTTCTTTTGCAATTTTAGGTATTTTATTACCATTAGACTCAACCATTGATATGAAAGGTTTCTTAATTATCATTCTTTCAGGTTTTTTAGAACCATTTGCAAATGCCATTTTACCAACAACCTCATCTTTATCAATAACTCCTAATTCAATAAGTTCCTTGATATCATCTGGAATATCTTCTTCTCCAACTTCGACTGTATTTAAAGAACCTTTAGTAAATATACCTTCAACCGTAATTTCGGTTACCTTTTTGCTTTTAGTTTTAAATTGCTTTAAGAATCTCATAGTGTTTTCTTTTTCTTCGGCGATTTCTACATCAAATACTTTTACTAATGGTAAATTACAACCTTCTTTTTCTTTTCTTTTAACTTTTCTAGTTACTTTATCTCCATTTAATTCTTTAACAAAATCTATTATGTGTCCAGTTATAGGAATTGTCATTGTTTCCTTATCAGGTTTTCCAATAGCATCTGATTCTACAAAAATAGTTTGTGTAAATGTAGCTTTGAACTTATCTTCTGTGGCATTTGATAATGCAATACTTCTAATTTCTTTACTCACTGAATATGTATCTTTATAAAGTTTATATTTAAGATCTCCTTTTATATTTATTACTGTACCATCTTGTAAATTTTCACTTACATATTGAATAGCATCATAAGGTGTTAAAAACTTCTTATAAACCGTTTTATCCTTATCGTCTTTTTCTAATCCTACTGTGATAAAACATCTTTCTCCAATTGAATCAAAGTTATCTTCATCTAGTCTGTCTTCCCAATCTATTTTAAATCCATTTTCAAAATCATCTTGATTTCTTCCACTATCATCTTTCTTTTTACCGTGAACATATACAACATTTTCTCTTTCCGAACCGTAACCACCCATTAAATCGGCATATATAGTACCTTCTTTTCCACATTCAACTCCTAAGTTCATTTGATTATAAATCCAGTCTGAACCTTCTTTTCCACTTTCGATATCTGTTTTAAATGTAAATCCTGATACTTTAGCCTTCCCTACTAAATTAAATTCTGCTTTACCCCTTTTGATGATTGTGATTTCTTTTTCCTTTGCCATAATTTAATTCTCTCCTCTTAATTTGAATTTAAGCTAGTCTCACTCACTTGATTCTCTCTGTTATTTTACTTTATATATTAATTTATTGTAGTACGCATTTTAGTCTTACAAGACTAATCATTAATGCAATGTTAACTTTTTAATACTTTATTATACATTAATTTGTTGAATAGTTGTTAAAATTATTCTTTTATTTGGATATTCAACCTTTGTAACGCCCTAGATAAGCCATTCTTGTTTTTGGAATTTCTTAAATCTTGTCCATTTTTCTAACTTGCTCTATAATTGATTTTCAGTGTTAGTTTCTAATTTTTTCAGTTTTTAGTGATTCTGAACGATTATAGAGCGATTTTTACTAATTTCCAAAACTTATCATTTTTATTATAGTCTGCATTAGCTAATTTTAATAATTCTTCTTTAGTATAAACTATAGCGTCCCATTCTGTTTCATCAAAATCATAGCAACTACAATGATATCCTTCTAATAAAACGTATTCTCCATATTCTAAACCTTCAAGTCTTTCTAGTAATATTTTTCTACCCATTTCGTAATCTGGTTCAGACGTTTCAGCTACTACAATATTATATGGTTGTAATTCTAGTTTGTTTAGTCTTTCTTCTTTATAATTCCTCATTAACATTTTCTCCTTTATATATTAATTTATTTAGCATGTAATATGCTTTAAAGAATAGCTGAATTTACCGTTTCAGCACATCTCCGATTTAAATAATTACTACTTTACTTAAATCTTAGGGGAGATCAACCCTTAAATCATTCTTTATCCTATTTGAGTAGTTTTAGCTACTCTTTAAAGCATATTTTCCTTTTATGTATGTTGTGGTAAATGTGTTATTATCTACCACAACTCTTATTTTACTCTTTATAGTTTGGCTTGTCAATACTTTATATATTAATTTGTTTATATGTATATTTCCAATTGTTATTATGATTTATAAGTTTTAAAAGTTTAAGAGATACGCCTTTCCCAGCTTTATTTTGGGTAACTATATAATTATCACTTATATCTTTTATGTAACATTCATATCCAGCAAACCCACTTATCCACCCAACTTTACCAAACACTTCAACTTTATCGTTTAAATAAAATCCATGAGAACATTTAGTATTCTTAGAATTTCTTTTGGATTGCCTATTAGGTTCTTTTCTCCCTTTTCTAGCCGTTCCTTCATGTAAACTTCTCTTTTTCTTTCTAGCTTGTTTTATATATAATATGTCATTGCAATTTTCTTTAATTTCTTTTATTCCACTTATTGCTATCGCATCATTATACTGAGACTTGTCTAACTTTAAATTTTGTCTATCAATTTTAGTTATATAACCATAAGTAACAGTGCAATTTAATATACTTATGATTCGTTGTTTTAATATATTCATAAATGTTGTCTCTTTATATTCTTTAGGTTTTCTAAATTTCTTTTTTATTAGCCCTGCATGAAAATCTTTATGACATTGTTCATGTACTAGTGCTAAGTTTTCAACTCTATTACTTCCTCCCTTATTCCTTTCTTTTTTATGATGTATTCTCCAACCTAAACCATCATATGTTTTCCCACATATTTGACATTTATTATTTTCTCTAGTTATTAAATAAGCTTTTACATTTTCATATCCGTACAAATCACCATGTTTATTATCCACATCTGGATTTATAAGTCTTTGAGTATCAAATTTCCCAATGCCAACTATTAAATTATAATTAGGTAATAAATATTTTAATTTATTAACCCAGAATATTTCATTATCTATTTTTGATTGTATAGAAGGTGCTAACCATCCTATCTTTCTTGCTCTATTTTTCCATCTCGCTTGTCTATATCTAGTTTTTCTACTTCTACGAGTTCTTCGGTATTCTTTTCTAGAAAATAACAACTCTTTTATATTGTTCCTTAATTCTATTTCTCCTTTAATTAAAACTTTATTGCTACTTGTTATTGCAAATCCCATATATCTATATCCAGTATTTATACCTATATTACATTCTTGTATTGATTCGCCTGTTTGTTTTAATAATTGTATACTAAAAGGATTATAAGAATATATCTTTGCTTTATTCTGTTTTAATAATAATCTTGCTTTTCTCTGAGAACAAGGCATTAAGTTTTGTCCTCTTAAATTTTTAACGAATACTCTCAAGTTTCGTCCCTCCTTAGAGTTTATTTACCCTTCGCCAATGTTAAATATAATTTGAAGTTAAACTTCCAATCTAGGTTGACTGTTCCTACCTCATAGAACTGTTTACAGAGCCTACACAGTTGCATAAAACTAGGGTATCATTTTATGGTGTGATATTATATTTAACGTAGATCATATTTCAAATCTTAGGCTAGACAGCATAAATTTCATTTATTTCTAAATTAATTTACACATTAAATATGTAAGGTTACTGACAACATACTTTTTATTTAATTTCTCCTTTCTATCTTTATCATATTAATTTATTATCATTTATCTTTAATAAGTTTTTTTGTTACTTGGTACATTTATTATTCTATACCTAAATCTTCCTACTGTCAACAACTATTTTAATAAATTAATGTATAACTTTTTTATTTTTTAAAGAATATCTTTTACCATAACTTTATAATTGAGCAGTTAATATTAATAAATTCTAATAATCCTTTTTATAAAAATGTTTCTGTCCATTCATCAATAGTTTTTAATTCCCAATCACAAGTCATTCCTTGACATCCATTGCGATTCTTACAAGCCAAGCAACATCTTCCTCCATCGTCTGTTAATTTATTACAATTCTCCATAAATTCTTTAATATTTTTTAACAATTTAATCATTTTACTACACCTCAAAACCGAAATTTATATATTTTCTACTTGCAATGTAATCTGCTAAATGTACCAACTTTTCAATTTCTGCTTTTGGTTTTGGCAAAATCTCTTTTTCTTCTTTATCCATGTTCCACTTACCCATATGTGATTTTATGCAATATTTTATTAATTCTTTTTGAATGGTTATACACTTTTCATTATAATTATTTTTATTAAATACATTTTCTATGAAATCACAAGCTAATAAGGGATGCTCAGATAAAGTATGTCCACTATCCTCGAATCCATTCTTAATAGTATCATGTAGTAATAAAGATGA